CGTAATCAGAGCTCCTTATCATATAAATTTTAAATATAAATCATAGATATCTCTCTTTAGCTATATTATATAACCTCAAGCTAACTTTAGGTCAAGAGTATTTTTAAAAAATTTATCTTTTGCATTCTTTTTTTATGTATATCGTCGCAACGCAATAGCATAACCCTCGACAGTTAACTATAATTGAAACAGGCACTTACATAATTGCAAGTGCCTGTTTCATGGCTGAGCCGGCGGGATTCGAACCCACGGGTGACGGAGTCAAAGTCCGTTGCCTTACCGCTTGGCGACGGCTCAGTATATATTCTACCTATATTGATTATTAAAAAAACAAGCCGCCAAAGAATTTCTTCAGCGGCTGTTGGTGACCCATCGGAGATTCGAACTCCGGACACCTTGATTAAAAGTCAAGTGCTCTGCCAACTGAGCTAATGAGTCAAATGGGGTGGAATGCCGGATTCGAACCGGCGGTCTCCAGTGCCACAAACTGGCGCGTTAACCAACTACGCTAATCCCACCATAAGTGGCGCGCCAAAAGGGACTCGAACCCCTGACCTACTGCTTAGAAGGCAGTTAGTCGAAGTGCCTACTTTTGGCTTAAACACTACATTTTTTTGAATTCAAAATTTGAATTTGACAACAGTTTGACAACAGTTGTGACTTTGAAAATGTTGTCTGTTCTCAACTCAACAGTGACTATTATAACGGATGGAACGAATAAAGTCAAGAGTTTTTGAGAAAATTTATGGTAAAATTTTATGAAATTTCAAATTTTTCTTTCAAGTAAAATAAATTCTCGACCTTCGTTCGTTTCAATCCACTTCTCAAGGGAACTTTCTCTAACAACATACCTATTCCCCACCTTAATCGAAGGAAAGCCTTTTTGTCTAACCATTTTATATGCAGTGTTTTTACTGACACCAAAAATTTCCATAATATCCTTTGGAGTAAGCATTGGTTTCATATGAACACCTACCTAACTAATATTAAATTGTTATTATTTCTATTTACTTTTCAATCAATTTCAATACGCTTTTTAGCGTCGCTTTCTTGCCGTTCAACTTAAATTCATACCCATTTTTGTTCATGCTTTTAAGCTGAGTTTCTGTTGGTAAACAGCTTATATCGCTACACATGAATTTGCCTTGTCCGTCTTTATAAACTTCAAACAACATTCAATCCATTCCTTTCTCTATCCTCGTTAATAGCATCCATTTTATCCTCTCGGTCAATGTAATCCACAATTAGTTGTACGGCTTTATCGTATCCTTTTTGGTTGCCTTTGACAATTTCATATGGGATATTCTTGTCAATTAGCATTGATTCAATTCGTGTACCTATATTATTTGCTTCGGTTTCGGTTTGTAGTCTGCCATTCGGATTATATTTTTTAACAGGCTTAACAAAGAAATTTAAGTTATCAAAGAGAGAACTGAATGCTTCGGCGGTATCGTTTACACACTTTTCAATGGATTTTGAGGGGTAAAAACCACACTTTTCAAATGAGTTATAAATTTCGGTCAACAGGATTGGTGAGTCAGTTACAATTACTCTAACCTGATTTCTCAGTCTCCAAAATCTTTGTGAGTGTAAGCCCAATATGTATAGCTGATTTGTCAAGGCGTCATCGTTATGTTCCCATACCATATCCTTAACGGTTTCGGTTACAAGTTCCGTGTCAATACCCCTCATTTTCAACTGACTAAATATATAAGCAGCTCCTGTGGATTTACCACAGGAAGGCTGACCATAAAGATTAACTACAATCGTTTGTTTATTCATTTGACACACTCTCCTTATAGAACGGATCATATTCTTCTGGCTTTGCTTTATTTGCCCATTCTACCCATTTGAGAACCTTATCACGCAATTCATCGTCAAGTAAAAATGGTTCTCTTACTAATATCAAGTTTGGATTTTGTTTCATTATATTTGCGTTATCTAATATGTCCTCATAATCTACAGGACGAATCAACATTTTGGAGTATACTCTATACCCATGAGAGGTAAGCCTTTTGGTGCAACTTGCTTCTCTGAAACGAAATGGTTCTGTTAGATGTGGATTGAGTTTTAAATCATACTGTACAATATATCCAATTTTCATTATATTATCTCCTATTCGCTCTATATTATTCTGGCTTTTTGTCGTGGGCTAAATTAACTTTTTCCATCTCTTCTGCATAAAAATGACTCACCGAAGGGATTGCGTTAAATTTATCCACAAAGGCATTCCAATTATTCTGAATCTCCCATTCGATAACTTTCCATAAGTTAGCAATTTCAGCGATATTCACTTCTTTATTGTCAATTTCTACAATTGTATTTCTTTGACCACAATCTGTCTCCCAAACCCAATACGATATCCAAGTCTCACCGTATTCATCAGGCTTAAGGTTTAAACCTTTTTCGAGACAGTCAATAAGTTCATCTTCCATAGTTACACCATGATATGCAAATGGCGATACATATTCTAAAACCAAATCACTATACTCATCACCAAGATTCAAAATCTTATCTTCAAGTTCATGGATTCTTTGAATTTTGGTAAGATATCTTTCAAAATCTTTATATGTAATCATAATTATTTCTCCTTACTGCTTTCCTGTTGAGCCAAAACCGCCACGACTTTTTGTGTCAAGACATTCTACTTCTGTAAACTCAAAATCAGGCTGTTTCTGTGTGATGCGAAACTGACAAATTCTATCGTTTTTATGTATGGTTGTATCTCTCATTGCAATTACGGGCATACCCCATTGGTCGTTATCGCCCGAATAGGAGTTGTCAATTACTCCCATGTGATTTGTCTGAATAATGCCACAGTTCTTGTAAGTGCTACTTCTTGGCACAATGTGAGCTTCATAGCCAAACGGCAACTTCATTCCTACTCCGAGTGGAATAATAGTAAACTCACCCTTTTTGAGTGTGACATCTTTGGCTGATCTCAAATCAACCCAATCTCCGTTTGGAATTTGTTTAATCTTTTCGATGTCTGTAAAGTATTTAATTTTAATTTCCATATTTGTTCTCCTTAATTATTTTTTATCGCTAAACGCTTTGACAATTGCAGATATTATACTGAGTAGTGAACTAAAAATTGTGAAACCCCATACTGCAATAAAACATCCATTAGGTACTACAACCCCATTTGCGTTGAGTAAATAAAGCGATATAAGAAAAAATATCATTCCCATATATTTGTCGTCCTTTCTATATTAATCAATCATGTCCACATAGTTATACAAAATATGCTTTTGCTTTTCTGAATCCGAACCAAATGTAACATCAATGTGATAATGTCCCATATACCAATGCTCATAATCCAACTTGTCATCAATATGCTGTAGGTATTCGGTTAAAACATCCGGACTGTACCCCTTATTGATACAACTGGCGATAAATTCGGTTGGAGCACAGTGCGTAATTACACAATCTACCTTCCAGTTATACTTATCAAGATTTGCCAACCCTTCCTGCATTTCAGTTTCATTGGGTAGTTCTTCTTCCCACCAATCAATATTCTTTGTGCGATACTGTATATCGTGGCTCGATGCGCCGCCCATTGTAAAAAATGTTTTGCCGTTAATTTCAAACACTTGTCCACGCATTAGATGATAAATATTATCTTCAATCTGATGCACCTTTCCACCCCACTTTGTAGCTATAGGATAATGATTCAGCAAGGGGAATTTTTCGTGGTTTCCATCTACAAACAAGGTTGTCCACGGTTTGTTATTAAGCCAATCTCGCCAATACATTTCAGAATTTTCATTATTCCACACTAAGCCAAAGTCACCACAAATAATTAGGTAATCATCTCGTGTTAGATTGTTGCCCATTGGAAATCGTTTAGAACTCAGTTTATGTATGTCATATTCACCATGTAAATCTCCAGTAATGTAAAACATCGAATACTCCTTTAGTTATCAATACTCATTGAATATCCAGTCATAGGAGCTGACAAAAAGTATGATACAAACCGTCTCATAACTGTTTCTAATTCATCAACCAACACCCCATCATAATGTTTGCCTCTGCATCTACCACATAAGATATCACCTACTGAAATTGGGGTGGGAATTTCGATTTTGTGGTTATTCGCAATTTCTTGTACATATTTCTTTAGTACATCGTTATGTACAAGAATTGGCTGATTTGTTTCAGCACTTTTTAAAATCAACTGATATGTCTTTCCTGTTCCTCTTGGCATAATAAATTTTTCCATTTGTTTGTTCTCCTTTTAAATCCTAAATTTTATTCTTCCCACCATGGTTTGCATGATATTTTTAATCCACTTGTTAATGTTTGAATCATTTGTAAAATATCATTATTGTCAAATACTGCAAATAAATCTGTATCTCTGTATTCCCCAATATTCCAATCGAAATCAAACACCTCTCCATCTTGAGGAATTATACATTTTGCACCAAAATCGCCGTCAGTCACCATAAGTTCTGAAGTTAGCACATCTGGTGTATATCCTGCAAAAACAATACCTCCGTCTGGAAATTGTGCTATTAACGATTCCAACTCACTTTTTGATAAAACTTTCATTCTTTCACCGCCATATATGTTTCCTCAAAGATATCCTGTCTACAAGGATAAATCTCACCTCTGACACCCTGAACTATGTAACTGTTAAAACTGCATTTCATCTCACCTTTAAGCGTATGGATATATAAATCTCCTTCATCTTTATAATAAAGCAAGCCATCTTCATACGCTTTAATCGCCCATTCAGGAATACAATATTCCCCATTTTTAATAAAATCGCCTTTATACTGAAAGGCTTCAATCGGCATTGCTTTCTTAATGTATTTCATATATACCTCCTTAAAAATGACTTCCTATCTGCATACCCCACATAATACCAAGATCTACAAGTACAATAAGGTATGTGTACCAATAAATGTTTTGTAATGCTTTTTTGTTTGGATATGTAGTTTTATGTTCGTAAACAGTAGCACCTATGTTAAGTGCTACACATACCAGTAGCACTATAATTGTTATCATATTAACAATAATTCGCATATCATTCTCCTTTTAGTTAATCCACTTAACAATTGTATTCCCTTTATACCCTTTCTGCCATACATACCAAGCATAAGCTACAGCACTTGATGTTGTGTTTTCAAAATCTCCATTTTTAGCACATAAAAGTCTTGAACTTGATACATAGATTGTCTGTGGCGGGGTGTTATCAAACAACTTTCTTCGTTTCTTACCCTCAAGAAATTGCAGTTTAAGAAACATTGCCACTTTGTTGCCTTCTGTAACTGTATCTAATGCTTTTTCTACAAATTCATAAGCATATTTATAAGGTGGATTTGTAATAATACTGCCGTTCCACGAATTAGGTTTTGACTCTGCTAAAAAATCGAATGTTTCTGACATTCCTCCGTCACGATAAATCAAATCTGTTGACTTAACATTGTAACCGTGAGCCTCAAATACTTTAGACAAATGGCATTCTCCACAAGCACATTCCCAAATGTTAGGAGCGAAATCTTCTACTTCAAGTAGAAGTTCAGCAGCTTTAGGCTCTGTGGCATAATAATCATTTGTTGCCCTCTCTTTGAGAGAGTGGTTAGAAGCTCCTAAAACGGAATGAACACTTTTACTGTTTCCTGTCCAATCTTTCAAATAATTCCTCCTGCATTAATGTATTGGGGAACAAATTACTATTAAGTAGGATATATTTGCTCCCCACAATTTATCACTTTTTCTGTGATTTTCTGCCACAACTGTATTTCTCAGGGCAATATCCAAGTGTCTCACATTTTGGCTTTATCACCATAGGAATTAGTGTTGCCCACTCTTCTGAATAGAGTTTTAACTGCTTTATATATTCGTTAAAGAGTTCTCTATACTCCCAATACGCTCTCGAACACATTCTCTGTTCTGCCATACTAATAACATTTCTAACATTTCGCTTGTCTACAATTTTAGTTACCATACCCAACGGAAGTAACATTGCAGCATCCTCTCTCTTGACACCACTTTCTTCAAGATTTTTAAGTGCTTGGCTTATAGTGTCAATAGCGTTGTTGTACCAAGTTTTCTGTTCTTTAGTCTGTACTGTTTTGGGAACTATGTATTCAAAGTTATCGTAGTTGACATATCTTGTACTGCTCTGAAGTCGTGTAGGACTACCGCCAATATGTGTATACCATTCTCTAATTACTCTTGCTGAGTAACCTTCAATAATTGCTTCAATGTTTACAAATTCAAACACTCTACCGTGATTAGATTTAATACAATCAAGACCTCGTTTGTAGTTTTTTTCGCTGTCTGTAATATCTGCTCCCCAACATATACCTGCTCGTCTGCCCATTAACGAAATTGGATCAATGGTTGTTTCTGGTAAGATTGTGATTTTACCCATTTAGTTTTCCTTTCTATGTATTTTTTATCAAAACAAATTACATCCTTGTTCTATAAATTCAACATTTTTTTGTCTGTACTCTTCGATAGTTATGCCAAATTGTTTACAAAGACATTTAGCACATAAAACTTCTCTATTATCTGGTTTATTCTCAAAGCGACCACATAACTTATAAAACATAGCAATTTCGTTTTCCTTCATTACACAACCACAATTTCCACAAACTCTATTAAAATATTTTTTAGCCATATTTTCTGAGAGTCCTTTAAGTTCGGCATACCATTTCACATTTTCTTTGGTTGGCTGCCTTTTTAGAAAAGCAGCGTTTTTACACACAGGGTTTTTCCAAGCTCCATCTATCCACTCTTGTTTGGTATACCCGAATCTTTTAGCTGTGGATATATCATACTGTTGCTGTGCAGCTTTAACAAACCATTTATATTGATGTGGCTGATGTATCTTTATTAATTCATTTTCATAGTTTGAAGAATAAGGACAGATTACACATCCAACTCTACTTGCACCATTTAAGTATCTCTGGTTAATTGGTAGATTCTTTATCATCAGGATTAGCCACACATCTATATTTTGTAAATCTATAATCGGAGCTAATTTAATCCATTTTTTTGGAAGACGCGAAGAACCAAATAAAGATTTATCAAAATCATAATCCATAAAAAATTCATATTTTGCTCGTTTAGTGCTTTCAAACTTTCTAACACCTAATACCTGTGCAATTTCTGCTTCTTTGTCAAATGCCTTTTGTGCTTGTCCTTCTTTGTACACAGAACAACAGGATCGTCTAAATATTGAAGGAAGTAAGTAATTCTGATTTTGTATCCATTGTCTCCATCCCGTCTTGGGATTTAGAATTCTAATATTGGGGATTTGCTTAATTCTTTTATATACATCTGCTGTTTCGTTTGAAGTATTGTAAAATACAAATTCATAATCAGGTGTAAAACCAACAATATTTAACATATCATTCCAAATAGCCATTGTGAGTTCACTATCTTTACCACCTGAATGAGCTATTTTATATATCTTTTGAGGATTGTTTTTTACATAATCAGATAATCTGTCTACACATTTATTATATAAATTATTTACTCGTTCTTTTTCACGCTCTAATGTATCTTCCAGTGATACAGGGGTGTAGTTTTCAAATAAAGACCTGTTGTCTTTTAATATAGAAAATTTTCCTCCATTTTCAACTTTAAACTTCAGTAAATAATCTGAAGAATACAGATCTACCCAAACAGTTTTTGTATCGCCACCATATATCCAACACGCATCTGGAAGAGGTGCGATTTGAGGCAATCGTGATTCGATAAACTTTTTTTCTTCGGCAAAAATTGGCTTTGCTTTACATCTGTTAGTTACTATCTCTATTGATTGTTTGATTTTACTCATTACATCATCCTCTCTATATCTGATAAGTTGGAAATAATAATTGTGTTCGTGTCTTTATTATGTATAACTTTGGCATCGGTGTCCAAATGCAAGATTAAAGATTTACTTTTTGTTCTATAAGGATGAAGAATAATCTGTGTAACAGTGTTAGCAAATAACTTAAAACGAGAACTTCTGCGTTCGAGAACTGATAAATCAATCGCCTTAGTTTCAATATAAACTTCATTGCACCAAATTAACCCATTATCAATATCAATATTGTTTGCCATAAAGGTGCTGAGTTGCGACAACTCAAAATCCACCGTTAAGCCGTTTTCCCCAATAACCGTTATGTATGGTTTAAATTTAAACATTTTCAACCTCCTTAAAGGATATTCTGTCCGTCAGCATTCTGCTTTCAAGACACATCTTGTAAGTGCACATTGCTTCGAGTTGTCTTGAATAGATTGCCCTTGAGGGCTTTGGGACAAACGAAAGTTGTCCGTTGTCCCATTTATTAAGAAACACCCTCAGTTTACTAATCCTATCTACGAGTTCTTTATACTCAGATAAAAGTCTGGTTTTATAGTCGTTCATTTTCATCTCACCCCTCAATTGTCTTTATTTCAAGCGTTGCTTCGTTAGCAAACTCAATGTAAATATAATGAGCTCTATATTCTAAGTAGCTAACTAATTGTGTTGGTGGCGTTTCGTTGGTAATCAATGCCGATATAATAGTCTTAATTGCTTGGTCAAATTCATTCTCTGATATTGTCAGTGATATGCCGGCGTTAGGGTTGTCCTGCACAAAACTAAGCAAGGACTCATAATCAATGTTCTTATGCAAAACTAAGCTCCTCCTTTGACTTATACTTCTCTTTATATGAACCGTGTCTATTTGTGTGTTCAGCAAGCATTTCCCATTTACTATCTTCTACCAATTCGTCAATGAGTATCTCATCATAAACGCCCTTAAAATCGTTTGTAATTAACGAATCTTTATAGATAGTGATTGTGCCTGTTCTAAAGGAAATACGGTCATAGGTTAAATATGACGAAGTATTTAAGTATGTATCGCTCATAATCGCCTGTTCGAGAATCGAAACAGCAATTTCGTCAAAATTTCTGTTATCTTTAAGGACAACAAGGTAGTTATAATTTTTGTTACTGCAACGCTCAATTGCTTTTTCAAGAGTTCTATCTGTCAAGTAATAAATCATATATGTCTCCTATCTGTTATCATCATACGAGCCACTCTCTTGTGGCAATGCGGACAATCTGCTATATACGCCAAATCGTCTGAAGTTAATATCAGTTTGTAGTCATCCTTATCTGCTTCAAAAACACAATTACATCTAAGACACTCAAATCTGATTATAGGTGATTTAAGATCGCCTTCTTTGAGAACTTGAATCATTTAATACTCCTTGCCATTATTATCATTGCCATACTCCTTCTGTGTCATATATATCTCCTATCTGCTACAATGATTCTTCATAGCTCACATTAGTTTTACAACAAGGACAATTTGCCGAAAAAATAAATGTATTGTATGATGTAAAACATTGTTTATAGCTTTCTCTGTCGGCTTCAAATACACACCCGCAATTGCGACAAACAAATCTAAATACAGGTGTTTTCAAATTACCCTGTCTAATAATTTGAATCATTTCATTCACCTCTGTGTGCAAATTCAACTACCACATTAAACAGTTCACGCACACAATAGCGATTGTAAACATCTTCATTTGCTGTATAAAAATAATCTTCTCGGTATTTGCGAATAACATCTTCTACATTGTTTCTTTGTATACCTGTTGCTTGTAAAAGCTTTCTAAGTCTCTTGTGTGTCATTACGACCTTCCTTTTCGTTGCATTTGCAACATATTAAAATCTTTCTTTTAAAAATATTCTTTAATTTCATGTCCACACCACGGGCACCGAACATACATGCAGTTATCATATATAAGGTCTCCATAATGTGTTTCATTGATATTAAAACGAAATTGACAATGACATCTCAAACATTCTTTTGTGTACATTGTTTCAACTACTTGCAATTCAGGTTTGCCTTGTCTAATAATTTCCATAGTTACACTCCTTTATTACATTGTGTTTTATATCACTCTCTATCCAATCATATTCTTGAATGTCGTAATATGCCTCAGCACACTCACGAGAACAGAAGATATTGTCGTATTTATCTCGAAAATATGTATAGTCATATCTTAATTTGTTACCACACTGATGACAGACTGCCATAACTGGTGGATCGAGAACATGAGGACAAGTGGGTTTGCAAGGCAAGTTTTTACACATGTCGCACATCTAATTTTCCTCAAAATTAAAAATTCCATAAATTTCTGTGTTACACCAAGGACAAACAATCCATTCATCCCAGTCCTCGTCCTCCCAGTCGTAACTTATGTTTGTGGCATAATGTGTGTCATAATCATCATATTGAAATACACATCCACATTCTGAACAGGATATTGTATTTGGTTTTGATGGTTTGATTTGCAACTCAGGTTTGCCTTGTTTGATGATTTTCATTGTCGTACTCCTGTAAAACTCGTGTTTTATTTGTCATTTTTACGCCTCCGTAATTGGCAATGGAGTTGTATGTATAAGCAATGCTGGATTTGTTGCTGTATGATATTTTGCTATTGCTTGTGTGTATTCACTTGCGGTATTTTTCAAATCTATTTCGGATTCAGTTTTAAACTTACAAAATTTATATATTCCAACAACTTCACTCAGCACTTCAGCACCACACATAATCATATCAATGGCATTAGTCGAAAGGTTTTCGCTATCTGTAACACAAATCGCAACACTCTCTTTGCCATTAACATTTCGTGTTAGAACCATATCTCCTTTATTAAGAGATTCATTATCTGGGACTTTGTATGTATATCTTTTTGCGTTTTTATCCTGTATGTGTCTTACTTGTACAATATACATTTATCATTCTCCTTCTTAATTCCATTTTTTCTTTGTAAGATAGGTTGGACGGAGCACAGAAGGTTTTAATAAGCTCCGAGTCAATGTTTTTGTCTATAATCATACTATTGTATTTCTTACCTTTACCTTTGTATTTGTCTGTCACTACCTCAATCTTACTATTATTGCTAAATACAAACGAAGCATATCCTTTTGTTATGTGTGTGTAAATCAAATCATCACAATGCGATACAATATGATCACACACAACAGTAAAACCACTTCCATCTTCTTGCATTACGACAAGTACCATTAGCTCATTTAACTTTTGACACTCTTTAATGATGGCGTCAATCTGTTTTCTGCTCACAAAATGAATCATTTATCATTCTCCTTTCCATTTAAACAAACATTCAGTTTTATGCTCTTTATTTTGAGCGTTAATACTTCGTAATACAGGCTTTGACCATACTGTTTCAAAGTCATTTGGAGCATATTGTTCACTTATATATACATAATTATTTTTTGACAATCTTCTTGCAAAATTCCAAAAGTCAACATGATCAAAGTTTGTTGCAATTCCAAATTCTTTCGTATGAAAGTACGGCGGATCAAGATAAAAGCATACACCTGAATAGTCTGTTTTAAGATAACACTCATAAGATATGCAATCCAATGACACTGTCGATAAATCGCCTGCTTATTTTTCAAGATTGCGCTTGCTTTCTTGATAATAGTCACGGATTTTATTACCGTTAGGTGTTTTTATGCTGGTAGGCTTTGCATACCCGCCATCAAACCATCTGCCATTATACGAAGCAAGAAAACCTACATTTCCAACATACCACTGTTCGTACTTGTCTTTATCTGTCCCGTCTTTCCAAGCATCTCTCACAAGGTTGTATGTATCTCTCGACACTTCATCAAGTAAAGGCTTTCCTTCTTGTACTCTTTTGAGCAATGCTATCAGATACGGGTTTATGTCAGAGCCTATACGCTCTTGGCAACGAATCTTATCAATTATATTAGCCCCTCCAACAAAGGGTTCTATATATGTAGTCACATTATTGCTATCAATACATTCCTGTAATATTGGGACAATATATTTAGCAATACGAGACTTGCTTCCCATATACTTCATTGATATCTCCTTAATCTGTATAAATCGTAATTAAGTTGCCCAATTTACGATAACCGAAACAAAGATTACCACCGTCGCAAATCAGAGCCTGTTCATCTTCTGTGAAATTGAACGGATTACTTAACACCTTGTATGTAATGTTACCGTAACCATATCCCTTCTGCGTGTAACACATATAATTCTGCAAATCGTCTTGTGTAACATCGTACTTCTTTGTGTAAAAGTTCAGCCAAATCAATTTTGCTTTCGGTGCAAGTTTCTTGTATATTGCAAGATTTTCTTCATGAAGTTCTTTCTCATTAGGCTTAAATGCCCACCCTGTATTTATCAATGAATTACCTCCTCAACAATCTTCGTTCTTGGGACATACATTCTTCTACGCTGCTTATCCTCAATTTTTCTGGTTTCTCCAAGAACTTTCTGTAATGATTTTAACGCATCAGAATGTGACTGAATCCATTCTACTAATGGAGCATTAAGTTCTACACTATCTTTTGCTTTTCTACGGTTTTCTCTAACTTTCGTTAAAGCTTTCCCAAGTTTGGCAGTGTCGTGATACGACACATCTTCAAGTTCAAGTTTATGTAAGATATCTTGTGTTTCGTAGTCGTGCAATGATTCGTTTTTAATATTGTTTTGAAAATCTTCAGTTGTTTGTGTAAAAAAGTTGATTGTATCTTCTAACTCTTTAGCTGTTTTGATTTTCGTCATCTCCTTTAATAATTTGTGACTCTCTCCCCAATGTTTCTTTAATAACATTGGTTCTTTGGACATAGTGTCTTTTAGATTGTTTTTCTCTGATTTTTATTATTTTATCGACTACTGATTTAAAACTATCAAGTTCACAATGATGAATAGAGTACCATTCCTTTATAGGAGTAAATACTTCCATAAAATCTTTTATTATTGCTTGCTCCGCCTTTACTTCGCACAACTTATCAACCAAGATCGCTTTTTGACTATCAGTTGTATTTTCTAAAGAAATTTGATGTAATAAATCATCAATTTGCCCATAATATGAATTGAATTGTGATTTAAGCTCACGATATCTTTCTGAGTAAAGTTGCAATGCTTCTAAATTATCTCTAAGAGCAATTGTTGCATCACAATACTTTTCTATATTCACCTTAGAGATAGGAAAATCATTTGCGATAGCCATATTCTAAATACCATCTCCTTGTAGTGTTATTACTTGTCCTGATTTCAAACTTTCTTGAACTTTGATTACCCTTTGATTTCTTGAGCCACACCAAGCAAGTGTGATGTCTCTTTGCGACTTATCATATTTACCGTCAACAAGAATATCTATATAAGGCAAGATTTCGTTTACAATAAACTTAGATTTCAATATCTGTTCGTATGTATAACCTGTATATAGCCATATTGTTTTGCTTGGCAATTTGGTTTTGACCGTTTTTACAATATTAAATATTTGTTGTTGATTTACTTGTTCCAATGGGTGTCCACCTGAGAGCGTTAGCCCCGATATATAATCAGGACTTAACGCTTCAAGTAATTCAGTCATAGTGTCATTAGTAAATGGTTGTCCGGCTGTAAAATCCCAAGTCGAAGGATTTTGGCAGTTACAACAATGAACGGTACAACCGCTTACCCATAGTACAACTCTGACTCCAACTCCATTGGCAATATCGTGTTTAGTGATTTTTATATAATTCACTCGTTGCCACCTAAATGCACATATCTTTCTTTGATTTCTTGCGTTCTTCCTTGATTCCAGAAGTTAGTTCCGAGATAACCGCAAGTCCTCCGACAGATGTTCAATTTGCCTTCATCGGTGTTTCCACAGTTTGGACATTTCCAAATAAGCTTGCCGTTTTCATCTTCTATTACCTCAATTTCTCCGTCATATCCGCACGCTTGACAGTAATCACTTTTAGTATTTAACTCAGCGTACATAATATTGTCGTAGATAAATTTCATAACAGAAAGAACTGCTTCTGGATTATTTTGCAAATTAGAGGTTTCAATATAGCTGATTGCTCCGCCTAAACTTAATTCTTGAAATTGTGATTCAAGTTTCAGCTTTGCAAAGGCGTCAATAGGCTCTCTGACATTTACATGATAACTATTTGTAATGTAATTCTTATCAGTAATACCTTCGATAATGCCGAATCTTCGCTGTAAACATTTTGCAAATTTATATGTTGTACTTTCAATCGGAGAGCCATACAATGAGAAACCTAAATCAAGTTGTTTATTCCATTCGTCACACTTCTTATTCATATATCTCATAATATCAAGTGCGAATGGTGTTACTTCCGGGTCTGTATGAGATTTGCCTGTCATATACTTTACACACTCATACAATCCTGCATAACCAAGTGATATTGACGAATAACCACCAACAAGTAACTTATCAATGGTTTCACCTTTCTGAAGTCTTGCTAATGCACCGTGTTGCCAAATAATCGGAGCTACATCCGACACTGTTCCTTTCAACCTCTCGTATCTGTACAAGAGGGCTTTATGACACAACTCCAATCTCTCATCGAAAATCTTCCAAAACTTCTCTTTATCTTTACCTGACGATAAGGCTACATCAACCAGATTGATTGTAACTACGCCTTTGTTGAATCTGCCGTAAAATTTGTATTCACCATTTTCTTTGTACGGTGATAAAAAGCTTCTACACTGACTGTTCGGTATCAACAGTCTGGACTATATCTTTGGGAGTTATTATGCTAACTCGCTCACTCCGCACTTCCATCTGTATCATTATTCAGATGTACTCTACTCACTTCATCACACAAAGCTATTTGTGCTATGCTTTCGATAGTCTCTTAACCTTACGCATACACAAACTTATACTTGTAACAATTGTTTGATTCTCCTTTCAATATTCTTGCTACTTTATGTCTATCCAATTGTAAATCCATTGATAATTGTCGAATAGACGGGTATGTATTAATAAGTTTGCCATTCAAATATACAGATACTTTTGTTCTATTTTTATGTGTTCGATTACCACTATGCCAACCGTGATAAACATTTTGTGAATTTGTACACCATTCTAAATTTTCAGGATTGTTATTTAGTTTGTTGCTGTCAATATGATTCACATATTTAAAACCATTAGGATTCGGCACAAACACATTAGCGATTATTGTATGAACTCTGTATCTGTATTTTTTATTGTTCTCACTTCTTGTGATGTGGGCATATCCATCTACGCCTATATACGGCGACAACTTATGCCCTTTTGCATTATATATATTGCATTGTTCATCCACATAAAATCCTTTGTATTCTTTTAACATTCGTCATATTACAAAGCTTGTATATGCGTCTTGGCACAGGATAGTTCAAGTCTAAGTTTCACCCCGAAAGTCCCCTGTTAGCACATTACTTAACTGTCATTTCCTACAGTTCCTATTCGTGTAATGCACACCATTTTGATTTATGTTCACGGAGTTTTAGATGAGCCATTTAACCCATCGAAGGGAAACAATTTCCTTCTTTTAGTTTTTTCATCACCTTTTCAGATATATAATCCGGAACAAGCCTTTTAGCTGAGCACTTTGCGGCAAGCTCCGTAAGATACCAATACTTGCTGTCTTTAGTAATGTTATCCTCTTCAAGCACATAAATAAGCTTTGGAAAAGCAGGAGTAATCCATACACCCTTTTCGTTTTTAACGCCTTTATATCTTTGATTAAGTGTTTCTTCAATAATCATAGCGAGGTCGTGTTTCTCTTGCTCATTGTTAGTTTCATTAAGATACATAAACACTGTAATAAAAGGAGCTTGTCCATTAGTTGTTAAAAGTGTTTCTACTTGATATTGGATTGTCTGAACACCTTTGTTGATTTCCTTCTGAAGTCTTTCTTCGGCTATTTCGGCAATCTTATTTTCGTCAGTTTCAAATCCACACTGACTCCACTCTCTTCTCAATTCATCTTTAATGTGCTGTCGGCTAATATTCACAAACGGTGCGAGAGCAGTAAGACTGATACTCTGTCCGCCATATTGACTGCTGGCAACCTGAGCAATAATCTGTGTTGCAATTGTACAAGCCGTTGAAAAACTGTGTGGTTTCTCAATCATAGTGCCACTGATAACCGTTCCGTTCTGGAGCATATCATCAAGATTACATAAGCAACAATTATAAGTATGTTGTGCAAAGTAATCTTTATCGTGGAAATAAATAATTCCTTCTCTGTCAGCCTCAACAATATCTTGAGGAAGTAAAACTCTATCAGTCAAATCTTTGCTGACCTCACCTGCCATATAGTCACGCTGAGTAGGAATGATAGTGGGATTTTTATTTGAGTTTTCCTGTTTGATGTTCTCGTTGCTTAAATCAATCAGTGAAAGGATTGCATCGTCAGTAGTGTTCTTCTTACGGATTAGACTCTGCTTGTATCGGTAAAGTGTGTATCTTTTTACCAAAGAAAAACAACCGTATTTATCTATGTATTCTTCAATTAAATCCTGTATATCTTCAACTGAATAAATTCGCTTACTTCGTCTGAGCTTATCATAAATTCTTGTAGCAATATTTTTAATTTCATCATCAGACAATGTTTTTTCATGATTTATATGAGATTCACTATTTGCTTTTCCAATTGCAGAAATAATCTTATTGCGGTCAAAATCCACTTCTCGACCATCTCGTTTAATTACTTTCATTTAATCACCTATACTTTCAGAGAATATCACCATATGTAAGATTACTAAAATCAAATAAATTATGGCAATTATTACAAGATATTCTCGCTGGGTTTTTATCGTGAAGTGTGATTCTATGTGCAAGCTCGCAGAAAGGGCATTTGACAACAAAAGAAAAAGGAAAATGAGAGATGTATGTACGAACAATGTTATCTTCATTTATGTATGCGACTTTATTTTTTTTACTCGTGTTTTCTTGCCATTCTTTTTTGCCAAGTTTTACACCTTTAGCAAAACCCCTAATGTAATCAGCAGAACCTTCAATTTTGTGTGGATTATCTTCTGCGTTTGTTACGAATAAAACATCAATTTTATGTGCGTTTGCGTACTCAATTTCCTTGATAACACCTGTTGAATCGTACCATTTTTCGCCTGTCACCCATATTTCATCACATTCGGCAAGCTGATACAGACAAAGTTCAAGTCCATCTTCATAAGACATATCATTGTACAGAAAGCCAAACATATGTATCGGTGAAATAAACATATAATTCGGATGTTTCTTTTGCTGTATTTTAATTATTTCTTCAACCTCTTTGAGGTTGTTTTTGTCACCACCGTATTTATGGCTGATATACACTGTTTTTTCAAATTGCTTCATTCAATTCCTCCTATTTATTTTTTACTATCAGTAAATTCAAAGCATACGCATCACCTCCTTTTGTTGTTACCTTTAACCCTGTATTAGTCTTTATTTTTGATTGTAATTCGCAACTCTACTGTTTTACCATCCTTTAAATCCCATTCATACCCACTTGAGATTTGCTTTGGAGAAGAAAATCCACCCAACAATTTATTTACCATATAATCTCTAACAGCTCCAATTGCTTCATCTGTAACTTCAGATTTGTTTTGCCACATATATTTGTTTTTATGGTTTAATGTGCCAGCGTATATGCCAAAAGTACCACAACCAACATGATATTCTGCCATTTAAGCTCTCCTTTTTGTTGATTTTTTTAAACTTCATATCTATTAATTTCTTTAGCTGTCAATTCATCTTCCCCATTCCTTTCGTTTACTCCTTATCCATCTTTGCACCGCAATCAGGACATTCATTAGGTATTATCAAATGTGGCAATAATTCATACGGTTCTAAATAATGTCCACATTCAGAGCAATAATAACAATCTCCATCATGATCATAATCTTTTATCCATTCAGCCATTACCATTACCTCACTTTCTCTCACCGTAACTGCAAAAATCATTTAAGTCATTATAGACATACTCACCGTCACTTAAGTTGTAAATTCGTTTGCATAAAATCATATTTAAATCATCGTCATATTTGCCAAAAATACAATCTTTACACCTGACAACCTCCTGCACATCGGCAATGGGTACTGTATCAAACGATTTTGTAGCATTATAAGCGTAATCGTCTGCTAAAACTTTCTGTGCAGCTTCACGCTCTATATATTCTTTTTCAATCATTGTTTACCTCCATTTTTGCACCGCAGTTAGGGCAATAATTCTCTTTAATTTTTACCTCTCTACCACACTCAATATGAATCCATCCTTCAAGTTGCCCGTAGGCGTCTCGGATTTCTTCCCACTTACCGTGTTTAACCTCTTGCATATCACACACCGTAGCATGATTGGGTTTACTACCGTCAACTTCGATAATATGCTTAACTGTTTCGGCATTTCTCCTTGAATTAAAAAGCAAAGTAAAATTGTTACCATTATAATTGGGTATATCCAACGCATAGTAACCGCAATTATCACGGATTTTTAATTCTTTTTCAATCATTGGTTGCACTTTCTTTCCCAATCCTTTTTCATTGCCTTGCGTTTTTTCGGGCAATCCTTCCAATTGCGATTTTTTCGTTTCCAACGGAAAGAAAAAAGTTTATAGCGTAAGCCTTTGTATTTGATACCGTGATACATATTATTTCACCGCCTTAAAATCAATAATATTTTCGTACCAATTGAAGATGTGGACACGAAATCCGATAACCGTTAATTCGTAGGTTTCGCCCTCCTTTAAAGCACCGAAGACATCAGACGAATTGAATTTCCATCTGAACAATGTATCTGTGTCCTCGAAAACATAAGTCTTTCCGTTTTCATCTTCACCGTAAATAAGATATTTGCTGTCGGTCTGACCTTCGGCAACCTGTGTTGTCACACGCTCTTTATCGGTGATTGTTACGGTGTATGCGTGGTCATTGCTAAAACTTATCACAGGAATAGCAATAACTGCGATAACAACTAATGCGATTGCTGTTAAGCAACCTAAAAAACTTCTATTTGACATTTTCTTTCTGCCCCCTCTTAATTAATCTTCAATACTGTATCCTGCCAGTTCAGCTACATATGACTTAATATCCTTAAGTTCTGATAAGATAACCTCCGCTGTTGATACTGTATTTTCCGCTGTCGGCTTTTTCTCATCGGCTCTTGAGTTCCATATATTTTCAGCAAGCAGAGATGCGTTTGTAGGTTTTTCGATTTTATATAAGAAAGTGAAATTGCAAGCTTTACATACAATGTCAACTCTGTTCAAAACGGGGTCATACCCATAACATAAGTCCGTGTTATCACAAAACGGACAACCCTTCTCCAAATTTAAAATTGGTTTTTCTTCTTTACTCATTTATTTTCACATCCTTGTAAAACTCATATCTGTTATCTTTGTTTTCAGCTTTTATTGCAATCGCTAAATCTCTTGTGCTTATTTCGTCTAAACTATTAATACTTTCCATTAATCTGTCAATTAATAAAATTTTTTCACCGTTTGCAACTGCATCAAGCACATCAGAACTACAAACTGCTTCGTACTTCCTCATTTTTTACACCTCTTTCATTAATTTTCTTTGTGAAAAACTCCGCTATCAAAATACTTTTCAAGGCTATCTCTTGTTATCACTCTTCATCTTCCTCAATAGGAATAGGCTGATTCCAGCACTTAGCACAGTTATTATCACAATCATCTATGTCCGTCAGTTCTAAATTATATGGACATACGCCTTTAGGTAGCCCAGTATCATAAAGCTGGACATTAGGATAATGTTCCAAGAACTCACTCAAATAAGTCCTCTGCGGATGTGCATCACTCCACCGCTGAACTATTTCTATTGCTTTTTCAGGGTAAACCGTTTCAAAGTTGGAGCAAAATACGCCTAAGCCATTATTTGAATGGCTCAAAGGACAGTCACTACAATCAAGTTTACAGGCATATCCACCGTTCTTTAGTTTATGTCTTTTCGTCATTCTCAACTTTTCGTTGAAGTAGTTTGTAGTTTTCGTACAATCAATCATTTAATTCACCTCTATGAACTTCATTGTATTTTCTCTTTGTCATATTTTGACTGTCCTTCTACAAACTTGTTCACCCATTCTGTAGTTTCTGGCATTGTTTTGAGCAAGAACACACAGTCTTTAACATCTTCCTCAGTGCGATTTGAGATTACATAGTCAACTTTTTCTTCAATATCTTTAAACTCTTTACGGTCGTTTATAATACGCTCCATAGCTTTTACAGTTCCTGTTTTGCTGTCTTTATATCTTTTCTTCATTCTCAAGAATCTTTCAACAGCAGGACAATCTATTAGTACAGAGTCAATTAGTTTATCGCCTTTGTAATTATTCTTGAAATCTTCAAATCCTCTCGGATCAATTATGTAAAAATCAGCGTCATCAATTTGCTGTTGAGTTGTACAATATCTATAACCGTTAAACTCGGTATAAGCCACGATATTGGTCAGTTTATCAAACTCCTCATCTGTTACAAAAATGTGTGAGTTTGGAGATTCGTTATCTCTTCTTGGTCTTGTTGTATAAGATACGACCTTTTTGCGGTTATATTCCTTACAAACTTTGTCTACTAAGTAATCCTTACCAGAGCCTGAAGCTCCGAGAACTAATACAATTGATTTAACAGCCATCGTTGCCTCCTTTTAGTAACTGCTGAAATAAACATTATCCACCACTGCATACGGTGCTCCAAATGAATGATAATAACTCATTCTGAACGCTTTGACATTATAATCTCTATCTCCACTTAATATCCTTTGAGCAACCGAATAAGACAACTCACTCGGATCTCTTGTGTAAAGAATACCTGCCACATTGAATGTATTATAATCAAAAGCTACTGCTCTCAATCCACCGTTACTGTCAGCTAAATTCATTGCCGTTGAACCTACCAACCATTGACAATACTCGCTACAATTACCCGCTTCGCAATAAATTACTCTTGCCAACAAATCTACCTCATCTGACGATGTGTTATATGTATTATTTGATTTTGTAATAGTTTTTGTTTCTGCTTGAACTTCAACTTTTTCTGTTGGCGGTTCTGTAGGAGGAGAGGTTGTTTTAACCTTCTTCTTGTCTTTTTTAGTTTTCTCAGTTGGTTTTACTGTTGTTGGTTCTGTTGTGACATGCACGGTTGTAGGTTGCGTTGTTGGTTTGGCTACCGTATCTTTGGTGGCTGTATCTCGTGTTGCAGTGTCAGGGGTGGAGATGTTTGGTTCTCCACAAGCCGAAAAGCCAAACATCATACCTAACATTACCCATAAACTTGCTATCTTCTTACCAAATCGGATATAATCACCCTTCCTTAATTTCCCATTTTCTAAATTTATCCACATAATCATCAGTGAAAAAACCTCTAATAATAAGTGTTTGTGGCTTATTTGTGTCTATAAGCATTAATCCAAGTAGACTTTTACCCGACAACACTTCCTTGCCTTGTGCTACCTCAATAATGCCACTCATTAATTCATCTGCTATGTGAAGAAAATCGTCAAAATCATCTTGCTGAAGCTGAGTGTGTAACATTACTGTTCTATGTATTTTGTTTTCCATAGCTTACTCCATAACCGAGCCTACTGCCCACTTACTAATTACTGAGTAAATATCTTTGTCACACACACAAGTAATAGTATTCCAATCAACATTATGTGCTGCTTTGGTTTTTGCTCTTTCAACACCGTTTGCAAGAACAAGACTTGCAAGGAATGATTTGCCACTGATAGACCAATCTTTGCCATTTTCATCTTTACCGATAAGAGTTACTTCTTCGTCAATCTGACTTACAGCCTCTGTAAAATCAGACACATCCTTAAGTGTAACAAGTTCAATTTTTTGCCTCATTCAATCACCTTTCTTAATTTAGCAATTTATATTTTGTTAAATTCCAATACCCCTTTTTATCTTTGTAAATACCGTCTAAAGGCACATAAATTACATCATATTGTTTCAATGGCAATGATGCAAAAAGATAGTGTTTTAATGTTAAACTTCCTTCTTTTCCAGTACCAACCGAACGATACGAAATTCTTTTTGCAAATTCCTCGTTAGTTTGTTTGTTTTTAAGAGGGTAGACATTCTTTACGAGCAGTTTCTGCCTATCTTCAGCTTTGTGTGTGGTTAAATCAATATACCCCAAATATTCTTCCTGTGTTTGAATAATGCGTTTATAATTCCAAGCCTTGAAATTCATTTGATTTGCAATAGTTTCGATGCCATTTAGTATGTTATCTATGTTTTGAATAGTGAACGATTCTTTAATAGTGTTATCTTTCTTTAAGTCTGTACTATTATTTTTTACTATGTCGTACAATTCAAAATGCTCTGTTTGTAATACGGACTTCTTAATATTCTTGCGAAATCCCTTGCCGGTAGACGCTCTAAAGAATTGATAAGTTGCAAGTATGTATAATAGTTTCGATTGAATTCCGTAGTGGTCGAAGAAACCTATTTTAATTAAAATTTCTATTTTAGATAGCCCCACAGAAGTCTCTTGGTCAGAGAGACGAATTACATCTATAAAACTGGTCGGCTGTTGGTTGTAAACTTTAAAAAGTTCTGTGGCGACCTCTTCAGATAAGAACTTAACTGAACCAATACCTTTTGCAATTGCATGAAGGTCTTTGTTAAAATAATAGTTTCCTAACGAAATTCCGAATTTAGGCAATGTAATTTCAATATCTTTTGCTTTAGCAGCTTTTTCTCCCGTCTGTATTTGTTCATCATTCTTTGCACAGTTTAAATATGCTGTGCAAAACTCATACGGATAATAGTAGTAATAATAAGCACACAAATAACTAATCATACAGTATCCAATGGCGTGATTCATACCAAATTGATAACTGGCACTGTCTTGAATAATCTGAAGAAACTCTTTAGCTTCCAGTTCTGCAACATTTCTTGGAGAATTTGATTTATGACAATAACCTTCAAGTATTGACGGCAATGCTTTAGCCAATCTCTTTTCATCTTTATGTCCGATTGCTCTACGCACATTGTCAGCTTCGCTGCCCGACAGTCCGCATATTTCTTGAAGAAACTTAATTGTGTCCTCTTGAAATATTAAATATCCATCGTTTTTATTAAGCAGTTTATCTATAACCTCTGACGGATTTTTATGAGGTATATGCTTAAATAGCTCCTCTCTGTAAGAAGAACCTGATGGTCTAATAGCAGCCGTGACTATTGCCATATCCAAAATACTTTTAGGCTTATATTTTTTTAAACAATCTATAGCAAATGGAGACTCAAACTGAAAAATAGAACCTGTAGTTTCTAACATACTTTCCCATACATTTTGATCATCCCAATCAATCTCGTGAGATTTTGGATAAGGTAAATGAGCGAATTTGCAAGTTTCGCTAATAACTTGCACTGTCTTTAATACAAGCAAATCATACTTGGTCAACCCTACATCATGAATTTCATCCATATCAATCTGAAGAGTACAGTAGCCATCTTTCTCGAACACACCGTAATTGTCAGCTAAAGTAATTGGACTAATAACAATTCCTGCTGGATGTACCGACTGTGCATGCTTAATACCTAACAAGCCATCATAGTAATAAAACAATTTCGGATACTTTTGTCTTGCTAAATCAGGATCGGAGTTAAAACATTGCTTAATTTCTTTGACTTTTTGAATAGAATATTCACACTCACTAAAATCGGTTTTTGGGTGGCTTAATTCCCAATTAAGTCGAAATGCTTGTCCTATCAGATCAATAGCAGCCAAATCTTTCAGTGTCGAATATGTAGGAACTCTGGCTGTTTTAGTTTTACCGAATTTATCTATAATATACTCAAACATTTCTGGTCTATCCGATTCTACAACATCAACATCAATATCTCCTACTTCTACTCTGTCTTCATTACAGAATCGAGAAAATACTGTACCCCATTTTTCAGGGTTTAAGTCAATAATATCGGTAACATACGCTGTTCTTGAACCACCAACTGAACCTCTTGAAAAGCCTATTGGTTTCCCTTGATTTCTAAAATGTGAGAGAATTTCACTCATTGAAAGCATAAAACCCGACATACCTACTTTCTTAAAGACTCTCAGTTCTTCAGGTATTGCTTTATCAAATCTATTCTTTTCTTCTGATGAAATAACGCCATTATCAAGCTTCTCTTGATATTTTTGATATACCAATGAAGTAAATTTTTGTTCGTCTTTTTCAGCACTGCCATACAAAATAGGGTACTTAATCGATGTATCAAGCATAAACTCTTCGACACTATCTGCCATAACATTGGTGTTGTTAATAGCCTCTATGTATAAAGAACTCGGTATTGCGTCCTGTGTTGCGAAAGCTTTCACTAATTCATCGTAAGACTTATACACTAAGTCCATCTTATCTTCGCCTTCGTAATGTTGTTTTTTAGCATCTAAGATTACTTGTCTACACTCTGCTTTATAAGAATTAACTGAGTGGGCGTCTGTTGCAGCTATTAGCGGAATATGATATTTCTCAGACAGATATGCTAAATGTCTATTGTATTCAATTTGTTCTTTGCAATTGTGTGGTTGAATTTCGAGATAATCATACCCTTTAACTAATTGTTCATACCATGTATCTTCTACAGGTAATTTATTTAAAGGAGAAGCAAGACAGGCACTTGTTTTGATAATGTTGTCAGACAGTAAAAGAAACTCTTCAAACGAGATTCTGCCAACATAATAAAAATGATTTTTGTCAGTTCTTGACAAACTTATAAGCCGGTTGAGTTCCTTAACACCTTCATAGTTTTTCGCAATAAGAACTGTATGATAATTGTCTCGGATTTTGTCTGTATGATTTTTTGTTAAGTAACACTCAACTGCATGTATATACTTAATACCTTTTAAGTCACAATACATTTTCTTCTTAACCCAACCTTGTATATTGCCGTGTTCCGAAAATGCAATTGCATGCTGTCCCAACTCTACTGCTTTATCAACATAATCTTTGTAATTGGTAGCACTGTCTTTAAGAGAATAGTCTGTATGTATATGGTAAGCAACATAATTGTCGATAATATTAATCTTCCTTTCCGAACACTTCACTTGTCTCGTTTGGATGCGGGAAAGGAATAGACTCTGTGTACTTATTCTTATCCCATGCGTATTGTTTTCCAAACTCCATTTCGTTGGTGTAAAATCTACGAGATGGCGGATCGTACCACATTGGAATTGATAAATTCTCCTGTCCTCTCATCCTGTCTTTCAAAACATCCAATATAACATCATAATTTTTAACTAATTCGTCACCAGTTTGCTTTTCATTGGGTTTCACTCTATATAACGAGAAACTTCGATGAGCGAGATCTAACATACCTCCAGAACCACCAATATCATATTTACAAAGGCGAGTAACCTGCTGTCCTTTTCGTGGATGAATAACCAAAATAATAACAACTTGAAATGTGGCTGCAAATTTGGTCAACCAAGACATGAATGCGTTTTGTGTTTCGTTTTTATTGTTGTCGGTAGCTCCAAGATTGATGACCGTAAGATTGTCCAATATGAGCATTTTACAGCCATACTTCCTAACACAATCCTCCATTGATTTTTTGATATTATCGACTGAGTTGTCATAATCGTCTTTATAAATATAAAGGCGATTTTTATAATATCCATCAATTTTAGTACGAGCACTTTTACTAACTTTGTAATATACACTTCCTTTACTGTCATGAAACTGATCGATATTATGTCTACCTGCAAATATAAAATCAATCCAGTTTTTCATCATCGAATTAGGCAGCTCTTTAGAATACAACCAAACAGACTTTTGTTGGTCAAGTGATTGACATATAAACTGTGACAGTAAAGATGATTTACCACTGCCATTAGTACCCGTCAGAATCGTAACTGTGCCATAAAACATTTTCATTAGCTTATTGTCTAACTCTGTAATGCCAGTATAAATACCGTCAATTTGAGAAAGGTCAACATCTTCAATGTCTGAAAAGTCAATAACGCTATCGACAGGCGAATCTTTTGCATCCAGTATAAGTTTTAGCACATATTCTTTTCCAAACCAATACAATGTCTCGTTGAGGTCACTAATAAAAGCTTGACTACCATCTGATTTTGTTACCTTTGTGGGCAACTGTACAATCTTTGTTCGCCAGTTTCCGAGTCTACTTGAAACCTCTTTAATCATTTTTTGTCCCGCTTCATCATTATCTGCACATACAATAATATCGGTGAATTGTTCTAACCAGTCCCAATTATGTTCAATCCAATGAAAGTTTCCAGCCCCAAGCGGGACACTAACTGCATTAGTGAATCCCGCTTCTATAGCCGAAGCACAATCAATTTCTCCTTCACATATTAGCAAAGGACTGTCAACATTAACACGATTCATATTGAACAATATTGGACTTGTATCTGCATCTTTTTGACACCATGTTTTTACTTCGCCTTTGCTTTTATCTATCTTATGGCTTGGTCGGTATTTAACCAAAGTAAGCACATCGTTCGTGTCGTAATAGTTAAACACTATATTTCCATGAGAGTCTTGTCTAATATCGCAATAGTCAATTGTGCTTGGTGATATTTTTCGTAAACCTAAGTATTCTTCGATTTTGTTCTTTGAGTGACATTCTACAGGTTTTGGGTATCGGTACTGGGTTTTAGTCTTTACGCCCATCTCTCCAAACGCATATTTAATGCCTGCTTTTTCAAATAAATACTGAACTGCTTCCAAATATGTATGTCCTTTAATCATATAAGCATCAATAATGTCAGTCGATATACCACATCCGAAACAATGAAAATTATATGTTTTAGGATTGTAAATCCAACTTGGAGTATCTTCCTCGTGGAAAGGGCAACATGCTCTCAAACGACTCTCATCAAAATTTTCAACTTCCAAAATTTGAGCTATTTCAAAAGCATTCTTCTCTCCTAATTTCTCTTTTGCTTTATGAATTTTGTCCTTTTCAATAAGCAAACATAATCACTCCTCAAGAAAATCAAAATCGTCCTCTTCAGTATAGCTTTTAGAACGCTCACAAAACGCCCGTACCGAACAAAGGTTATTACAAAAGAAATCATCACACTTGTAATTATTGATATTTTTGTCTTTAGCAGCGTACTGCACGAACACTTTATCTAACCAGCATTCTTCTTCAAGAATTTCATTTATGGAAGCCTCAGCCCAAGACAAAGCTTTCTCGTATTCACTCTTATTGAAATCTACGATTTTCATTTCTCCGAGCTTAAACATATTAAAAATCAATTTTGTGGGATATGTGTGATATGTTTCGTATATGTATTTGGAATACAGGTACAACTGAAAAAGATACTTCCGTAATTCTTGTTCGTTTTTAAAAGCTCCTTTGCTTTTGTGGTCGCAGATAATATACTCGCCATTCTTCTCAAGTATTAAGTCGATAACACCAACAAAGTTATACTCGCCAATTTTGGTTTTAATCTTCTGTTCAACACCGACTACTTGATATTCAGAAAAAACATCCTCAAAACCTCGAAAATATTCAAGACCTATTTGGTAATACTTCTTATTCATATCAACATAGCGATTTTTAGGGAAATCAGATAAAACCGTTCTTTTATAAGCATTTTTGTACCGCTCTTCAAGATCGAAAATGCTACTTTGACCTTTGTAATAACTTTCTAACAATTTGTGACATAAAGAACCCCATTGACTAAAAGCGTTTTCTTCTTGGGACTTCCTATCAATATATGATAAGAAGAACATACGAGGACAAGTCTGATAAGAATTTATACTGGAAAACGACCAGTACCGATTTTTTAATTGTTTTAAGTTAATCAAAATGGTAACTCGTCCTCTGTTACAGATGTAGTAGATTCTGCCTTTGACGGCGTAGTTATATTTGCGTCATCACCACTTTTGTCACGCTTGTCGTCACAAAACTCTGCATCCTGTATCATAATTTCTACAACCTGACGCTTCTCTTTTTTTTCTGTTTCGTATGTGCGAGAAGTCAGTTTACCATCAATTCCAATCTTTCTTCCTTTTGAAAAATGCTTACAAATAAATTCTGCAACACTTCCCCATGCCACACAGTTAAAAAAGTAATCATCGTTGTCTTTGCCATAAGACCTTACTGCAATTCTAAAATCAACAACCGACTTTCCATTGATTGTTGTTTTAAGTTCGAGTTCGGTTACAATTCTTCCAATTTCACATACTTTATTCATACTAAACCTCCCATTGTTCAAGTCGCTCAAGCACAATTTTTAGTGTCTCTATATCTGTAATTTTGGTCGGATTTTGATGTCCTGACATATCTGCAATAGAAGCATATAATTTTTTGCTATCAACGCCTTTGGATACCAGTTCTTTACAAATAGACACTACTTTGCCTTTAAGCACATCTAAATCAGATACTTTCTTAGCTTTGGTACGCTTTGCTTCATCGCTCAATTCTTCGCCATACCAAAGATTCAAACCAAGACCAAATAATGCTGCGTTTTTTGTTAGGCATCTCTTAATAGCTTTGTTTACCATCGTAGATTCTACTTGATCGGCTGATACAGACTTATTACGGTTATCCATAATAGCCAACTGCTCTTCTTGAGTTTCCCCATTAATGGATAATAATGTTTCAACCCAACAGGTTTTTCCGTCAGTATGATAAAGATTACCATTATCGTCTCTAACTACGGTATATGACGACCTTGGAAAATACTCTTTTATGTATGCCCATGCAGACGCCCATGGTAAATAATTCATACCATTTTTAGGCTTGACCTTGCCAGACACATCAATTGATGATAATGTTTGATAAATTGACTTGTTGTCAGAAATAATAATTCCCCCTATATATTAATTTTTTGTTAATTTAGCACAATCATAAGCACCACCTCCTTACAGTTTTATACTTTCTAATATGCAAAACTGACTTAATGATTATTTTTTAAAGGCGAGCTGTACCGCCTTTAAAAATCTTTATTAAACTTTACATAAGTGAATAATACTTATCCTTCCATGCAGTGTATTCCGCCTGTATAGTTTTTAGTTTATCTTGAAAATAAACATCTGTTTCCCCATCGTGTTCGGTATAACTCCGAGAACGCATTAGTTCAGCAAATGTAGGTATGAACCCCTGTTGTTCCAATATGTACTGTCTGTAAAACACTCCACTTTTATATAACGAACCATAAGATAATAATTTCGACAAACGATATGGTTTTGATTTGCGGGTTACACGAGTTCTTAAATATTCTACTGTTATATTGTTAAGACGAGTTGTACCTCTTAACAATTCACAACCTTGAACCCTGTCGAATTTACGAACAATACCATTCCTTGTTGTAGTGGTTAAACATTTCAAAGAACACAATTTGTTGATCGTTATATAAGCTTCAGTTGGAATCTCGTAGAGCGTGCTATTGTATGCAATAATTTTCTTTTCGTTATTGTTATCTATAGATACATGATTGCTTGTAATCTTTATCGTGTCTTCTTTTGGGATGCCCATATAAGCCATCCAGACAAATCCTCTCGACAACAAATCAACATTATCTTCTATTTCCGGTGGAAATACAGCATTGAGTTGAAATTGTAAGTGTTGTGGAGACGAAACCAATACTGTATTAGCATTAATATCCATAGCCTGCAACACATATGAGGATATGTTTGTATCACAAATATGATTCTTATACGCCCAATCTAAGTAACTCCTTAACATCGTGGCATCTCGTTTCCGTGAACCATATGTTTTACTACCTGCTATTTTAACCTGAACTTTCTGAAGATTTTCTTCTGTGAACCGTGAAATGTCTTTTTCAGATTCTTGTTCAAAAATTTCTATACTATTAAACAATGCCGTCGCTAACAGTATATTTTGTTTCGACGATAATGTCGATACAAAAGCCATTTTCGTAGTCTCATTATACATATCATCAGCACCTCGAATAAAATTATATATGTATAATGTATCACATTTGGCATTATTTGTAAACAGAAACAACCGCTGAAAGTTACATATTAACGCATTTCTCTTTGCACTTCACGATTCCATTCGCAAAAATCATAATACTCCCACCCTTCAATAATGGCAATCTTTTTTATTATATCGTAATCATCATAATAAGTAACACCTGCATCATCTAATATCTGCTGATATTCCTCTCTTTTGCGTCCTCGTTCCGATGTATAATACCCAAACAAAGCGTCCTCAATTTCGGACTGTCTTTCTTTATTGTATCTATGTCTGGAATTTACTCGATCTTTAGCCCATTCGGATTTTGAATGATGCAAAGTGGTCTTCAAACCTTCCGTCACTGTTGCCAAACCAACCAATAATAATTCTCCTATCATATATAACACCTCTTCTTATTTAAGTTTTATCCATATATATCCTACTGCCAAAACAACTAAGCAGAGGATTAATTGACCAAAAGTCACGCCATCACCAACCTTTTGTCTGCAAAATCTTGACTTTTCTCCCAAACATGCAGTAGTTCATCAAATGACAAATACGCAATTGCAGAAGAAGCAAGTAAATTTGCTTCTGTGATGCGAGTCATATGATATGAACTGAGTTTTGTAAGTTTTTTGGAGATTCGATCTTTAGAAATAGATATTGGGTTTTCACACAATACTATGCTGTCATACCTAAGACCAGAATTCTTGCTACTAATATACACATGCGTAGGCTGAGATGTCTTTTTTATCGAAGTAGTCAAAGGAAGAACAACAACATTAGGACTGTATTTATTACCAACATCATTTTGAAAAATTACACCCGGTCTTATTCCGCCCTGTGTGTGTCCATCTTGTGGAAAATCTATGAGATATACTTCGCCAATCTTTGGCTTGATTCCTAACATTCAAGCCCTCCTTTCTGGATTTCTTGGCTTTATTATATCACACAGTTCGTAAATGTCAAGTTCGTTTTGCATATTTGTATGCTAAATATTTATCGCCATTGTTAAGCACAATTAGTAATTTTGCACAATTAATATCTATGTATCTTACTCCTGCAAACACTACACTGCTGCTTACAGGTTCTTTTTGATTACTGAATTGTATTACTCTATCATTCAATATCGACCATTTTACCGTATCATAATTTTTGTCGTTGAATACAAAATAATAGTTTTTCAGTACACTCTCCCAATCTTTTAATGCAACTATCATATATATCACCCTTGTATGTAGAACATCTGTTCGATTATTTATTATAACAAGAGAATAAGCTATTGTCAATAGAGTTTGTTATATTGTGCAATTACATCACCTACTAAGTAAATACACTTATCCACCTCTTCAATCGTAGTTCAAATTATTCATATGTGTTCATTCGCCTTTCATTATTATTGTAAATTTTTTCTTTATTATAATCAACCCACAAAATATGGAAATAACATTGACAAAATTTTCCCAATAGTGTATCATCATATTAGGCTTTGAAAATGGGTAGGCTAACGCTGACCATCTTTCGATAGCTTACTTGGTATAGACATCACCAGATTTTCGCAGGTCGGAGTGATGTCTATTTTTTATATAAAACCTTTGTTTTATACATCTTCCGATACATAATGTTCGTACCGTAGTCTACTTAACAATTCTTCAAGCGTAATTGATAGGGCGTATTCTTTGTCTGTCATACCGCCTATAATAGATTTTTTAAGACTAAATCTGCTTACTATCTGTATGTCAGGCGAATTTGCAACAGAGCGAGACGAAATAATAACATAACATTTCAAATCTTTGCCATAGAGCCGAATGTCATTTTCTACTCTTTCTATCATCTCGGTATGATTCACTTCGATTGGTTTATCGTTATTGTCAAACCACGGCATTTAGCACCCTCCTTATTACCGTCTGAGCATAAGCATCAGTTTTAGCTTTCTCGTCAACATATTCCACCTCGGAATTAGAGAGATTGATTTTCGCAATCACTTTACCCTCTTCGTTGGAACTTGTTGTTCTCCAAGCATCAATATACATTATATTTTTATCATAATCAATGAAGTTGCTTCTGATTTCTCTATATTGACTTTTCATAAAACTACATTCCTCCTTATGACGAATCCGTTCTAAAACAAGAATTTTATTTATATTCTACCTTTATTTCTTCAACCCTCTTCAAAATTTGCTGCCACACCTTTTCGCCGTAGATATTTTCCAACAAGGGGCGTGTGTGAAATAACGAAATTATCACATATACACCCCAAGCATTAGCATCAACTTCCTCAAATTGCATTGCATAGGATTTTAGATTATTTTCTTGTGATGGCTTGTAGTTATCTACATTAAACTGTCCGTTTTTTACCTGCCACAAATGTCTCATTTCGTGTGATATCACCCACCATATTTCTACGGAGCTTTCCCATACGGTGTCAATATTAATAGCTATTACATTCTTATCAGGATTAATACCTGCTTTCGTGGTTGGTGTGGCAAATTTATTTGGTGGTTCATATGTAACTGTAGGTTGTTTTAATTTAAGTGTCTCACAATTGAATGTAATAACAGAATCAATAACTTTAACATATTTTTTCATTTTAATTCCACCTTTGATTTTTTGTGTCTTTTTGCATTTAATTCTTCAAAATACCGTTTTCTTTCGGGGGATAATTCTTTTTTGAAATGTTGTTTTGTTAATTCTTTAGCTTTTGTAAGTGCCGTTTCGTTTTGTGCAAAATATTCTAACCACCGAAAATCTTTTTGATTACAGTAAATTTTCATCGTTTCATCATAGATTTTCACCGTGTACCAATGGTCATTATATGTGATGTTAAGGTTTTCTTTAACAAGCCTTAAAGCAGTTTTATTCCTGAAACTGTAATGCCCTTTGTCATCGGCATAACAATTTTCGATGACTTCTATGATTTTATCTTTCATTGTTTTTTTCATTTTAATTCCACCTTACTTAAATAGGATCTCATAAAAATCTTCAGTATAGATACCGTCAGCCTTATCTTGCTCTTCGTACTTTTTAAGTGCTTTGCTTGCATCTTCATAAGTATCGAAAGAGTCAATTAACTCTTTTGTTCCTTCGTAAGCAACCCAATATTTTGGCGGATTTTCGCTGAGAATAATAACCAAAATTTGAGCATTCTTGTCACCAAACCAATCATCAAAATCTGCGGTAACATCACCATTAGCTATGACGGTCATACCATACTCTTCCTCGTCCATAAGTTCTTCATACAGAACTTCTTCATTTTCATTGTACAGATCATTCTCTATATCGTCAGGTGTATAAATGAAATCACTGTGAACACGATGTGTAAAGTCTGTAAATCTGTAGATTTCGCATTCAACATATTGTCCTTTGTAATGTTCTTTAACTTCTTTGATTGTCATAGTGTTTGCTCCTTTTTTATTGCGTGTTATAAGAAATGTTATTCTTGACAACATTTCATAAAAGTGATATTATATAGATACGGAAGTTTGTTTTTTAATTTCTGCTATTGCAGATAAATTTTTATCCTTTCTTCCGTTGTAGTAACCTCGCTTATGTCATAGTGTGCGAGGTTACTACCACATAAATTAAATCGTAATTTTTTTGTATCTCGAAAGCATGCCATAATGGTGTGCTTTTTTATTTTATCTGCTGATTGATTATGTCTGAAATATATGGTAATTCAAAATTGAGTAATTGCGATACTTTGTACGCCGAATTTAATAAAGGTGCTTTTTTCTTTGTATAATAGCAATAAGATGTTGAATGCGAAATGCCATACTCTGCTTCAAGCTTCAAATAATTCTTACCTGCCAAATCAAAAGCTTTACGGAATGCAGAATAAAAACTATGGTTGATTTCGTTCTCTAAATTTTCTCTTTCTTCGGCATTTGTAAACTCTTTATTTTGCATCAACACAAAATAAATCACAACCGCTACGCTATACGGAATGTTTCTTTTGGTTTGCTTATCATTAAAATAAGTGAAAACTGTTTTTTCGCTACACTTCATTTTTTGTGCAAGCACACGATATGTTATATTTTTTTCAGTCATTGCAGATTGGAAGAAAGAAATTAAAATATCATTGATGCTTTGAGAATCATTCATCATATGGTCGCCTCCGATCTAAATTTTGTACTTGTTCTAATTGTTAAGCTAATTCTGCGACATAAATATCCCAAATTTCCCACTCTGCATCCGCATCATAATCCTCTTCATCATCCTCATTAAGAGGGATGCTTTGGATGTACAACACATCATAAGTGTATGTATGAAGTCCATGCTCCAATCCCCAAGTTGTTGTACACTTATCTTTTGAAGATTCAAACAACTTTCGAGCCTCCTCTAAAGTGTTAAATCTGCCGATAACATTATAAGTATCGCCTAAACAATTACCTCCGCAGTAGCACGCATGGTCGGCAAGTTGTTTTGTAGTAAGATTATTTTTACGGTTGCGATATTCCCAATTTTCCATTCTTACTTCATATACTTTTTTCATTTTGTATACCTCCATTTTATTTGCTATCTTCAAATGGCTCTCGATAAGAATAGTGATTCTCTGTACAGAAAACACAACCCCACCAGCAGTGTTGTTGTCCACAAGGTCTAACACCATAGCCATCGTACCCTGCATTAAGCTTGCAACCATCACATTCGTCTTCCCCTGTGATTGTACAATATCCTTTCCCATCTGGGCAAGGTCTATATATATATGTGTGTGTGTCACCAGTTTTCCTTTCAACAAAGACTATCTCGCAATTGTCTGTATCGTAAGTTAAAGCAAAACCATCTGTGAAATCTAATGCCTTATTGTTTTTCCAGATTTGCCATTCCTTTACTTTTTCAAATAGTGTTTGCCAATCACCATTTTTGAAAGTTTTTCGGTCAATTCCATACATATCCACTGTATACTCATGACCGCTTGCCTTGTCGATGACTGTAAGAATCACAACACCGTTCTTATAATCAATACAAGCGTTGCCATTTGACAAATATTTTGGTCTTAACAGCATATTATATCCTCCTTATGTTTTACCAATTCGACATACTCATATGCCAATCATCGTATCCATTGTATTGTGTATCAAATCAATGTTTGTTTGGATTTCAAACCGTTCATCTTCTGTTGTTGTATAGGCAATACCGATACATTCAAGGTTTGAAAAGTCAACATTCTCTGTTCCATATTCTTCTTCGCAAAAATCAGTTATCAACCGTTTTGCATCGTCAATTGTATATTGTCTCATTTTGTATTCTCCTTTATTATATCATAATATCAACAATATTTCAAGTGAAACTCGCTAATATTTTATTATTTTCCACAATGTTAAGCCAATCTATCGGTTCTTTTGTTCTCCTGTCTGTGAGTAAACCTTTTCTCAGTAAGGGCAACAGAGTATTAAGATGAGTTTTGGCTTCGATATATGTTCCAAACAATCCGTAGGGCACATATGTGTCAGCATCTTTATTATAACCTTCAACACTAAACATGCTCTCTATCTTGTCCACTTTACACACTCCTTTTTCTTTATCGGCATTAAAATATCGGTTTTATTTTTAGTCGTCATCTTCTATACATTCATTGTCTAACCATTCTTCAAAGCAAGGATAAATCATTCCACCTTTAAATCCTGTATCTTCAAACAAATCAAATGCATCCCAAATATCAATAGTCTTATCGTAAAGACAACCTTTAAACACTGGCTCTTTTGCCTGTAACTCCTCATAACAATCGTTAATTTTACTTAAAAAATCTATTAGAGAATAACCGTGTGCAGCCATCCATTTTAATTGAAAATCATGATACTGTTTTATAATTTCTCCTTGCTTATTTAGTAATGCCTTTACCATTTGTGCGTTACCGCAAAATATGTCCATATACCTTTCAAGATTTTTTCGATAAAAACGTCCTTTGTCCAGACTAATCAAGACATTAACAGCATACTCAAAAGTCAACATCTCATCATCACGCCCACACAAAGATGTAAAAATATCTTCGATAGTTCCATATTTATCCAGCATTGAAGAATTGATTACCCGATCAATATCGTTGTATATTTTCTGTATTTTTGATATATCCATACTTTAATCCTCCTTAATTAAAAAACTATATTATGTAATATTACATAAACAATTCCGAGTTATAAAAGTGTTTTAATCTCTGTTTGCCGTAATCAAATCATTATTATATAATTAATGCTATCTGAATCCATCTGAACCTTACAGTCTTGTTTCTTAAACCAATTTGCAACTTCTGGTGAGATTGTTCTCCCTACACCTAATTGCACCAAATCGTGCCAAATATATGGTATAGTTTCATATTGTACTAAAGTTAATTTATTTTTTCTCATATCCACAGCATTATCAATTGATTTCCATTTTATAAAGATTGCTTCTGTTTTTTTTATTAGCTCTATACTTTTTGCCGTCATACCATTTATATAACATTTTTTGCACCTCATTTATGAATATAACTATTAAACAATCTTAAAAGTAATTACTTACAGATACACTTTACGCAACTCCATATCTGATAATCCGATTGTTCCATCAAGAAGATTGCATAACATATTATATTGCTCATTCTCATTAGTAGCATTGTTTGAAACGAAATCAAGAATATTACTAATCAGTCGATAACTCTCACCAGTTATATTGAAATTTTCTTCAATGTATAACAAAAACTCTGATTTATTCATTTATATTTCTCCTTATCGTTTATAGTTCTCCTTAAAAGTGCCGTTTTAATCTTCTCTGAATGTACATTTAAGTTCTTTATACCCAACCGGAATATCATCTTCAACGGATATAGCACACCAAGCCCAACCGCCAACTTGATCTTTATTGATGCCATAATAATCTCCGCCACCCAAACCGTTGCCAATAGCGGTTAACAGTGGTAATGGGTGAATAACCCAACCGCAGTTATTTGATCTCAACTTATAGTCATCACAATTAAGATAGATTTTCTTAGTGTGATTAACAAGATACTTACCGTCAAGATACAGCTCATCTTTATGTATTTCTTGTGTTTTAGAGTTGTCTCCCCAAGCAATTTCATGAAGCTTCGCCACATCTATACCGTCTGGAATATTCAAACCATCGGCACTATATGCATAATCACCTACCCACGCAACTCTGCAAGGGGTAAGGTTTTCATACAACAGTTTTGTTAACGAACAAACAAACGGATTACGCCACCAAGAATACTCAGTTAACTTAGCAGGAGTGTATTCACCGTCAACTTTTCTGTCATAGACGACTTTTTGTTCGTTTATTTCTATTACTGCATAATAATACTGTCCCATAATTAAACCTCCCTATACATTTTCTTTGCGGTTGGTACGCCATACTCTTGAACAAGATTCCAAAGCACATCCAACCCTTGTATATCTATATGCAAAATTTCTGTCGAATCTACAACACCTTGCAACCAAGCTTGTGCTGTTTCATCTGCAATATTCATGAATTTTCCATATATCTTTTTACCAGTATCGGATTCTAAAAGAACAGGTAAATCTTTAAAGTAATATGCGTCAAGTAAAAGCATAATTAACCTCCCTAAGCCACCATATACACAATATAGTTCTTAGAGAATTTGTCGTCAAAGTCATCATATACTTCTGTTCTCTGAATTAAGAAATGAAAACCATATGTATTTGTGTAACTGAAATATTTTTTCGTTCCAGTCTGATTGAAGTCAAGGCGACTGCCATCACTAAACACGATATAATTACTATGTTCTTCTGCTACGGTTCTGCGTTTGACATTTTTGTTAATGGTTATAATTCGTTCCATAGCGTGTTCCATAGCATTAATGCATTTTCTATCGTTATAGCGGAATAAGCTATCTACTAAAATGGTTTCATTATTTGATAGAGTTTCAATAAACTCCTTTTTAGTTATTTGAGTCATATGTACACCTCCTTCAGTTCTTCCTCTAACTCGGCAATGTTTTCTTTAATTTCTGCAATATCATTGATTAAAGAATTGTAATCGTCTTTGTAAGATTCTATCCAAATTCTCTCACGCTCAATTTCTGACAGATCTTCACAATAGGTGTTGTAATCTTCGTCTAAATCTTTTAAGTCATCTTCTAAATCAGCAAGCTCTGATTTAGCTTCTTCGATTTCAGATTCAATCTCCGATTCTGTTCGTAAACCCACCCATTCATAAACCGTTTCTGAGTCAAACCACAATAAATCATTTAACTCTGTTTCATCAATTCCTTCAGGGTAGTTTTCTTCAAGAACACTTTCCAATTCCTCACACTTGCCTTCACGGCGTATTCTGTCAAGAGTATTAACTGCTCCGCTCCAAGCTTCAAATGTATTTAAGTCCAATTCACTATATATTCTCATTTTTTAACACTCCTCTTCGGTGCCAATGTAATCCTCTTGCTTCGTAAAGAGGTATCCAGTGTGCTTCGTAAAAATCATATCCTGCTCCATCAATGCCGAAGAAATACCCGAACTCTCCTGAGTAAAAAATTCTGAAACCACATTCTGACATTAATTTAATGCCGTCATAGTCTGACAACCATTCATCATCTAGACCATCGCCAAACGACCACATCGTTCCCCACATCGGCAATAAGCTATACCTTTCAACCTCAAAATCAGAAATACTTAAAGTGATTTCTATTCCATCATCAAGGTTAATTGTATAATCATTATTATCAATACCGACCACCTCTCCATATGTTTCCGAATCAAAGCAATACACTCTATCGCCCACACGAGGCATTGTAACCTCCTGCCAGTCATCAATATCTATTGACATAAGTTTTGCAATAATACCACTGTCAATAGCATTAAATTCTCTTACCCATTCATGAGCTGCATCTGATTTTGTGATTATTTTCCGTAACATTATAATTCCTCCTTAAATCAATGAAATATTAGTTTTATTTACTGCTTTACAAAGTAAAAAGGAATACCAGACTGGTATGGATATAAAGTAAATGAATTATCACCCCATAACCTCAAAGCGTGACCTCCACCTTGTTTTTTGATAACTGCACGATATTTTCCATTTTTAATATTTTGCTGTTCCTCATAACTCATACGGTCAAAATCTGTTTTAAATAGCGTATCAATTTGTACCGGTGAATATCTAAATTTATAATCAATGATTCTCAAAATCAAAGATTTTTCCGTTTCTTTAATGCCAACGGTTAATTCATAGCCATCCCATCCGTCTTTATCTGCTTTATATATTCCATGTTGTAACATTTTACATTTCATTGCTCCTTATAATATTACTTTATTTGCTGTAAATCAGTTTGTCGGCTGCTGCGATAAATTCTACTACGGCTTCTCCGCCAATGAGATAATTTCCGCTTTTATTGTAAATATATTCTCTGAATGCTTCCGTGCAAGCATTCACCCTCTGCCACTGATTTTCATTGCCCAAAAGCCATTTGATAATAGTTGTTTTCAATCCCTTTGGCATTTTATTTTTCCTCCAATACATAACCCTGATGGCAATATCCTGTTACTTCCGATAGATAGTCTGATATTTCGTCCTCGTCTGTCATTCCTTCAGGTATATCAATTTCTGTCGGCAATTCTCCGTCATCATCATAATCGGTATCCCATAATATGTTTGTTGCTTTTAACATTGTTTTACCTCCTTAAAATTCTTCTTTTATATGTACTCTCTGCGTGTCTAAACTGACAGTAATATCAGGTTTGATTGTGTTAAATATAAGTCCTTGCTCTTTGCAAAATTCATAACATTTGTTATAAATATAAACTTCATCAAGTTCGATTTCGTCATTGGTTTCTGATTCATCGTAGTAGTCATTTAAAATCCTGTCTGCCAACTTAGAAATCTGATTTATTGTAATAGAATCATCAAACTCAAAACTCATCTGGTTAAGCGTGCCACAATCATAATCCCATTTTTCAAAACAAATAATTTTACTCATTTACAACACCTCATTCTTTTGTTTGCACCAAAAGCAATAATCACCACAGTCATACACAAAACGAACAATATTACCTCTTTTGTGAGACACAATGCCGTTGATGTCACATGGATATTCCCAAGTGTTATAGTTATGAAACCTCTCTTGCATAATACAAGCAATTAGAGCTTGTTTTGCCGATAGTGTAAATGTGTGTTTGTTTACTGTACCATCGTTCAATATCTTGTAAACATCTGTCATATTCATTCCTCCGTATCTAATAAATCTTCATACTCATCAAGAACCTCAGATACCGCTCTTTCTACAACATAACATTTTACTATGCCATCTGCATATGCTGGTTGTCCTGTTAATGTCTGTTCAAAATCCAAACCAAACACATTCACTGCCTTGAATAGTAAATCAAAATTGTGACACAAATGTTCTTCGGCTGTCCAATTTTCAATGTCTGCGAACTTTTTATTTGCTTGCACTAACAAAGGATTCATATATTCAGTTAGTACCCCATTACTAATTATCTCTTCTTTTTCGTCTCTGCTTATGTATTCCAGAATTTTTATATTATCTCTAATATAACTTCTGACATTTTCTTTAACTGCTTCGACATAATTGTATTTCTCCATAGATGTCTCCTTACAACAAAAACAGCGAAGACAAAAAATCTTCGCTGTTTTATTTCTTATTCATTTGCAAATGCTTCGTTATACTGACGCATAAATTCAAGCTCCATCTGTTGAGTTTTGCTTGTTATTCCTAATTGTGTATAATCTTTCGCAATAATATTGTTCTTATACACACCGAAAAAATTCATATTACAATAATCAGAATTTATATCAGTGTGATCGTAATTATAGCTATCTGCATAATAATACGCATAATCAGCAATCGCATGAACAATTTTACTATTTTTCTCCCAAGGTGAAGATTTAAGACTCACATTAATATAAATATCATTGTTTGTGACTTCCCAATGACAATCAGGAAATCTTTGAACCAGATGACTTCGTATTCTATTAGATATCAGTAAATTATTATGTATATGATACTTTTGATAATTGTCTGGTATACTATCAATTTTAGTTAAAGTAAACATATTTACTTAATTCCTCCTTAGATTTTGGCATTTCTAAATATAACTATGGCAGCGACGAGACTCCTGCAGGAAGCTTGGTCATTGGGATTGCAGATGTAATCGCAGCCCGTATGTGGCTTTTCAGCTCCACATCGTGGGTTTGTAAGTTCATTTCTGTAGGGAATCTTGGGTTCGAGTGTTCATTATCGCTAACTTGCTGGTCGCAAATTCAACCTGCCCGCATCGCCATCTGCTGTATCCTCCATCCGGATGACTCTTCTGCTCCTAACCTTTCTGATACTTTACTTTAAGTAAAGCAGTCTTTCGACAATGCAAATGCCAAAGGGAGAGCGTACTCTCCCTTGTTTCAAATTCTTATATGTATTTACGATTTACAATCCAACCTGTTCGGCTTTGTGTTTAGCAATCATATCTTGTGCTTTTTTAATGGCGTGTTTTTCGTCTGGAGCGTAAACATCTACACTGTAAATTTTACCTTCTCTATCTTTCCAGACTCTTTCCTTTTCGTTGTAGTCACTTATTTTTGCTGTATTGCTAACAGGATTATACGCCCAACAATAGTTTTCTTTACCGTTTTCTCCATCTTTATATACTTCAATACAAGCTTCCTCCCAATTATCAGAGTAAGCTTCTTTGTATCGTTTCGCTTTGTCATAATCGGTTGTTACATTACAAATATGATAGTCTGAATAACTTCCTTTTGTAATAATATAAATTTTCACACTTTCACCTCTTTGGTTAATTACGCAATATCTGTTTTTATCTGCTTATTTTACTGCTATAAATGCAATTATTAAAGGATAAAAACGGAAATTACGGTTTTAGCTGTAAAACTATACTTTTATCCATTCATCATTCTTTAACATTTTCCCTGTCTGTTCCTCATATGTATATGTGCCACCTTTCCACATTCTTAAATCGTTATGGGCAGCATCAACTGTTGCCGCAAAATAATTCCAACTTTCATCCTTTTCATATACACCGTTGAACCTATTGCGGGATCCGAAAATTCTTTTTGCAAATCTTCCACAACTACAAAATGAACCGTACTTATTAGAATGATGCCTCATAAAATTCAAAATATCATCTTCAGATACGGACTTGTCGAATTGTATCCAGAACATTGACTGATTGGTTTTATTATGTCCTTCACAAGACATTACTGTAGATAACCCGTTCTTATTAAAAAACTCCACGAGTGGAATTACTGCTTTGTCCAATCCTTTACTCAGCCACTCTTTTTCACCCATGTTGTATTACTCTCCAATATAAATCAAATTATCAATATATGCTCTATCAGTTCCTTTGAGTATAGGCATATGTTCATCAACATACCATTGAGAATGACCGTCATTTGTCGCCCGTTTAATACAACTGCTTCCTCTTTGCTTATATACACATAATTTATCCCAATCATGTCCTATACTTAGTGTCATACTCTTGATATCTATAGTAGATTTCTTATACAATTCCCTATCGGTAAAATATGCTCTACCGTATGCTTGTATTGAATTTCTCATTGCATCAAGTTGCCGCCAAAAAATATTGTTACACACTTCTTCTTTTGGAATGTTAAATACACGAGCATCAAATGTAGCTCCTTTTTGCATAGCTTTGTAATACACCCGTTCATAATCCGTTGTTGGATCTGTATATGTCCATACATCAGTTATATGTCCTTCGCAAAATCCACTTAAAAATTGGTTAAAGTATAATGTCGCCATGCTTGCTGCAACACTACACATTTTTTGAACATTATATTCAAACCATGCGCCTGTTTCCAATGTTTGGTAATCTACAAGCACTATGGTAATTTCATCAGATTGCGTATACCCAAACACACACCCTTGAATATTTTCACAGAGACATTGCATAGTAGTCTGCATAGCTCTAATCATAAAATTATCAAATGGCTTCTGAAATCCTTTAGTAAATGTATGAAAAGCTTTGCCGTCAACTCTGATTATTACAGGAGTTCTTCTTGTGAGATATGTTCTGTTTACATTCTCATATCTTTTCATTCTGTCACCAAGACTATCTTGCATCTATATCGCTCCTTAATATTTAGTTCTTTGTATTTTTCATAACACTTCCACAGTGTGGACAATAGTTGCTATACATTGGATTATGAGAGGCGTTCTTTCCAGTAAACCACTTACAAGCCGAACAGTACACTTCTCCTTTACAATATGATTCACGACTTGCTAACCACCTTGCAGTGGTGCGTCTTGATTTTTTAGTATCAATAAATTCTTCGGGCGAATAAACTACACACTTGTTACCCGCACTTCCCGTCTGAGGCGGCGAACAAAGTTCGTTCTTTGCTTTGCACATCGTCTCTTCTTGGTTGTAATATTCACAAGTTAAACAACTATGATTTTTCTTTCGCCATTCGTCTGGTGTGACTTGTACCATTGCGTTTTTTCTTGTCCCTTTCTTTAAAAGCTTAAACATTTCGTTTTTAAAACTCCTCTTTTATTCTCCTACATATACTAAGTCATTAATATACTCCCGACCGTCTGCTTTAAAAATAGGAATTGCGTTATCAATCACCCAATTACTTCTGCCTGTTATGTCGTCTATCTTGCGAACACAACAGCTACCTCTCTTATATTTAATAGGGTAATTATTCCAGTTAATACTTTTATCAAGCATAAGCATATCCTGAATATTTGCTGCAGATTGTCTGTCTAATTGTTTGTGAGAAAAATATGCTCTGCCAACCATCTGAATTGAATTTCTGGTAGCATCGTTCTGTCTCCACAAGAGGTTGTTACAGACCTCCTCTTTAGGGATATTAAATACACGAGCGTCAAACATTGCACCTTTTTCTACAGCCCTGTCAAGTACTCCACGATAATACTCATCGCTTTCATTGTTTCTACGCAAAATACGAACATTCCTTTTTAAAAAATTGTTAAAAGCAAATGTTGCCATACTTGCCGATACACTGACACATTTCTGCACATTGTAATCAAACCAAGCTGATGTATCTATGTTTTTATAATCAACAAGTACAAGTGTGATTTCATCTGATTGCGTATATCCTAAAACACAACCTTGTATATTCTCACATAGATATTTCATCGTTTCTTGCATGGTTGTCGAAAGAATATCATCAAATGGTTTTCGAAAACCTCTTGTCAATGTATGAAATGATTTTCCGTCAATTCTAATAATAACTGGCGTTCTTTTTGTGAGGTATGTTCTATTAACATTTTCATACCCTTTCATTCTATCTCCAAGATTATCTCTCATTTTTATTCCTCCCTATTATATAAATTTCTTGTCAATGATTGACTTTTTCGTCTGAATGTACGATTGAGCTGTTTCTTTGCCCAAGACTTCCACCGTTTTGAATGATGAAAGAAGGGGTTGTTATATTTTAATCCACGCAACTCTTCGACTGTCCACTCATTCTTACCGTTCACTTTCTTGTAACTGTTCTTCTTCATCGCTATCCTCCTTTTGATCGTAAATATCGGTATGAGCAAAAATAAGTGCCATTACAGTAGCTGCAAAACAACCGCCAAATATCGCTCCAATGACAATACATACAAACTGTAACATTATTCCACCCCTTCCTTAACAATTCATTACCTTTGACGCCTCTGTAAAGATTTTTGAAAAACCGGCGGTACAGGTAACTGCGGCTCTTTCAAGCTGACGATCAATAAGCTTGTCGTAATCTGTAACAACACCGCCTGCCTGAACCATTTCAAGCGCACAGTTTTTGTCAAGACCGATAATCTTACCGCCCTCAAGTTCGGGAGTGTGAAAAAGGCTTGCACCGAGAGGTGTAAATATTCTGCCCGTAGCCTGAAAATCAAGACCTGCGTTTGAATTCTGAACCTGAAAATCAAAACCTGCGTTTGAATCCTGAAGTTGAGAGAGCGAAAGAATCTTCTGCATTTCGGGGGTTGACGCAAGAATTGTGTTGAGCTCATACGGAGCAAGCTCTGTCCAAAGCTTTAAAAGGTCCTCATATGTAACCTTGCCGCCTGTTGCAACATTAAGTGTGCCGGCGGGATTTTCATTTCCGTCACCGTTCACAAGCACATCAATCGCATCTTTAAGCTGTGCTCTTGCAATATATGCGCCAATCTGATTGAGTGTTACGGTAAAGAGGTCAAGACGCTGAAAGCGAAGTGCCTCATATGATGCAACAAGCATTCTGCCGCGCTTGTGGAGCTTAACAAGGTTTTCTCTTGTCTTAACCTCAGTCTGCGGAATCTTTGCACCCTCGCCGACGAGTTTAAGACTCTTGTCATCCTCACTCGGAACAGATGCAATACTGCGGTAATCCATGCCCTCAATGTCTGTCACGGTTGCCACAAGATTTGGGAGAATATCCGCTCTCTCCATGCCCTGCATAACGGCTCTGCTCACATATTCGGGGAAAAGTGCCGCAGAGTTTGAACTCTGAAAAAACTTTTCAACACAGTCGCTGTTTCTGCCCTTAACCTTAATGTCAAAGCGTTTGAGCTGACGGGAAAATGCGTCAAGTCCCTCAAGTGCAGTACCTCTGTAATTTTCTGACGGATCAAGCTTTTCAAGTGCGCCCGAAATTCCGCCCTTTGTCTGATACATACCCTTTTCAATTGTAATATTTTCAAAATTTGCCATAATATCTTCCTCCTTTTGCTAAGGTAACATTATTCCGCTCTTTTGCTAAGTATTTGTAACATTATTCTTAGCCTTGATGTAGTCCATAACATCGTCAATGTCGGCATAAAGCCAAAATGATACATCGTCATCGTTAAAGTGAGGACATTTGTATGTTGACTTGCACCATTCATTAACTCCATCGTTATATCGACATACTTGTTTATGTAGACATAACATACACTTACTCAATTCTTATCCAATCCTCCTTATTAACCACAAAAAATACATCTAAACTCTTCGTCAGTAATTTTACCTAATTGCATATCAATATATGCAGGCAGAGTCTTATTGTTAATAGTCATACTGTTAATAGTAGGTATCTCATAAAGTCTCGCACTAATATGGAAAACAGCTTCATCAGAACACATATGTTCTTTAGTTACCTCACTACAGTAAGTGCTAATTCGTTCTTCAATACGCAACAAATGTTCAATAAGGTAAATCAATTGTTCTTTTGATAAACTTTGCATTGCTTGTCTTTCACAATCTAACATTACACCGCCTCTCTCTCGGTTTTCTTAACCACCTCTCTGTAATCCTGCTCAAGAGCATTCATATACGCTTTTGTAGTTTTTATGTATATATTAAGACTTTTCACTTTTCTCTCAGCCTTCTTTAATTTTTTGTGATTTACGGCAATACAAATATCACAAGCGATTGCAATTATTACCGCAATTGCCGAAACCACAATTGATATAATTGTCGTTATATCCATTTCTTACACCTCCTTAAAATATGTATTTTATTATCCAATCGCACCAAATTTCTTGGTAGTGGATAGGCATTGTGGACAAACCAATTCTCTATATACAGGATTGCTAAAAGCTCTGATTGAATAAATATCGGTTTCAAAAATGCAACCGCACATTCTGCACTCAAACTTAACCCAACTGCCATCCTGACGAAACAGTTTCGTCACACAATCTGTGCCTTTTTTAATAATTTTTATCATTACGCTCCTCCACCACTTTCATTCTCATCTGCTTTGGATGCAACAAAGCCCCATTCGTATGCGTCATACGGGTTCACAAGTTCACCGCAACAAAGCTTTGAGCCATAAACCTCGCCCTTTTTGTGAGTACACATCGCAATGTCCTCACCGCACACATTGCACACAACCCTGTCAACGGCACAGCCAACGCTTACTTCCTTGATAATTCCGCTGTCAATCGCAAGGATAATATCTCTGTTGCTCTCACAAACGGGAAGATATGCCCTTGCCTTGAGCCTGTAGTAATCGTCACCCAAAGCCGTTTTCCGACCGTCAATTTTCTCAACCTTACAACTAAAAATTCTTGCCGCCTGATTTTTGGCACTCGGATTGTGGTCAATGATTCCTGTCTTTCCAACAAAGAGCTCTGCCAGTTCATAAAGCGAAACTGTTGTAAAGCGTTCGCCGTCACGGTCAACATCGTTGTCACACAGTACAATTGAGAATAAGTACACATCATTTTCATCTACCGCAATTCTTGTGTAGGTGTTAATAAGTTGTAAATCGTCATCGGTCGGTTTGATATTCTTTTCAATCAATAATTGTTTCATATAGTAATCACCTTTCTAAAACACATTCTTTGGTATTAAACCCAGCAGCACCTTTATGACCGCCGCCACCATACAACATAGCAACCTTTGAACAATCAACCTTCGTTGAACGCAGAGAATATCTCCATTCGTGACCATTGAAAACAAAGCCAATCAGCATATCATAATCGTCAATGTTATTAATCACAAAATCGTCACTACTCATCATTCCCATATTAACAGCAAAGCATTTGTAACCGTTAAACATCACCTCAAAACCGACAGCTTCACAATAATGTGTCATTGTTTCTTTGCGATACTGAATCCTTGAAACACCTTCCTTAATTAAAGCGTTTGTAGCACCATAACCATATACAGGATCATTTAATTCCAGCCACTGGTGACTGGTTGGCTCTGTGTTCGGTAGTGCTTTAAATCCTGCGTGAAATTCTTTAGTTAAATGTCCATAGTTGAAAGTCCATACATCGTAATCAGCTATCAGTTTTGTAAACATTGGAGCATCCTTCGTCATACTTTCCTCGAATGGTTTAATGTCGCCAATACCACCATTCGTCATGTGCTTCAAATAACAATATGTAAGCATACAGCCTGCTACCCCATCATATCTGACACCACGAATTTCTTTGTCATAGTTTTCATATTTTTTAATTGCTGAAATATGGTGGTCAATCCAAGTAACATTTGGTGTGATTTCGAGAAGCTTATCCATTTCATTTGGTTCGATTGAGTAATCAACAATATATACTGTTTCATTTTTCTTAATCTTATCAAATGGAAATTCTCTACCATAATCCATTTTTATATAACCGATATATTCTGTTACATAAGCGAGTTCCTTAACCCAAAAACCTGCACATTTACCATCAGCATCATTGTGATAAACTATTTTCATTTTTTTACCTCTTTTTTAATAAATTTGAGTTTTACACCCGACATACAGTTTACACCATATCATTTACACCGTTTTTCCATATAAACCCTGTCATAATAATTAGTAGAAAAATAGGCATTATAAATGTTCGTGAACTGTTTTGAAGTTGTGCGACTATATTTGCCGATTTCATAAACAGTACGCTCATTTACAAACCCTAATATAGTTGCATTTGTGTTTGTAAATGAGATTATTGGCATAACCCAATAATCAGTATTTCGTATGGTAACATTAACAAATGAATCCATTGTTATAAAAGTTTTGAGATGAATGTCTTTCACCCATTCAATATTATTCCCTTTACATTGTAAAGCATTAACAATTTCATTTGCTGTGGTAACATCTAACATAATTTTAGCCTCTTTTTTAATTTTTTAGGTTTTACACCCGACACTTCGCCAATACTCATTGATTTGATTTTTTCAAAGTTTATCATTCTGTATCACTCCTTATCTCAACATACTTCGGCAATGAAAGTATATGTGCTTTTTATAAATTTTTGCCCCACAAGGTTTGCCGATAACTTTGAGAGGTCTTGGTAAAACTTCATCATCTTCACAATAATATTCATCAATGGCATAAAAATCATAATATTTACCGAGGGTTGTTCCGTTCATTTTTTACCGTCCTTAATAGGCTGATTCCAGCATTTAGCACACGCATTGTCTACTTCGCAATTATCTAAACTCGTCGCCCCTAATTCATACAGACATATACCTTTAGGAGTTCCATCATCCTTAAGTGGAGTGTTTGGAAAGATTTTCAAAAGCTCCGTAAGATATGTTTTCTGTGGATGCTCATCCGACCATTTCTGTACAATGGCAATTGCTTTTTCGGGATAGCATGTTTCAAAGTCCGAACATGCCATATTATCGGTTGTACCATTATTTAAACTGTTTAAAGGACATTCAGCACAATTAAGTTTGCATATATATGTACCACCATTTAGTTTATGTTTTTTCGTCAATCTTGCTTTTTCAGCAAAATAATTTGCAGTAATATTACAATCAATCATTCTTTACACCTCTACACTATCTTGTTTAAATGTTGAATTTATTCGTGGTTTTTCTCAGTTAAATTCCAATAAAACCTCACTTTTATTTAATATACTCCCAAATATCTGGCAAATTATCAGGTATAAACTCCAAATAGCTCCTAAGACACCACCAGCCAGAATCCTGCTTAGATGCTCCGTTACAATCGTGTAAGTAACTGCGAGGACACGAAAACTCAACACCTATCTGAGTACCATTGCCTGTCACGGTACATACTCTACCTGCTGCTCCTACATACGGAAAATCAGGATAGACTGCAAGTATTGTCGGAAGTATTTTAACTTTATCTCCAACTTTAAAAAGTTGGTTTTTCTCTATGGACGTTATCAATCACATCCTTCGTATTATTCTCTTTTATACTCTTAATATTTTTAACCACAATTGTGGGCTTTGGAACTTTCTTCCTTTTGAGAATCATCGTCATTCTGCGATGCTCAATGATTGTATCTTTAATGTTTATGTATATCATATTTGCAATGAATGGAATGAACAAAATCAACAATTCGCCACCGAGCATTTCTGATTTCCGTTCATTCACTGCTCCTAATCGAGCGATTATAAACAACGGAATTGTAATGGAAATTGATATTGCACTTATCCAGAATCGCATTCTATGTAGTTCAGCTTTTAACCTCTTCATTGGATTCTTTCCTTTCTTTTATTTGGACGGACTCAGTTCATTCTAATGAACAACCACAGACCGTTATGGTGACGCTTATCCGTCATGCGTCAAGGAGGTTACAAAATGAGTTTGTGCCGATTGCACTCACTTGTAAATGGTGGACTGTCAGGGAGTCGAACCCTGTACCCTCAAATTATGAGTTTGACGCTCTAACCTGTTGAGCTAACAGTCCATATGGTGACACAGAAGAGATTTGAACTCTCACTTTGCAAATTTTAAGTCTGCTGTCTCTGTCGTTGGACTACTGTGTCATATTCGGTATTGTGTAGATTGAAGGCTGACGGAACAACAGTCAAGGGACACTACCATTCCATTCAACGCCAAACTGAGTAACTGATCAGTATAAAGTCTTTCTACAATAACAGTAGATTTTTATTTTGAACCGCAAGGTTATAAAGCTACACAATACCGTTTGGCTGAGCAGGTGGGAATTGAACCCACGATACTGGAGTCAAAGTCCAGTGCCTTAACCGCTTGGCGACTGCTCAATATATTTGCAAGCAAAATGGTTTCCGAAAAACTTGCAATGAATTTTCATTAAGAATTTAATAAAATCCCACCAGATGTTATTAGCATCTACGCAAGTCTGCTTTGATACATTTCATAACATCCTGCTTAAATTTACGAGAATACTCCTTCATTACATTTTCAAAATACTCTTTTTCAATCATTGAGTAATATGCATATTTACCCATCATTTGTTGGAGTTGTGGCAACGCCCAAACTTGACCGCTTAGCCTATCACACATATAATTAAATAATGTAGCTTTGAACTCTTTTTTATTCTTATGACCGACTGTAATGTCGCAATTTTGATTATACATAACACCTAATACGAACTGATTTCCACTTTTAAACTTTGTTTTTTCTTTCTCAATTGTAAACGGAGCGTGAATTTGAGTTAGTGTTTCGTGGATGAATCCAAGAACTTCATCTGGATTAAACTTTCTGCGGTGTGAAACTTGTATATCATCGCTATATCGGGTATATATATAGTCTTTTTCACGACACTTTTTTGTCATTATGTAGTCAAATGGTATCATCATAATATTAGTAAGCATTGGACTGATTGGAGTTCCTTGTGGCAAGCCCCCATTAAGAAAACATAAATCTAATGCCCTGCTTAAACACTCTTTTCCAAAATCTCGTTCAATAACTGCACTAAATGGAAATATTTGTGCCATCATAGACATAAGAAACTCTTTGGTAGTATTACCAAAAAAGTTTTGAAAATCAGTTGTTATCCACCAGCGACTATGGTTATACTGATGCTTGGAAACTGCATCCGAGGCTGTTCTATGTCGAACATAAGCGTATGCGTTGGTATGATGTAATGAAACACCCGCAGTCTCGAAAATCTCTTTTAAGTCTTTCAATGCTTCAGATAATTCATCATCCGGAGCACAGATTTCTCTCCATTTAACTCTGCCATATTCATCTAATTTCTTTTTTGGAATATAGAAATGAGAATAATGTTTTTCAATTTCTTGCCCAAGATAACTCCATTTTTTATTAAAGGCATCCAATGTGCCAACAATCAAATTGACATTGTATTTTTCTTTTGCACTCACAGGTATAAAATCAACTCTGCGAGTTACTGTGGCTGCCGCAGATTTAGTACCCCATAACCACTGCGGAGAGTGTATATCTCCTTCAAGCCAACTCCAAATGTTAGGCTTCGATTCGGTTTTTGGCAAACACACATAGTAGCACATAATTGTCCCTCCTTTACATTACTACCGTGTCAAATTTATATGGAGAAGAAATAATCAAAGGGCTTAATTTTCTTTCGGTAATCCATTTAAACAGATTTGTTGTACCTTTAAGTACAATATCTCTTACAACAATAGATTCACCAATCTCTACTCCACATGCTGACACTGGAGTTTCGGCTTTTGCTTCTTCATGTGTGAAATTCATTGTTTTAATCAAATTATCCACACTTGGTTTATCTCTCCACTCTACCGCATAGTGCTGTGCATCGTATCTTGCAGTACGGTAATTCAACATTACCTTTATGTATGGATTAAGTCTATTCTGCTTGCAAATATTTCTGCACAAATCAATATTGTCAGCACAAAGAATTACGATTCCGTTAAGTCGCTGATTAATATAGCCTTGCTCAAACATCTGAACTTCGATATCAGGATTAACGGAAAGCAAGATGTTTTTTAACGACTCTGCTTTGTTGTGGTTTAAATCACAATTAAAAAACATCTGGTTGCAAAGATTTTTACTTTCAACGAAATCAAAATCATATAATTTAAACTTACAAAAGCCATATCTTGCAAGAAGCTCTGCCTGCGTACTACCTACGCTCCCACATCCAATTATATGTATAGTGGTTGACAACTCCTTCTGATATGGGTTAATATCTCCTAATTTACTTAAATCCATTCCGTAAGACCTCCTTAATATATATACAAACTTGCCTGTTCAATCAATGATTTCCTATCGTTAGTTATCGCTCCTTTATGTACAAGATCACTCAACTCATCATGTACATCTTTGGCGTCCAAATAAGGAACACCGAATATATCTTGAATTTCTCCAATAGATAGTTCAATAGAACTCTGGCTTTTTACACCCGTATTACCGTAGTTGTAAGGATATTCATAATACGAATACGATACTCGTTTTGGTTCTGTAACCATATCGTTTAATTCTTCCTTGAAAGACATCAATGTATCGTAAACTTCAGGTGAAACACAAAGTATTTTTCCAAACGACTGAATATTATTTGTGTTTAATGTTATCTCAGGCTGAGTATCCTTACTTGTAGACTTATATGCTAAATTAAGCACACCATCATAAAGATATATATTAAAATCACCTTTTTTATTTATAATCATAAAGATATAAAAATCAGTATTATCAATCATTTTCACGATGCCTTGCTGAAATTTTGTATCAACAGATGATGCCGATGTTCCCATATTTACATGAGAATGCCCGTGAAATCTAAGACTGTTATGTATATCATCTGGCAACTCAGTCTGCCATTCGTTATACTCTTCCTGAGAAGGCTCAACGGTTGTTGGAGTAACTACTTGAGGATATACAAAGATATCAGTAATAACAAAGTTGTTGTTTTGCCTTTCGACTGTACCATGCCACCCCACCTCTTTGTCATTTACCTCAACAAGCATCATCATTTTGGCAAAAGCTAATGGAGTGAAAGATATTGTAGGTGTTTCCATACCTGTCGGTATCTTTAAAAGTTGCATTTTATTTTCTCCTTTCGTTCCATTCGTTTACTGTCATAACTTCTCCAGACTCCTTATCCATAATACACGAGTAGTCTGCCTCATTGAGCAGAGCTCCCAACCTATGCATCACCGTAGAATCCATAAAATTCAAATTTTGTGACGCAGTAAGAATAAGCTGTATTGCATAGCAGATATTGCCTTCTGCTAATGCAGTTGCGATATCTATTCTAAAACCTCCAAAGCAATCAAATAAAGCCAAATGAGGATGAGGCATATAACCGTATATATATGTCTCACAAGCATCAAATGAATTGCTATTAAGATTTATACAGATTTTACATTCGGTTAATAAATCAATTCTGCCATCAACCATCCAACATAGAACATCCTTACTTACGCTTGGCATATTATTAATAGTGGAATTTTCTGATTTTAATATTTCGGCAAAAGCATCCTCATCATACTGAGTAATCGGGTTGCATACTACAAACTCAAGGTCTCCTCCGTTAATTTTCACATCAGAAATCGCACTGTTGTTTGTAAGCATATCTATCAATGCAGCATTATCATTATCATTATCATTGTATAATGATAATTGTTTTTGGCAATTCAACAACTTTTCGTAAACCTCTGCTGCATATGCTACATAATGTCTATAATCTGATTCATAATCCTTAATCCTTTCGTGCAGTTGCTCAAGAGTGCGTTTCTTTTTATATTGTGCAAGATCGGCAATTTGAGCATTTAACACAACCTTCAATAATCCTTTTTCTTCTGAAATTTTCTCGGCTAACTCGTACAATTTATCATCCAAACCTTGACTTATTTCATCAACAATTGGTTTGAATTTGTTTTTGATCTCTTTTGCTGTGCAAACAAAGTCAAACAGCGGAATAAGGAAAACAGCTATCGTGTATTCTACAAGTTGTCTATCAAGCGGGTTTACCCAAAAAATATACTGATTGTCACTAACCCATCCTTTTGATTTATGATGGGTTAATTCACAATACTTATCATAATTCTCATACGATTCCACACTACAGTTCAAATTCTTATTAATTTCCTCCATAGTGGGTTCTATGTTGCTATACCATATATAAACAGCTTTGTCTGTTTCGCCTCTCTGCGGTGTCCGTATTCCTAATGTCTGTGTCACGAAAACACAACCAAAAAATATAGATGGTAAATCACTGTTCTTAGTGTAATAAGGTTCGTAAACACATTTGACAAATGTTTCGATTATCTTGGGGCAATCGCCTCCAAATGTAAGACGGCTATCAAAACAACTCCGTGTGTGTAAATTTGTAATTAAATCCATTCCTATTCCTCCTTAGTCTTTGGCATTTCTAAATACAATTGTAGCAGTGAGAAGACGCCTGCAGGAAGCTTGGTCATTGGGATTGGTTGATGTACTCATAGCTTCGATGTGGCTATTTCAGCGTCAAAATCGTGGATTCGAAATCTCCTTTCAGTTGTAACCCTTGGGTTTGTGAGATAGTCGCCGCTACTCGTTTTTATCACCGTGCCTTTCCTTCACCTTGCCTTCATCGTCCTCCCTGCCGGATGACTCTTCTGCTCCTAACCTTTCTGATACTTTACTTTAAGTAAAGCAGCCTTTCGACAATGCAAATGCCAAAGGGAGAGTACACTCTCCCTTGTTTCAAATCAAATTATGCACAATCAGCTTTGACAACTGATGCAAGAATGTATGTATCTCTTGCGCCAACAATGTCAGACAGCGTTCTGTTGATATCCTGTGCAGATACCACAACGCCGTTAATATTGAGAATACCATTACCCATTTCGAGCTGGGCTTCATTGAAAGCCTGCTGAACTGTCATTTCATCCGGGTTGCCAATGATTGTTTTTGACTTAAGATTGTTCTGAACTTTAATGCTTTTCATTATTATTTCCTCCTTGTTTACGCTGTTACAATCGAGCCGACAATTTTTGCAATGTTTGCATCAATATCAATACAAGCTTCTGATACATTTCTTTCAATCTGTTCAAGATTTGTCAGAATTGAACCAAAGTTTTCTGCAATCCACACCTTTGTGTTGTTGGCAGCTTCTGATGGGAGAGGAATTGTAATTGATGCTTTTGACGCTGTGTAAGAATTACTTACAAAAGAAATTCCGCAATCGCTAAAACTCTCTCTGTGTTCGCTTGGCTTTACAGCGAAAAGCATATTGCCATCGTCATCCTTTAAGGACAATACATCTGGCTTGTGTTTGTAAACTTTAAAAAGTTCCTCCATTGAAAAGTTGGCTTCAATAACCATCACATTGTTTAATGTTTTTACAGTCATTTTGTGACTCCTTTCTGCCTCGTATGGCACTTTAATTTATTTCTACTTTAGCATTACCCAGTTACACCACGAGGAGGTAGTAGTTTTGTAACCGCTCACCCCTATCTAAAGGGGTGCTGTAACATTTCTTAAATAAAGATGGAACTTGATGAGAGTCTGTAAATTAATCTTTTGTTTGCTACTAAATTTGGGTATTATGCACTTATCGACTACTAAAGTAATCTTCCTCTGTGCTTTTGCGTTTAAGCTTGGCTTCGGAAAGTGTCCTTTTGGTCTAAGAACTTTGATTTCTTTGAGAACATCCCGTGCCAGTTGCTGTCCATTTTCGATTCGCCTTCAGGCTGTATCCCTTTCTTCTCTCTAACCTTTCTAACACCTTACTTTAAGTAAGGCGGCTTTATTTAATAAAGCAAGCAAATGTTACATTATTCAAATCCTATTTCTTCATACGCTTCAACAGCTTCTGTTTCGGTGTCTCCCGAACACAACACATTGCCATGCTCATCAATAACTTCAAAGTGACCATTCTTTGCAATTACCGTCATATCATCCCTCACCTGCCACTCAAAATGTGTTCAAATATATTCAAACACATCGAGAAATTAAAGTCCTTGCGGATACTTCTTACTGCTTCGATGTGTATGCTTTGGCGATTGTAAACAATACGCTACTCACAAGTTCGTGTACACTCCACAGTCGTAAATTCCTGCGATAGCCCGCAGTACATACTTACGTTTGCTTTCATTGTGCAACTTCGTAAGTCAAAGCATTTCTTAGATTAAGAGCAGCATTAAAATCCCTATCCTCGACATAGCCACAATCACAACGGTATATTCTATCTGAAAGCTTCAAATCTTTCTTGATAGCACCACAGCAATGACATATTTTGGATGATGGATACCATCTGTCTACGACTCTTAATTCAATACCATTTTCATCACATTTTGCTTTAAGCTTGGTTCTAAATTCATAGAACTTCTGTGACGCAACAGCTTTTGAAAGATGTCTGTTCTTCATCATTCCTGATACATTCAAATTTTCAATAGTTATATAAGATGGCTTGGTTTTCACTATCTCAGCTATTGATTTATTGATATAATCAGTACGGATATTATCTATTTTATGATGAAGTCTTTGTACTTTGAGCTTTTGCTTTTGTATATTCTTTTGAGTGGACTCTCCTTTCTTTAAGTTCTCATATTTTCGTGAGAGACATCTTTGTTCTCTACGCAGTTTCTTTTCCAATTTTTTAATTCTTGTTGACTTATTGATATTTTTATAAGTTTTACCATTGGAAACAATCGCCAAGTCTTTTAAACCCAAATCAATTCCTATACCACCATTGCTATTATTAGCAATCTTAACGTCGGGAATTTCTACAAGAACTGACACATAGTATCTGTCTACTTTGACGGATACTGTACCGCTTTTGATTTTCCATCCGTCTTTAGTTGTTGGTATATAACCTTTTTCTTTAATGCGTACCCAACCTAAAGTAGGTATATTCAACCTATGTCTCTCACATCTACAGTCTTTAGTATTGTTCTTTACGAAATACATTTTTACATCAGATTTACCTTTCTTTTTGAAATTAGGAAAACCACTTTGATGTTTAAAAAATCTGGTAAACGCCATACAGCCATTTTCAATTGAGCACTTTACAGATTTTGAACTGACTTCCTTAATCCATAACTTATCTGGATTTTGTGGAAGATACTCATTATTTAGCCAAACACTAAAGCTCTTACCAGTCATAAACTTTTCATCTTTAGCGTAAAGTTCTTTGTTATGAGCAAGATAGAAGTTATAAATATATCTACAAGTTCCTATTGTTTTACGAATTTTGGCTTTTTGTTCCTCTGTCGGCTTTATTTCCGTCTTGAAACTCTTTAGCAATTTCCTCCTCCCTCTTTATTTGTTTTTTATACTTACGAAGCCCATACAACCTACAAGAGAACACATGGAGTATTGAAACAATATCCTGTACGAGTTCTTCCTGTGGTGATAGTTCTTCGTTGTTCACTACCACAATGCTTGTATTAAACTTCATACAGAATTTTTCAAATCAATCATAGCCCAATCTGATAAATCTATCTTTATGGGTTACTATTATGGTTTTGATTTTTGATTCATTACTTCATCTAATAATTCGTTCCACTTTTTACGGTTGTAATTAAGAACACTGATGTATTCATTATGGTACTCTCCTTTGAGTATATTTAAACACATTTAATCACATTTGATAATATATTCAATTACTTATTTTCTTCTCCCTAAATTTGTTCATATGTTAGATATATTCCCAAATATCTAACAAATTATCATCAGGTATAACTTTCAAATATTTCCTACGACAATACCAGCCAGAATGCTGCTTAGCTACTCCACCACAGTCGTGTAAGTAATTGCAAGGAGTCGAAAACTCAACACCTACCAAATCACTATCGTCTGCCATGTCACACACTCTGCCTACTATTCCTACATACGGAAAATCAGGATAGACTGCAAGTATTGTCGGAAGTATTTTAACTTTATCTCCAAACTTCAACATAAAACCACCTCCTTACAAAATTCATTACCAAACATCAACTTTTGGTATACTGTTCTAATCGTTTAATTATTAAAACACGACAGTAATTTTCAATCGCAATTTCGGTTGTCTTGGTTTCGATTGTTCGCACCATCTGAGATGTAACCTTTACACCGAAATCCCTCAATACATCAATATGTTCATTACGAATATCTTGTATTGTTTTGACACTCTCGTATACTCTAACCACCTCTTTTTAGGTAAAAGAAAAGTGTATGCAAAAATCTATCGCATACACTTAATTGGTTTATATTTACTTTTTTGTCACTCTTATAAAAGAGTGATTTTATGGCAGCGGTTTTGTTTTGACTCGCAACCGCTAAACGAGTTACCACTCGTACACATAGTGCGGAAAATCAACCTCCAGACAATGGGTTTCTGTGACTTCATCATATCCAGCTTGAAAATTAGTGGAGTGTTCCAATAACGGATAAAAATTTGCAATTTGCTCCGCATCAAGCGTAATAATATGACTTGATTCAGCGGTAAACATAAAACAATCACGAAATGCAGATATGTCTACATCCACATTAACCCCATCTATGCCTTCAAACAGTTTCTTCAATCCATTGATTTGTTTTACACTAACTGGATCAACCACTCTCGCCTTGGCTTTGCTTCGTGCCTCGTTCATACCCGTAAGGCAATTGAGTAAAAATTGTCCTTCTGGACAATCCGGATTTTGTTCTCCTGCCTCTTGTAGCATTTTGAGCATTTGCTCGTGAGTCTCATGAGCGTTCATCGCACTATTGTCTTTATTTTCTGGCAATCATATTCCTTCCTCTCTCTTAATGACAAACATCGTTTATCTTGCCGTGATATAATCACGCTTCAGGAATATTCTACCATTTTTTACACGAGTGTTCAAGCGAACAAACTTTCTATTCGAGTAGTTTTTCGTACTGCCTTGATTTATGGCAAATCTTAGTCATAAGCAACTCAGACATTGCCTGAGACAGCTTCGGAAATTCAAGCCTTACTCTGCTTGAGCCTCTATCGGGACGAGTAGCTTCAAAAGTCACTTCTTTGTCATGAAGAAACTTAGCAGCATATTCATACGCATAATTTTCCACCCATACAACTCCCATCTCGGTATCCCTCCTATGGTGCAATTAAGACTAACAGTTTGCAAGACCAGTACAAGCCAGTCAAACTTAGAGCTCCTGCTAAACAATAGCCTACTGTCATTATAGCAAGCTCAAGGTTAGTCAATTTATTATGTTTTTGTGGACGCATAGTTTCCCTCCTTAATAAATCCGCTGAGGATAGTAGCAGTTATCAGCGGTATTATAGTGCATTAAGGTTAAATGCACGCCGTTTCTCATACAAACCCTAACCAACTCCGCCGTCACCGAGGTCAGTCCGGTTACATAACAGATAAGATCGTGCTTGCCTTCGTATAAGCAGACATCATTATTGTCTGCTTGGTTAATCCCTACGCCGTAGTGGGTGCGAACATCTACGACATTTTCGATGAAGTCCTCAATCGTTTTACGAATTGAAGCGAAATCCATTACATCATCAATTGGTTGATCGAAGATGTAACGCTCAACAGGCATTTTATGCCTTCCTTTTATTAAACCGGCTGCAACTGTAAGAGTATTGTTGTTCATTATTTCCATCGTTTAATAACCTCCTTAAAAATAAGCATACGCTTTGGCAGCGGTTTTGTTTTGACTCGCAACCGCTAAACGAGTGTACTTAGATATTACTTCTGTTCAGTCTCATCCTTATTTTCATCCTGAGCAGTCAATTCAACAGTCGGAACAGTTTTATCCTCGACTTTGATTGAGATGTCATAGCGGTTGATAAGCTTGTGCATCAAGTTTGCACAAGCCTGTACAACCTTCTCAGGTGAGGCGGTCTGATAAAAAGCCTCAGTTTTGGTCATTCTTGCTGTAACAATAAAGTCCAGCATAAAATTACACCACTGAGTTGTTACTACATACTTATTCTCGTTTTTGCCATTATCGACAAACCAAAGCTCATCGATAACATCCTGCAAAGCCTTCTTGAGCAAAGTTTTAGATGGCACTTTGCTCAAGAGCTGATCCTGTGCCACAGCCCTTTTTGAAGACTGATAAGCGTGATTGAACCCGCTAATGATGTTTTTACCATTAGCGACCTGTGTGGTCTTGTATAGACTCACATAGTAAGCAAGCAGTGTTGCTGCTTTGCCGAGCTTATTGCCGAAACAACGAGCTTCTGCATTGAATGCCAAAAAGTTAATCTGCTTAGATACAGTTACAACACTATATGTAACTGCCCCCAGCGTTGCCTCACCCTTGATTGATTTATAATCAAGGAAGCCTGCTTTTAACACTTCAAATGCCGGATGCTCAGCCTCAAGAAAATTCTCAAAGCAGTATTTTGTGAAATAATTGTTGTAATCATCCTGAGCATCTTTAGCATCCTCATTTGCTTTTGCAAACTCAGCCAAGTTTTCACTCTCAGCGGCTGTCTGCAATACTTTTGTAGCTTTTTCAAGAGCAGCAAGCTTGCTGTCAAGCCCATCAGATGAGGTCTTGCGCTCAATCTTCTTAGTTCCTACGATTTCTTTTACCATTACTTCAGTTTCTGTCATTTTGAACACTCCTTATTAAAATTCGTGTGCAACAAAGCACACAGCTCAGGCAACAGACCAAGCCATTACCTCAGATGTGTGCTTTGCAGAATGATAGAAAACAAGTATGTATATTAAAAGGCTCAAGGCAGATATGAAGGTATCTTTGTCACCCGACACTCAAGGTCTTGAGCAGAATACAAGTCGCCCGCCTCAGATCTGAAACGGACTTGCTCAGGTTAGCCAAGAGCCTTTAATAGTTATTATTGTTGTGATTTGGATATTACGACACTTGTTCACTTCAAGCGGTTTAGCGAAGATTTCAGCCATCTTCCTTGTTTACTCAAGTCTGCACTGTTTCATTACAGCGAAACTACCCGTTACAATCTGGATGCAACGACGCCACCATTCAACAATCTGCTTCGGCTTCCACGAAGCTCCATCGCCCTTAAACGGAATGTTCCGCTCTGTGACTGCATTTTTGGTGCAGCCCCACAGGTGGGCAAACGATACGCCGCTCGGCACGCTCTCACGCTTATCCGAAACGAAATTCAAGACCTTTTCGAGTTCCGCAGCACGACTCAAAACCTTCATTTCAAATCATTGTACCGCAAAATCGGTGTATCTTGCGTGATATCGTTTTTGCAATTACAAATAACTAACAAATGTTTACCGCTTGTTTGCGGTTTTGTTTGTCGGTTGTTTGTTTTTGCACTATATATACGAAATAGAGAGTAGTTTTTTAGGACTTATTTTTAACAATCTATATTTTTTTAAAAGAATTATAATATACATATTGCACAATTTGAGCAATAAAGCATAAAAAAAAGCCCACTCCCGAAAATCGGGAGTAGGCGAAACATTGCAAGCCTATTTGTTTTTTACGAAATCATAAAACATTGTACTATACATTGCTTTATAACGCTGCAATGGTTTATTTGTGATGTTGATTTTATTATAGATTTTGTAGTCGGGCAACCCTATACATTTTAGAATTAAATACTTACAGTAAATATCAAATGTTTTTAACACTACTTTACTACTACTTTTATACGCACTGTAAAAATCGTTAATGATATTTACATATGCTTTAAATTCCTGTAGCGCCCGTGCGTCTGATTTGTCTTGCAAGGTGTCAGCAAGCGTCAAGTCTTGCGCCGTGGGTGCTTGCAAGCTGATTGTGTCGGCGGAACGCTGAGAATATATATAATTGCTTGTTAAGTTGTACATATACTGCAAGCCCGTTTGTTGGCGCTCACAAATATATGTGTCGTTTGCCTCCGTGACTGTATCACCGTTGCCGATGACAAACACACGGCGCAAGCCGTTGACCGTCATTTGATAGATTGAGCCGTCAACAAGCGTATGTTTGTCTTTACTGTATTTGTGTTTCGTGGTCTTGAGTGTGTATATCTGACTGAGTTTGTTTTTTAAGTCGAGTAAACTTGTACATGAGCTTGCTACATTCCACACGGTTAAACCGTCGAGCGTGAGCGGTTCGTCAAGCCCCGTGTGCAATAGGTCGGCAAAAAAAGATAATGACTTATTAGGGTTATATGTTAACAGATAACCGATATGAGATTTGACCGTTTGAGTAGTCCATAATTTAATGGTGTGTGTTTTTTTGTCGTGGTACTGTTTCAGATAGTTAAAATTCAAGTCTTTAACCGTTTGTTTAATTGCTTGTTCAATTTGAGCCGGCGCCGTTATAGCCTTGCTAATCTGTTGATAATCAGCGTATAAGCCGGGTAATAATTCCTTGATCTTATTGTTCCGGCAAACCTTGCAAGCAATCTGATATGTAAGACTGTAAATGTTTGCGTACCCACGGTTTAACCGTGCAATCTTGTACAAGCTGCGTACATAGTCTTGAATAGTCTTGTTGCGTAGTGTGTTCTTGATTTCCTCTTTGACAAGCTTGTTGCAACCGTTGAAACAAGATAACGGAATATAAGCCTTGTGCCATGTGCCGTATAGTGTGATAGCGTGTGAGATTTTTTTCATGATAGCCTCCTTGATTTTTTGTTGCATATGCAACATTTTTTCTATCCTATGGGATATCCCATACCCCTATAGTAACACACATCTTGCTATTTGTCAAATCATTTTTATTTTTGATTACTATTAATGATTGCAATCATATATATACTATGAAATGAATATTTATGCAAAATAATGTATAATTTTCATTTCACAAAATTGCACAATGTTAAATGGGGGATATATTCCATATTTTAAGACTGCATAATTATGCTTTATATTTGCAGTAACTTCTTCTCACAGTCAGACTTAAAATCTCGTATTTTTTATTTTCTCTTTTTCTCTCTCCCTCTACAAATCCTGAAATTTATTTCCTATACAAATGGTGAATTTGTTCCGATAAAAATATCCTTTACAAAAATAATGAATATACTTGCATTTCCATAACTTGGAATTTTTTCAAAAAACTTTGATTTTTAAGTCATTTTTACTTGACATTTTTAGGATATATGGTACAATTAGTTCAGAAAACAATTTAGAAAGGATGTTCGATACATATGAAAACTGAGAATAACAACCTAATCTATGTAGACTTCTCACAGCCTATACAACCTGAGAAATTAGTTAGACAAAACAATAAGCTCCGAGCGTCAGCTCAACTCACAGTACCCTCAGAAATTCAAAATATAGAATCTTACGAAAGACACGATGTAGATCCTATCAAAGATACCCATACATTAAAAAGTATCTCTGATTACTTAATCAGTAAAGGTAGATACAGAGACAACATGCTTTTTATATTGGGAATCAATTTTGGATTAAGAGTCAGTGACTTAAGGTTACTTACCTTTAATCACTTATTAGAGGTCAAGAACCAACAGTTAGTGTTCAAAGAATACTTTCCTATCATCGAATTAAAAACGAAAAAAACAAGAAGAAAAAAAATCAATAGGGTAGTTACCATTAACTCCGCAGTTATGGATGCCGTAGAATTGTTCCTCAACCACAATTCCAAAACTCTGAATGACTACTTATTTACTGGTGACAACAGTAACCGTTCTAAGAACTTAGGTAAGCCTTTAACCAGAGAATATATATATAGTATTCTTAAAGGCTTAGAAACTGAATGTAATCTTACAGAAAAAGTAGGTACTCATACATTAAGAAAGACTTTTGGTTATCATCAAATGGCTATGAGTAACTTTAGCAACGATAAGCTTTTATTATTACAGGAAATGTTTGGACACAGTTCTCCTTCCATTACATTGAGATATATAGGCTTAACACAAGATATAATCTTGGCTTCCTGCAAGAAACTCAACCTTGGTACAGATTACAGTTATGTAGTTAATAGCAATTTAGAAGCTACTAATCTCTTCCAGTCACTTGCATAAAGGAGTAACTACTGTTTTAGTTTTTTCTTTTCCCTTGTTGGGAAATGAATTTATTGAACATAGACACACTCTCTTGCAACTACTATCTACGGATTCTAAGGTAAAGTTTAGAGTAAAGGAGCTTAATGAACGATTGGCAATCTCAGAATAAGCTTGCTGTTCGAGAGAATTAAGCGACCAATACATTTGTCTGTAAAGGCTTAATCTGCAAAACTTTTGGGACAAATGTATTCTACCCTGTGGTATGGAGCTCTTTTTGGAATTACGAATAGTTAAAAACCAAAAGTGCTTTTTTAAAGTAAAACATACTGTTCATCGGCTTTTTCAAAGCCTCTCTCTTTAGAAAAAAAGAATATATAGAAAGAGAATAGAGTAATTGTGAAAAGAGTGTAATTAATCCTTTTTGCCCAAAGTGGCGAAAACCCGCATTGGCATTGGGGGTTTGGGGCTTTTGTGACAAAAATGAACACCATGTTATAAGTCTTGAAAGGGGTGATTTTGATGTAGAGGCAATTCACACATCAACACAAACATTTACTTGTAAAGGAGAGAGTTTATTACGAACAACAATCAACGAAATACACATCATACAAAGGAGGGCTGCAAGTGGAACTGAATGTTGTAAACGCTTTAATGGGACAAGGTAAAACTTCAGCTGCAATTAATTACATTAATAACGCAGCTGAAGATGAGCACTTCATTTTTTGTACTCCATATTTGTCAGAAGTTGATAGGGTGATAACAGCCTGTACTGACAAAGAGTTTGTAGAGCCTCAAAAGAGTCCATCAAAAAGGCAACAATTCAAAGAGCTTGTTACAAATAAAAAGAATGTAGCGACCACCCACTCCCTTTTCTCAAATATAGACAGCGAAACACGCAAACTAATAAAAGACAACAATTACACACTGATACTCGATGAAACAATAGAAACGATATCTCAGCTTGTTTTGTCATCAAGTGATCGAGAGTTTATTGCATCACTTTGTGAGTTTGATAATAAAGGGTGTGCCACTTGGAACTCGGTCAAAGGAACAGCTTATATGAAAAGTATAGAAACGATGTGTAATTGTCACAACTTGTACTGTGCAAACAATGACTTTGTTCAACTACTACCGATTGAAAACTTTAAAGCCTTTTCCAAAGTATTTATTCTTACTTATTTGTATGAGGCGTCTTTTACTGCTTACTACTTTCAGATGTTTGAGCTTCAGCCCAAATATTGGTGGATACAGGGGGACAATTACGAAAACTTTACATTCGTAGATTACGAAGTCAAGCATGACATTTCGGATATCACTAAACTTATACATATATGCGATAATGACAAAATGAATGAAATTGGTAAACCTCCCACAGCACTTAGCAAGCACTGGTACCAAACACACGACAAGGAAATTCCTACACTAAAAAAAAATATATATAATTTCTTTAGAAATATATTGAACGCAAAATCTAATGAGTGTATGTGGACAACATTTAAAGAGTATAAATCTAAAGTGCAAGGTAAAGGATACACAAAAGGATTTATAGCTTGTAATTTACGAGCGTCTAATAAGTTTAAAAGCAGGACAGCGATTGCCTATCCGGTCAATAGGTACATCTCCCCTGTTTTTATAAGATTTTTTGAGAACAATGGCGTTACGGTCGATGAAGACGGTTTTGCTCTCAGTGAAATGCTTCAGTTTATCTGGAGAAGTGCAATCAGAGATAACAAAGAAATTAACATCTATATCCCATCCTCAAGGATGAGAAATTTACTGGTCGGTTGGATAAATAATAATAAATAAAGGAGTCCAACCCATTGAACAAATATACATTTAACTACACAGAAACAGAGAATTTTATAGCAGAGGAGGTGAAGAATTGTCGTAAATGCCTCTGGTTTGACTTGTGTGGCACGAATAGTTTACCTTGTACAAATTTCTCTGACGAAGAAATAATCGCTCAGGAGGTCACAGAGGACATGAACGAGCGTGTTATGGCTTACGCAGAGGTTGTACACGAACTAAACGATGAAGACAACACATATTCGCTTATGTATGAGAGCGAGGTGAGTGTTGTTGAGTGATTATATACACGGAGTAAACATCCTCTCTTTGGATGCTAAAGATGTATTTATCGCAAACCATTATAACAAACCCGATAGTGTAGGTTATAACATCCGTTATCGCAACGGAGATATTAACTACCGAAAATTTATTAACACACTTCCTCATAGCAAAGAACTTCCGAAAATTATTGAGGTATATAAGAAGGTGTTCCGAAATAATCGCTTTTCCTGTACGGTCAACGGAAAAGAATACACTCAGAAAGTTATTAACATTACTTTCAATTACAGTAACAAAGAATACAATAGAATAACCGCTAACATTTATGTGAAATTCGGCTATCGTTTAGATGAATTAACCTTACAAGATTGTGTCTGTGTTAAGGACGGTGAATTGCTTGCTATTCAGACAGACACTCCTACAGAGTTTCCTATACATAAAGATGTACTTGGCAAATACTTTTATTACGATGATGGAATGTATAAGGCTAAGAACAACATAAAGGTGTTACACTCGGTTGGTGATTTACGAGCCGACCTGTATGCAAACGGTTTTGTTTGTGATGGAGTAAAATATGTAAGATATAAAAGAAGCAATGGCAGTTCCCGCTTAGGAAAATGCTTATTCATTGATGAGAATTTATATAGAGGGATTTTTAATTGGTCTAAGTGTGGTTTAACCGTCAAACAGGGGCAAGAAATAGATTTGCCCGCATTTGAGTCCTATACAGCGTTACCTTTGAGTAGCACTATTGCAAGCCTGTATATTCAGCCCGAAAATATTTTACTTGTAGACGATTATGAAGATGTGTTTACAGATAGAGTAATGACTACCCGTATAGATGAGGGTGTATTAAAAACACAACCGGAAGAGGTGCAGATATGTAACAGCATTTGGGACGGACAGTCTCTTATGGATGTTAGTCTTTTTGGAGAGTATCAGCATAAAGGTTTTTTATTATTGCGTAATAGATTTTTTAAGTCAGCTTGCTTTAATACCAACCTTCAACAATGGTTTGCCGACAACGGTATTACTGATGTGTCACAGATTAATGGATATACACGAGCTAAATGTATACAGGATGTAAAACTCGTAACTACTCCAAGCAGTATTAAATATTTGAAGTTTGGAACATTTGACGCATGGCTTGACAATCTCGACACAGAATTTGGCATAGTTAAGTACGAAAAGCCGACTCATATTATGGACGGTAAATTAGTTCAAACCCATTATCAGCTTTTAAATACACTACAGTTGTCACAAGAAGACATGGAAGAGTTTTTGAAACCCTCAAAAGACTATCTAAAAGCCCTTAAAACGGACGAAACTGTTTTGAGGTATCACATTAAGGCTCAGACAAATAACACGCTCACAGGCGAAGCCATAGCCTCTAAAAACGATTTGGTGTACACCTTGCTTGGTATTAATGACAAGTTTTGTGATACTAAATTGTATTATGACACAGTAAGAGAGACCATTAGGTCTTATAAGAACAATATGAAGAGAGGTCATATTTCCGTAGCTGGCAATTACTCAACGCTTGTAGGAAATCCTTATGAGATGCTCCTACAATCAATTGGTAAATTTGACGGTACATCTCACTTGGGCATAGGCAATATACATTCAAAAAGATTTGCCTATAATCAACAATTATTAGGCTCAAGAAGTCCTCATTGTTGTACAGGCAATGTATGGGTTGCTTATAACAAAGAGTGTCCGGAAATAGACACATACTTCAACTTCACTAAAGAGATATTGTGTATTAACAGCATAGGAGAAAATGTTTTGCAACGGCTTAATGGCTGTGATTTTGACTCAGATAGTGTATTAATCACAGACAATCCCATCCTATTAAAGGCAGCAATTAAAAATTATGATAAATGGCTTGTTCCAACGAATATGGTAGAAGCTAAAAAAATCAAGAGACATTATACCGTTAATGACTTAACAGACTTGGATATTAAGACAAGTGAGAATAAGATTGGAGAAATTATTAACCTTGCACAAGTGCTTACAAGTATTATGTGGGATAATATTAATAACGGTGCATCGTTTGAAAGTGTACAACCCATATATACCGATATCTGTCAGTTGTCTGTAATGTCTAATATTGAAATAGATAAGGCTAAAAAAGAGTTTGATGTACAAATGACAAAAGAACTCGAACGACTAACCACAAAGTATCTCAAAGACGAAAACGGAAGCAAGTCGCTGCCAGAATTTATGTTAGAGGTGAGCAAACAAAAAGCCAATCATAAAAGACATAAGCATTGTACTTCTCAAAACAAGACTTACCGTTGTTATGATACCTCTATGGACTATCTTGAAAAATCAGTGCGTAAGCGTATAGTTGGCAATGACAAACATCCTATGTTGCCTTTGACTTCTTTTATTGATTTTAAGCCTCACTCTTCACATATCAACAAAGAGCAAGCTGATGAGTTTATTTACACTGTAAGAAAGAAACAAAGTGAAGTAAATGCTGTATGGCTAAAAGAAGAATCGTCGAATATAGAAAAGCACGAGCAGGCAGAACAAATTTATCAAGACTTATTGACATATGTGTCTTATAAGAGAATTGGTTTAAGTACAATGAGTTATTTGCTACACGAAGCCGAGAAACCAACAAATAAAGACATATACCGCCTATTGATTAAAATATTATTCTATTCCCTACCTAAAGATTTCTTATATCTTCTGCGTAAAAGTAAAACCCCAGTACAAAAATTAAAAATGTGTGAACAAGGAGATATAGAATTTTTTGGGGTTAGGTTTAAAAAAGCATAAAAATTTTGCCCCGATTATGACTATAATCGGGGTGATTTTTTGCAATTTTGGGGTGCTTCCCGCCCTTTTTTGGCATTCGGACACCCAAAAATCTCGAATTTTATGCGGTTTTTTGTCTTGCGAGTTAGGCTGTATAGGGGGACTAAATAAAATACCCCATAATATACTATCATTTCTTGCATTGCAAGTCAAGTGATAAATTGAATTTAAGGAGTTTTTACAATTATTACAATCACAAAAACAGAGAGTCAGATTATACGCTCAGAGTTTCCTGATGTATGGATTCCCCAGACAGGACGAGGAAAGCCTGCAAAAAGACACAGAAGATATGTGCCAGAAGTGACCGAATATCTCCGTTTGATTGCAGACACAAATATTGAGGCAGCTAAAATACTTAAAGCAAAAAATCGTGCCTCTAAACAGAGACGAAAGGGTTGAGCGTCTTACTATGCAGAAAGCTAACACAAATAAATATATAGACAATTGGTGTTTACAGCGACCAGACGAAACCCACGAGGAATGGAAAATCAGGCTAATAGTAGCTAAAAAGAACGGAGAGCTAAATGGCACAAAATTTCCTTTGAAATGGTCTCAAATTGTAAACCTGCTTGGCGAGAGCGTATCATCTGACCACTTTAGAAAATATGCGTCAGGCGTGTATGACTATTATAATTATAAAAATCAAGATAATGTAAGCACGAGAGTTCTTTCAATATCGGATTTGCATTTTCCTTATTGTAAGCCTCTTAGTACATTTGAGAAATACATAGGTCGTGTAGATATACTGCAATTAAACGGAGACCTTGTAGACTGTGCCCAGTTATCAAAATTTACGAACAAGTCGAAATATGTAAGCATAACCAAAGAACTTATCAGAGCAAGACAATATTTAATTGACCTGATTCATTTGCTGAATCCCAAAAAGGTGATTGCCAACAACGGCAATCACGATTTGAGAATAGGTGATTATATTGCAAAAAAGACAAACAGTGAATTATGCGACATAATGCCGTCATCTGTACTTGATTATATCTTCACAGACGGGTTTATTGATTATGATAACGAAATAGGAACGAAAACTGAGTATTCTCCCCTGACGCATGTATTCAAAGATAGTAACATTGAAATTGAATTTACAGGTAAATGGTACTCTCAGTTTGGTGATACGGTATTCTGTCATCCACGAGCATACTCCTCGGTAATGCTTAAAACCGCAGAAAAAGCTTTGTATTATTTTCGCAATGAGGGATTTGATTTTAGAAATATTGTTATGGCTCATACTCATCGTCAAGGGTACTATGTTATCGGAAATTCTGCAATCTATGAACAGGGTGCTTGTTGTGAAACAAGAAAAATGAAATATAGCGAAGGAAGATTGGTTAATTCTCAGAAAGAAGGATTTGTATATATGTGTTTCGATGAGCACGGTCACGCTATTCGTGAGAAGACCAAGCTTATGTCTCTAAATTAAGGATGTGGTTATATGTTTAATAAAGAAAAAATGTGTGCATATAACCAAGAACTAATGGATAACTTTGAAACATATTTGAGTTATGAACCGTACTCTCCTGCCACTGTAAAGCACTATGTTGACGACACACGGATGTTTCTTAAGTGGCTATGGCATTTTAACAAAAATAAGTCTTTTACGAAGTGTACAAGTGAAGACATCAATAACTTTATTAAATATATGAGACACGAACGAGGAGTGTCTTATCAAAGACTTTCGGCGATGCGTAGATCCCTTCGTTTCTTTTGTCAATATGTTAAATACATAGAAGGAGACGAAGTGAATATTATTTTTGAGTAGGTGGTGAAATATGCCGAAGCGAAGTGAACGAATATGTATGTTAAATCAAGAGAAGCTAAAAAAAATCAATCCCGAAACACTCAAACTATATCATAAATATTTATTAGATATGAAAATCAGAGAGCTTTCAGAAAAGACAATTTATAATTATTATAACGATTTAGCTAACTGGTGGATTTATATATACGATTATCAAGACAATAAATCAGTTAAAGAGATTGATGATTCAGATATTTCTGAGTTTATCGTTTATTGCAAAGATCAGGGCAATAATACAAATCGTATTAAGAGAAGAATGTCAAGTATATCGGCATTCTTTTTATTTTTAAAGAAAAAGAGATTGATTGACGAGAACCCAATGAGTTTTATAGACAGACCAAAAGAAGGTCAGGCGGTTGTTGCACAAACATTTCTTACTACACAGCAAATTCAGTTTATGAGGGAAAAGCTACAAGAGAATGTTGAAAAGGCTAAGGAGCAAAGAAAAACTAAGCCCACGCAGTATTACGAAGCACTTACAATGCAAACATATGCTATCTTTTCACTGACCACAATGGCAAGAATAAATGCCATTGCAAACATAAGATGGGAACAGCTTGATTTTGATAGTCGTGTGGCTAAAGATGTTCTTGAAAAAGAAGGATATCTTGTTGAATTATTCTTTAGTGAAGAAGCTAAAGAATATTTGCTAAATCTAAAACAATATAGAACAGAAAACAATATTGAAGATGGCGGATATGTTTTTGTATCAGCTCATAGAAAGAGTGGTTCTTGTACCCCTGCGACAGTATCAACACTAAGTGACTATTGTAAAAAGATTGGTCAAATGATTGGAGTTCCAACATTACATCCTCATGATTTTAGGCATAGCGGAGCAACAGCATATAAAAATGCTGGTATGTCGCTTGAAGAGGTATCAGTGTTGCTTAATCACAAAAGCACGGATGTTACTCGTAGGTTTTATATCAAAGAAGACAAGAGTAAATTACAAGCAAATAAAGACAAGTGCAATATCTAAATTGCACACGGAAGAAACGGAGAAATAATGGCACAAACAACAGAACTAATTAGTATGTTAGCCGATAAAGGCTACACAAAAAAGGACGCAAAAGAAGTAATCAAAGATGTTTTTGATTGCGTTGCAGAAATGTTATGTACTGGTCAACCCGTACAGATACACAAATTTGGTACTTTTTATGTTAATGAAGGCAAGGCTCGAAGAGGAACAAATCCTATCACGCACGAAATTATCAACATCGAAGCATCGAGATGTGCAAAATTTACAGCGTCCTTGTCTTTAAACACACAATTAAATCACGATAAGGAGTGATTCTTTGCCTAAAGTTAGTAAAATCGCTCCACCAAAAAAAAGTATTGACTTTAAACCGGTATACCGCTGCAAGAAATGCAAAAAGGAATTTACAGAGTCTCAAAGAGCCAAAGCATTTTCAAGAGGTTCTTCTCCATTATGGCAAGGTGACGGAAAGTTTTTTCCAGTATGTAAAGATTGTGTAGATGAATTATATAATCACTATCGAGAAGTTTTTGGAAGCGAAGAGAAAGCTTTAAGGCGGGTGTGTTTACACTTTGATGTTTACTGGTCTCCTGAAATATACGCTCTGTTAGGAGACACAAGTTCATCTCGTCCAAGATTTAGAGCTTATATGGAGAAGGCAAACTTATTAAAATACTCAGGCAAAACTTTTGATGATACTCTGGACGAAGAAGAATTAAAATTCAAAAAGGTCAAAGAAGGAAGCGCTACAGAGGACGATGTGATAGATTCTGTGCCGTCAGGTGCTTTGAATTTTGGTGGTAGTGGCGAAAGCGAAGATGAGTTAAAGGTTAGATTAGGCATAACTCCCGCAGACGAAGCCTTTTGGGGATATGGCTATCCAGCCTATAGTTATGCTAATCTTAAGTCACTATACAAAAAACTCACTAAGGACAATCACAATTTAACAGTTGAACAACAAGTGTTATACAAACAGTTATGCATTACAGATTTAAGAATCTCAGAGGCAAATCAACATAACGAAAAAATTGATTCGCTACAGACAAGTATGGGTAACATTATGACCAAGTTAGGAATATCACCTAACCAGACAAAAGAAAGTGACTTAGCTGAAACAAACACTTTTGGTGTATTAATAGAAAAATATGAAGAGCGTAAACATATAGATGAGTGCAAAAACAAGAATCAGTTAGTTTGGTATATTACAACTTATTTTCTCGGACATTTGTGTAAAATGCTAAAAATACATAACAGATACGCTCATATGTACGAAGAAGAAATGAATAGGTATAGGGTTGAGCGTCCAGAATACGCTGGTGAAGATGATGAAGCTATTTTTGAGTCAGTATTTGCGGAAGCATTAAAGACCGCACCTTCTGACAAGGATGGCGGTGATGCCGATGACCTCAACACAGACTGACAGTATTTATAGCATAAGTTCGGTTACAACCAAAGACCGAATAAAAGAACAACGGCAAGAAACAATGGACAAAGTAAACACGGTAACTGGATATTACAGAGAACACCCAGAACACTTTGTTGAAGATTATCTAAATATTATTCTAAAACCATTTCAATCTATACTTATATGTTTTATGAATATATGCAACCAATTTATGTTTTTAGCCTGTCGAGGCTTAGGCAAAACATTTTTGGTTGCTATTTTTTGCGTTGTTAGATGTATTTTATATCCGGGAACAACAATATGTATTGCATCTGGTAACAGAAAACAGGCTAATTTGGTTTTGGACAAGATTATAAATCTTATTATGCCCGGTGCCCCTAATTTGAGAGCTGAAATTGAATCTTGGAGTATTACAGGTGAAAAAGGCGAAATCAAATTTAGGAATACATCAAAAATATTGGTAGTAACTTCGAGAGACTCTGCCAGAGGTGCAAGAGCAAATATTCTTATTACCGATGAATTTAGAATGGTATCAAAGGATGTTATTCAAACCGTATTGAAAAAATTCTTATCAAATCCCAGACAGCCCGGATTTTTTAAACTTAAAAAATATCAATATCAAAGACCAGATGGTAGTTGGCATGTAAAACCAGAATACCAAGAGAGAAACAAGGAAATTTACATGTCTTCAGCGTGGTTTTGTTCTCATTGGTCTTATGCAAAAGCAAAGGGCTATGCGGCTACTATGTTAGATGATAGTAAAAAATGTTTTATATGTGGTTTTCCGTATCAGCTTGCAATTAGAGAAGGTCTGCTTATGAGAGAACAAGTTGAGGATGATATGGCTGAATCAGATTACAATGAAGTGTCATGGTCAATGGAAATGGATTGTTTGTTTTATGGTGATTTTGAAGGTAGCTTCTACGAATATCCTGTTATCAATCAGACACGAACAATCAAATATCCTTGGTTACCACCCGATTATAGTAGGCTGGCAGGAGATAAAAAACTCATTATTCCGCCTAAGCAACACGATGAAAAGCGTATTTTGTCAATTGATATTGCACTTATGGCAACGACAACAAAACACAAGAATGACGCTTCTGCTATTTTTATCAATAGCTGTGTACCTCAGAAGCAAAAAGGCGGTAGGTTTGTTCATAATATCATATACAGCGACACACTTGAGGGCGAACTGACAAGAGTACAAGCATTGATTGTGCGAAAATTATATGAACAATTTGATTGTGATTATATAGTCATTGATGCGAACGGTGTTGGCTCTGGTGTATACGATGCTCTGGTGGAAGAAATTAAAGACACTGAAACTGGTGTGGTCTATCCCCCATTGTCTTGCTGTAACAACCCAGATATGGCAAGTCGTTGTAAAGATAAATCTGCTCCAAAAGTTATTTGGGCAATTAAAGCAGGTGCTAAATTTAACTCAGACTGTGCATTAGCCTTAAGAGAAGGGTTTAAGTCTGGTCGTATTAAACTACTCATAAATGAGTTTGATGCAGAAACCTGCCTTAATGATATTAAAGGATATAGTAATCTTAGTCCTATTGAGCGAACAAAAATCATTAAGCAGTATATAAATACCACGCTATTGGTTAATGAATTAGTAAAGCTCAACATTGAAGAAAACAATAAACTTATTAAAGTTAAAGAAATGTCTGGTATGCGAAAAGACCGTTTTTCAAGTTTGTCTTACAACTATTATGTAGCAAGACAGATTGAAGATAGTATACGACAAAAAGGCAACACGATCTATTCGGCAAAAGACTTTTTTGTGTTTAGAGCACCAGACATGTACAAGTACCGTTAAAAGAAAGGGTGTGAAAAATGAATAAGATTGATAGTGTAGAAATTCATACTGAGCAACAACGAACAAAAGATGATAAAAAATATAAAGAGCAGATCAAAACGACTCAGCAAAAATTTGCTGCTTTAAATCAGCTTGTGCTTCGAGACCTAAACAATGATAGAAACACACCTTCCTTTTTTTTGTACACAAAAGACGAAATCAATACATATTTGTCCAATCCATATAGATATCAAGCACAGTTACGCAATGCGGTTATTTATATGTATTCGGCGAGTTCACACTTTCGTAGAATTATCCAGTATTTTGTTGGATTGACAGACTTGTCTTATATTGTGTCTCCATACAATGTAGATATATCAAGTGTGTCAGACACAAAAAAGATTAAGAAAAATTACACAAAGATTTTGCATACATTAGATGGGTTTAACATTAAAAGCTCATTTGACACTATCTTAACCGTGTGCTTACGAGAAGATGTGTTTTATGGAACTATGAGGGTGACTAAAGATAACATCATGATTCAGCAGCTTCCCTCTGATTATTGTGACATAGCGTCTATTCAAGATGGTGTATTGGATGTTTCATTTAATTTTCAGTATTTTGATTCGAGGTCAGAATTGCTGCCTCTATACCCTGTTGAATTTACAACTAAATATAATTTATATAAGCAAGATAGTACACAATATAAGTGGCAGTTATTGGATGCTCCGACATCTTTTGCAATCAAATGCAATAAAGATATTTTAAGTTATCCGGTGCCTCCTTTTGTTGGACTTTTGCGTGAATTGTATGAAGTTGAAGACTATAAGCAGCTCAATTTGACACAAACCGAAATCGAGAATTATGCGTTACTGGTAATGAAACTGTTAATGAATGACGACGGCTCATTTCCTATGGATTATGAAATGGCTAAAGATATATGGAGAAACTTAGACTCCGTACTACCTAATGAAGTGGGATCGGTTTTAACTCCAATGCCGGTTGAGAAGATTAGCTTTAATCATGCAAACACCTCTGATGTAGACAATGTAGCAGACGCAGAGAATCATCTTTTTACGGCAGCAGGTGTTTCGAGTCTTCTATTTAACAACGCAAAAGCATCGTCAAATGCTTTGCTTTTGTCTATAAAAGCCGACCAAGCAATTACTTATGGAATTGTGTTAAGCATTGAAAAGATGCTTAACCGTTACATTCATACTCTCTCTCATGGAAAAATGTTTAAGGTATCATTTTTGGATGTGAGTCGTTTCAATCGCAAAGAAGCTGGCGACTCGTATCTAAAAGCCTGTCAATACGGATTGCCGATGGTTTCGTATTATTGTGCATCACAAGGACTTAACCAGTCAGATATTGACAGTATGCACTTTTTGGAAAACTCTATTATGGGCATTCCCGATAAGTTTGTTCCATTGAGCAGTTCAGCTACACAGAGTACAAAGGCAGCGGATAGCAATGGAGAAGCAGGAGCACCAACCAAAGATTTAGGAGAAATCAGTGACAACGGTGAAATTGCTCAGGAAAGAGACGAAGAGTAGTGAAATTTATTTATGTAACAAATGAAAAAGACAAACAACTGTTAATCAATGCAGGGTATTCTCTTATTTCTGTTATTGACAATAAGAGAAAATGCTCTACAAGCCCAACACTATATGTATTTGAGAACAAACCATTGCTCTCAAATAATAAAGCTTTATTTGAAAATGTGGCTTGTATTTATTCAGACAAGTTAATGTTTTAAGCCTCACTCATTATAGAGTGGGGCTTTTTACATATTTAAAATCATCTGGAAGGTGGTGAGTAAGAGTGAAGCAAGATAAAAAGCGTGTGACGATTCAATATAGTATCCCTAATCACATTATACAGTACGACAACGAAGAAAAAATCAATAGTTCTTTTGCAAAAGGTGTAATTAAAGTGGCTTATACGGGACTTAATCGTAATAAGACATACATATCGAAAGAAGCATTTGAAAGAGCTATTTGGTCAATTTTTAATTGTCCTGTTGTTACTCACTATCTACGAGAAGAAAAGGATTATGGTGGACACGATGTTGAGATAGTCACCACAGACACAGAAACAGAATTGGTTAATTTAACAGAACCTATCGGAGTAGTGCCTGAATCTGCAAAGTATTGGTGGGAATCCATTAAAGATAGCGGTGGTACTCATGAATATCTGTGTGTTGAAGCTTATTTATGGACAAGGCAAGAAGGTGTATATAAATTACTTTCCGAAAACAGTGCATCTGAGTCAATGGAAATTTCTATTATAGATGGTGAAATGGACGAGCATGGAGTATATCAGATCAACGATTTTGAATTTGAGGCTTTTTGTGTTTTAGGCGAAGATGTTGAGCCGTGTTTCGAGGGAGCATGTGTCGAAATGTATTCTCAAAGTGGCACTCATGACAAATATAGCGAGATGATGAAGGATTATAAAGCTATGCTCTTAGAAATAAGTAAGAGCACACAGAAGAAAGGAGGAGATATTATGGATAAGAAACAAGAGCTGATTAAAAGCTATGCAGTAGATGTAAGTGATTTGGATATTGAAAATATTTCTATCGAGGATTTAACATCTGAGCTTGAAAGCAGAAAGTTTGCTTTGGAGTCTGATGTTTGTCAGAAATTAATCCATGCAATGGATGATAAGAAAACAAAGATTACTCTCGATGATGATTCATTCTATGAAGTGCGCAAGTATTGGTTTGTGGACTACGACAGTGAGTCTAAAGAGGTATATTACGCAGATTGCGAAAACAGGCAGCTCGTTGGCTTTAACTATGAACTTAAGGGTGACGATGTTGTGGTAGACGAATCTACAGCAAAGAGAAAAAAGTATGCCATTGTTGATTATGTAGAGGGCGACAAAGAGATTGAGTCTGCGGTGTTTAATATGGTAGACGAGGTAAAATCTCAGTTTTATTCGACACTCAAATCAAACAAAGAACAGTATGAAGCAAGTCTTGCAAGTATTACCGCAGAAAAGACTGAACTGGAAGAGTATAAGAAAGCAAAAGAAGCAGAAGAGCGTAAATCACAGGAAGACGCTGTGTTTGCAAAGTTCAGTAATTTGGCAGGGGTTAATGAATACGAGACATTGAAAGCCGAGCATGAAGGTATGAACATTTCTGATATTGAAGAGAAATGTTATGCAATTATGGGCAAAAACGGCATGAGTTTTTCTAAGAAAACAGACAAGCCTCTGGCATTTGGTATTGATAAAAATGTAGGTGGCGTAGCAGATAAGAATAGTGTTATTGATGACACAAATGATTACGGTGGTCTTTTTGCCAAGTTTGGCATTAAACCCAAAGATTAAATAGAGGAGGCATTTATATGGCTGATGTAAAGCATGCTGTGTATAACAGCGATAATGTTAGTGCAACCACAGATGGTTCACTTATTGTTTCAATGAAATATATGGGTTCTGGTAGTGCAGCTACAGCAATTGATAACGGCAATATTGTACTTGTGGGTGAACTTATGGCAGGTGAAAAGCAGATTCATAAGGCGACAACTCCCGCAGCAAATTCCCCACGAGCTCAGCTTGCTATCGTTACAACTGTAGAAGAGGACAAGAAGGCTGTACTTAAATCAGACACAAACCTTGAAAAATACACAAACGAAGCTGGTAAAACTCTTAGAGGTTTCCGTTTCCATACAGGTGATACTTTTAGCGTTTCTGCGGAAGCTCTTGATGGTACACCGAAGAAGGGTGACGCAGTAGAAGTACAGGCGGGTACAAAGATGAAGGTTGTTGAAACTGCAACAGCCGCATCAACACAGATTGGCAAAATTGTTGACGAAACAAAGTATAAGAGATACACACTCTATACAATTGAAGTACAGTAAGGGAGGATTGTATTATGGCAGATAATAATAGCATTGTTCAGCTTGCTGTTGACGCATATCACGGTGAAGTTGGTAAGTATTCAAATAAGGACTCAATGGAAGTTCTTAGAAAATCTCTTGTTGAAGCTAATGGTGGCTCAACCAAGCTTGATTACAAGAGAATTAGAGACGGTAAGTGCGGTCAGCTCTTCTCAATTGTAGAGGAAATTCTTTCTCGCACTGTAGTAGAAGGTCTTCAGAAGAGTGACTTCTTTAACAACTTTGTTGAGTTTAGAAATATTGCAGCCGGTGATGTAAACGCATTTGAAGTACAGGATTCTATTCTCTATCAGGTTGCTGAGGTTGCAGATGGCACACAGGGCGTTAGAAGACAGAGATTTGGTGGTTATAATACTGTAACAATTGATACAACTCTCAAAATGGTAAAAATCTATGAGGAGCTTCAGAGAGTGCTTAATGGCACAGTGGATTTTAATACACTTATTGCAAGAGTAAGTGAATCCTTTAGTCAGAAGATTCTTGATGATATCTACAAGGTATGGGCATCTGCTACAGCAGACGATTTTGGCGGTACAGCCTTCTTCCCTGTTGCGGGCACATATAGCGAAGATACTCTCCTTGACACAATTGCACATGTAGAGGCTGCTGCTGGTGGTAAGACAGCAACAATTTCAGGCACAAAGGCTGGTCTTCGTAGGATCGCTCCAAGCGTACAGGGCAGAGACTCACAGAGCGATATTTACAATAACGGTTATTATGGTAAGTATTATGGTTCTAATGTACTTGCAACTCCGCAGAGACATAAGATCGGCACTACTGACTTTGTATTTGACGATAAGACTCTCAATATCGTTGCAGGCGATGATAAGCCTATCAAGGTTGTATACGAAGGTGTATCAACAATTATTCTTGGCAACCCGACAGAAAATGCCGACCTTACATACGAGTACCTTTATGGTGAAAAGTATGGTATTGGCATTGTGCTTTCAGGTGGCGCAAATACTGGTATTGGTAGATATACTTTTACTAACTAATGATACTGATATTCGGGCGTAGTTAAAACTACGCCCGTTTCAATGAAGGAAAGGATAAATCAAATGGCAACAGCAGTTACAACAACACGCAGAACAACTAAGACAAAAACAAAAACATCTGCAAATATGGATGTTCCGGAAAATCAGCATATTAAATTAAGAAAAACACTTCCACCTGAAGCTATTATTCCTGTAATTAACGGCTTTCAGGGTAAACTTATTGCGCAGAACAGAAGAACTCACGAAGAATTTATATGGGAAGAGTTCGGTGATGTTCAGGATTTGACATTTGCAGATGTAAAGTCAATCTATTCCACAGATAAAGCCTTCTTTTCTAATAATTGGTTTTTATTTGAGGACACTTTAGTTCTTGAGGTACTTAATGCTGAAAAATATTACACCAATGCACTCACAGTTGAAGGCTTTGATACATTGTTCGACAAAACCTCCGACGAGATTAAAGCAATTGTTTCAAAATTAAACCACTCTCAGAGAATGTCAGTATGTTACAAAGCACGCAATGCAGTAGCAAATCACGAAATCGATTCACTTTCGGTTATTACGGCATTAGAAGAGAGTCTTGGTGTCAAATTAGTCGATAGATAAGGAGGTTTCCGATGATAGTCTCTTATGATGATTTTACCAGAGTGTTTCTGGATAAAGTAAAAGAGTGGAAGTTTTTAGATCCTCATCTTAGCGATAAAGAAAAAACAAGAGTATGTGATGGATATTTAAAGCGAGCATGTGCTTCTTTCAATAGAAAGTGTGGTTATAATCTTTACAATAGAGATGATACAACAAGAACATTTTTAGAGAATTTTAGCGCTGAAGATGTAGACGAAATTGTAGACATTATTACCGAAGGTATGGTTGCACAGTGGTTTAAGCCATATGCAAATAACGCAGACAACTTGGAAAACACACTTAACACAACAGATTACAGTGGATACTCGCCTGCGGAAATTTTAAACCGTGTAAGAACAGCATATAAAGAGGCTGAAACATGTTTCAAAAACAGAGGAAATAATTACTCTTTTGAACACGGAGACTTAACGGATTTACATATATGAACAAACAAATATATTTGCATTATCTATCGTGTTTAATTAATCAGATATTTAAAATTCTACCCTTAAAAGAGCAAAACTCTGAATTTATAGATACTCATATCTCAGATATTATTAAAGAGTTAAAAGGGTTTGATATGCTTATTAAAGACACAGGGTATGACGCTGTGATTATGCGTATTCTTGCTATATTAAGCTATTACGAACAAAATATTTATGTCAGTAGCGTTGAAGATGTGAGACGAAATATTTTCAAAATGATTACTCTATGCGAAAAGCTTAAATATAGAATTGAAGGTGATAACTGTGTCTTTATGGAATGAGTATATGAATGAGCATGCTTCGTTACCTCAAACTAAACGACAGCAAATGATAGAGCGTGTGCAGCAGCGACAAACTGAATTATTACGAAATAAGAACTTGTCTTATGTAACTGTAACAATAAACGGTGAAGAAAGAGAAGCTGTCATTACGAGGAGCGATAACGGAGATGATATTAAGAATTTACTCTCTCTCCCTAACGAAAAGTTTGAAAGAGGTTCTCTGGTAGAATGGCAAGATAATTATTGGTTGATTATATCGCATGATGTACAGGATGAGTTATACACAAGAGCAAAAATACAGCAATGTAACTACACACTCAAATGGATTAACAACAATGGTGACATAATCGAAAGGCATTGTATTATTACCAATAATGACCGCAATTCGTCTGGCGAAAGAGAAACTAAAGAAATTACTGTTGGTGACAACCGTTTAAACCTTATTATAGCTAAAGATAGTGAAACTAAAGAGTTATACAGAGGGCAAAGATTTTTGGTTGATGATGTTGATGCACAACAGAACATACTGGCATATCAGATCACAAAACCTGACCGACTGCCGGGGCTTTATAATGGTAAAGGTGTATATACTTTTGGTTTAAAAGAATGTAACAGATCTACCAATGATAATACTGAATTAATGGTTGCTGATTATTACACCTTGATTAATAGCCCAAACAAAGACGATACAGATGTTCCAACTTCTCAGCCATATACTATTCGTATCGAGGGATGTAATGACGGAGTTTTATATATAGACGAAGATTGTGAACTATCGTTCAGTATAGTTGATAAGCAAGGCGATATTATTCAAGACTCAAATGGGTACGAATACTCTTTAGAGGCTGGTGAAGATTATGTATCAATTAAACCAAGTGCCGACAATCACACTTTAACGCTTTATGTTCCGCTTAAATATTCATTTATTGGAAAAAGAGTTACGCTAAGGGTTATGTCTTCATTATACAATTTATCGACAGAAAAAGAATTTGTGATTAAGGGGTGGTCGTAATGCAAGATGTTAAACATAATAGTTTTACAGGTATGACACTTCTTAAACAATTGATTAAAAAGCGTTGCTTAAACAATCAGAATATTGTGAATTTAATATGTATAGACACGGATAATGAAGATAGTTTCGTAGATGTAGTTAAAGGAAGTCAAAGCCCAGCTAAATCGTTTATCAAGCTATTTCCTTATGTTCCTGAGACTATAGAGGAACAAAGTGTATTTGTGACAATGCAGTCAGGGGTAACACAAGTCAGCTCGTCGGCTGTAAAAACGACATCTTTAATGATTTATATATTTGCACACGAGCAGTTAATGGATATGTTACAGGGCGTCCGTACTGATTTGCTTGCAGGATATATTGATGAAGAAATTAATGGTATGACAGATGTTGGTTTTGGGCGATTAGAACTCGTATCGGCTAACGAATTTAACCCCATACAGGATTATTACGGACAAGCGTTAGAATATACCTTGCAAGACCATAACCGCATAGGAAGCAAATTATGAGAAGTAAGGCAATTGATTTTTTAGATATAGACGAGATGACGCTATATCGAGGCAAACCTATTAAAATTTCTACTCATCTAACTCTAAAACAACCAACACTTGATGATATATGTGACATTGGTGAGAAACAATATTTTGCAGAAATAGGTAAAATTTGTGCAACACCTTCTGATTACAAATCAGAATTATATGATGGTTTTAATTTATGGTGGGATGAAGTAGATGATTTTGATTTTTTTACTTTAATTTATAAATCCATAGATAGTGATATTTTGTCACTACTTTTTGAAGAGGATATTGATTTACAAAGAATGGTACTGGTTAAAGATAATACTTCTCAAGATATTAAATTAATCGATACTAACACTCAGTTAATTATTGATAGGTTTGTTTACGAAATTATAGTTAACTACATACGAAAAATTCACAGATTAAAAAAGCACGAAGAGAAAGGTGGAAACACAACCACCAAAAGGTTCATGGTAGATGAAGATAGGGATAACAAAAAATACGCTCGGAAAGAGCACCAAAAAGCACAGTCAACCCTACTCCCTATTGTTTCTGCGTTGACTAATCACGCAAATTTTAAATATAGTTATTCAACGGTTTGGAGTTTGCCTATTTATGTTTTAATGGACGCCGCTGATCGTATTAACGCAATAAATGATTATGAAAACATTATGACTGGGTACTATAGTGGCTGTGTTGATTTAAAGAAAATAAGTAATAAAAGCATTCTTAATTGGATGCGTAATTTGTAGCACTCAAGGGGGAGTGCTTTTTATTTTATAAGGAGGATTTATTATGTATAATATTGACAATCTTGTGCTTGACAGGGTTACTCGTCTTACAAAGCAGGACATTAGTTCAGGTGATATTGAGTGGACAGCTAATCAGATTAAAGATGGCACACTTGAGTGCGGTGGCGAAGCAGTAAATGCTACAGATAATGTCGGTGCAACAATTGGTTCATTTGACAGAACTAAGACTTCAAAATTTACAGCATCTAACTCTGTTATTAATCTTGGTGTGTTTGCTGACCAGTTAGGCACAAAGAAAGAAGTTGGTGCCGCTAATAAGAAGGTTGTAACTAAGAAGGTAGATGTTCTTGAGGCAAACCCTACTGCTAAAACAATTACACTCAACTGGACTCCTCTCACGACAAGTCCTGTAACAGCTATTTGGGCACTTACTACAGAAGGCGGTCTTGGTGAGAAATTTGCAGTCACAGCGAGTGACCTTGCAACAAATAAAACAAACTTCACTATTGCTGGTAAAACTATCACTCTTGGTGATGATATCCCTGTTAAGAGGGAAGACGGTTCTCCTATGACATTTATTGTTATCTATAAGTGTGAGATGGAGAATGCGGTTAAGATTACCAACTCAAGTGATAACTTTTCTAAGGCTGGTACTTTTGTTCTTGATAGCATTTGTCATGATGTTTGTGATCCATCAACAAAGATTTATACAATTATTGTATTTGAAAGAGCAAAGCTTTCTAACAATTTTTCACTTGAAATTAAACCAGACGGCACACAGCCTATCGAATTTGAAGGTATGACTAACTATTGTTCTAAAGATAAAGAGCAGTTCTATGTAGTTATTCCCGAAGACGAAGCTGAGGCATAATTATGGCTATCAGAAAGTGCCTCATTTGTGGTAAAGAATATGAAGCTTGTGTGAACTGTTCTAAATATGGTGGATGGAGGGCAGTTGCCGATACGCCAGAACACTATCAAATTTACTCGATTATACAGGATATGCGTCTCGGTGCTTCTCCGAAAGAACTCAAAGAACAGTTTGCACAGATTAGTAAAGAAGCTACACAATCTATGATGCCAGAAATAAGGAATGTGCTTATTAAGGGTAATGTTATTGACAATAGAGTAGCAACCACAAAGCGAGGAAAAACAGCAATTACAAAGAAAACTGACGAAGATAATAGTAGTCAGAAATGATGTTCTTATAGGGAAGATGGGATTTTCTCCCTTATCTTCCCTATTCTTTTTAGGAGGTAAATAAAATGCGAATTTTAGCGGTTGATCAGGCTCGCAACGGTGGTTGGGCGATATATGACTACGAAAAACAAAAGCTTGTAGATTATGGCAGTTTTAGTTTTCCTAATGGTAAATACACATTTTCAGAGGCTGTTTGTGAGATTGAAAAGTATATTAGTCAACTTATTATAAAGAGAAAGATTTCAGTTGTATTTCTTGAAGATATTAATTTGAGAGCTAATGTATCAGTATTTAAAAATTTAGCACAGTTACAAGGCGTATTAATTAACCTCTGTGAAAAAAAGCATTATTTATACCAACTCATATCCCCCTCTGTGTGGCAAAATTATTGCAACGCAAGAGGCAGAACAAGTAAAGAAATTAAAGCAAAAATCACTGCAACTATTCCTAACGATAACAAAGCGAAAAAACGAAGCAAAATACTATCATTACAGTATGTAAAGAATAAATATGATATTGATACCGATAACGATAACATTTCGGATGCTATCTGTATCGGAGATTACGCTGTACATAACATTAACATACAGCACAAGGAATGAAAGGATTTTATATATGAAAAAAAGCACAAATAAAAAAAAAGATTATAAAGAAATTCCAGTAATGACTTTTGGAAAAATTTATTACGCAGAAAAAAATGAGCCAAAGTTTTATGATTATGTATTTCATTCAGTAACAACAGATGATAAAAAGCCTGAAGAAATAGAACACATCTCTTTAAGAATTAAACATAGTATCGGAGCAGTACGCCTTTCAAATATCTGTAGTACAGTAGCGGAAACTGTATTTGATATATCAGAAAATAGATACCTTCCCGAAATCACATCTACATTGATTGATATGCAGATTCTTAGAGAGTATGCAAATTTTGCAATTCCTACTGTTTTTGAAAAAATGTATTCTTTTGTAACAGAAACAGGTGTTGCAGAGTTTGTTAAAAGTAAAATCAATCAAAAAGAATTGGCGTTAATATATGAAGGTGTTCAGAAGAGAATTGAATATATGCAGAAAAAGGAAATCTCCGAAAAGACTTATGAAACTGCATTAATTATGAATCAGTTTAAAGCATTAACTGAAAACATATCGTCTATTGGCGATAAGGTAGACCTCAATAAGATGATGGATATGGTAAACCACATTATCAAAGAGGAAGAAGATAAGCCAAACAACAGTCCACTTCCCCTCTTCCCTTCTGCTAAATAAGGGGCTGGTGGTATTAAGACTTTCAATTCGTATGACACATTTGTCAAAGCAATTAACAAGGCGGCTTCTCAGGTTTTAAAAACCGATATTGCTCAAGATATTAAAGACAAATTAAAAAAAAATATCAAAGCAGATATTTATGATACATATACTCCTACAACTTATGTAAGGCGTAGTGTGAATGGCTTAGGAAGCAGCTCCCAAATTCAAGATGTGTCCCAAGAGAGCAATAAGATTATCATAACTTCTGTAGCAACACCCAACCGCTCAGTTGTTACTCACCAAGTGCCAACCACTACATCGGACGCATTGATTCGTTGGATAGCAGGATATAGTCGGAATGGATATACCAGAAAGAGATATAGTTACACCTCTGACTTATGGAGAGCTATCGGATATGATGCAAAAAAATATGCTTTTATGGGGGTTCGTAATCCTATAGCGTCAACGAGAGCAGAACTAAACAATTCAGACTTCAAAAAAAGTATTACAACAAAAATTATAGCAAAGTTGAAATAAGGTGGTGGTATGTGTGGCAAATGAAAACGATATTTTTGGTATTTCCGTCCAAGTAGTAGCTGGAACAAGAAACGAAGACAAGAAAATTTTCAAAAAGAGTGTTGGAGAATTAGCTAAAGCTATTGACGGTATTAAAATATATAATATAGAAGCCGATCAGAGCAAACAAGCCAAAGACCAATTAAAAAAGAGCGTTCAGACGCTATTTGAAAAATCTCTTCAAAACCCTCCAAAAATTCCAGTAGTTACAATCAAAAAGTTTGACTGTAGTAACGCAATGAAGTCTTTGAAGAAGGACATTGAAAAAGCAATTGGTAGCATTTCGGTCGGTGTTACTGGAAATACAGTCAAAGCATCTCGTAGTCAATATAACAAGAATAACAATAGCAATCGGACGACAGCCGATGTGACAAGTTATCAACAAACCGCAAAAGAGTTAGCTCAGATTCAGAGCAGAATCCAAAGTATTATTGGCGGTTTAAACCTTCAAAAACAAGGATATCAGTTTTTAAATACACAAGATATTGAGAAATTTCTTACGGTATCAAGAAGTTTGGCTTCTGAAGGAAGACAGTTAGAACAGTCATTATCTCAAGGATTGGAAATTCCTATTGCTGATTTAGACAATTTGAGTCAAAAGGTCGTAAAATTATCGCAAGATGTAACTGCAATCAATACAGAAGGCAAACAGAGTGTTAATGAAATTAATAATATTATTCAAACTGCCCAATCCTTATATGCTATCCTTGAGAGTCATAATTCAAATAGTGTAATTAGTGCTGAGTCTATAGACAAAACTAAAGCAGAATTACAGGAACTTATTGATACAGGGAGTCGTGTAGTATCTCCTACTGGTCGCACAAATGAAATATCCGCTTCCGAGTTACAAAGTCAATTAGCTGCTATTACAGAAAGCACTGCTGCCTTAAAGGAGTTTCAAGACGCAGAAGCTCTTGTATCACAAACGACTAATCAATTAACACAAGAGCAAAGCAAAAACTTGCTAACTGTGTCTGAATATCGTACTGCGTGGTCTCAACTTACAACCCTCATATCTAAAAAAGATATTATTGGTGATATGTGGAATAATGGAGAAGATGTACCAAAAGAACTTCTTTCATCTTTTGCGACAGAGGCACAAGCGTTATCAACCTCTATCTCTAATACTGTAAACAACAACCGTTCTGAAATAGAAAAGATTCGGAGTGATATTGATACAGTATATGATGACATTCAAAACCGCAGTAAAAATGTAGCATTTATTCCCGAAGGACAATTACAAGAAGCAAAAGCAGACTTAGAAGATATACGCCAAGAATGTGAAAAACTACTTGAAAATGGTGTATGGAATGGCGCAGATGATTCTTTTATAGAGAAGTTTCAAAGTAGGATTAACAATATTAAAGAGAAGCTCAATACTGCCAACGCAACTGGCAAAGCGCAAGGATATCACTATGATATTTTAAATAACTCAGGCGAGGTTGTTAATAATAGTCAGTTGGATAAATATTTAGCTAATATGCGAGCTTTGCGTCAGCAAACAACATCTTTACTCAACGGACACAATATTCCTGACAATCTAAAAAACGAACTTAGTGACTGCCTCCAAAAATTTCAATTACTTAACGAAGAAATAACCGCTACAAATCAAGTAACTGGCAAGCTTGGAAACAATGCTGCTTTACATAAATTTGAAACTAAATGGAGTCAGAGCTTAGAAACCGCAAATAAAAGCACAATCGCAAGTAGCAAAGCAGTAGAAACACTGCGTTTGCAGGTTATGAAATTTGCGAGTAGCAATCCTAAAGCTGCTCAAGCATACGCTGGACAAATTGAAACCATTTTAGATAAAACATCAGATGCTGCAAAAGTCAGTGACCAACAGCTTAAATCTTTCCAGTCGCAGTTTGCAAATATTAAGACTTCTGCCGAGTCTGCTGGATTGATGGGTGCAACCGCTCTACGCACACTTGCAAAGAACTATCTTAAATATGGTTCGTGGAATTTTATCACTTCGTCTATGAATAAAGCTATTGCTACTGTTCAAGACATGATACACATTGTAACCGAGTTAGACACTGCTATGGTGGAGCTTAAGAAAGTTACAGACAGCACCGATTCGACATATGACAAATATTTAACTACGGCAACTGGCAAAGCAAAAGAGCTGGGTACTACTATTAGTGACTTTGTTACAAGTACCGCTGATTTTGCTCGTATGGGTTATGATATACCTGACTCAACGCAATTGGCAGAGGTAGCAACCATATATGCTAATGTCGGTGACGATTTAGATGGTGTTGGCGAAGCAAGTAGTGACATTATTTCCATATTAAAAGCTTTTAACATGGAAGCTTCATCGGCACAAAGCATTGTCGATAAACTTAATGAGGTGAGTAACAATTACGCTGTTTCATCAGGTGATTTAGGTGAAGGCTTGAAGAACTCAGCCGCATCTATGGCTGTTGCGGGTAATAGCCTTGATGAAACCATTGCGTTGCTGACCGCAATGACCGAAGTTACACAGAGTGCAGATGAATCAGGTAATGCACTTAAAGTGCTTGCTATGAGATTAAGAGGTATGTCGGTAGAGCTTGAAAAGGCTGGAGAAGATACAGAAGGAATGTGCACAACAACTTCTGAGCTTCAAGACAAAATCAAAGCTTTAACAAAAACTTCTTCATCTTCAGGCGTGGATATTATGGACAATGGTGCATTCCGTAGCACCTATGATATTCTTAAAGATATCGCTCTCGTATGGGATGACTTGGCTGATACAAATAAAGCATCATTACTTGAGCTTATTGCCGGTAAGAATAGGTCTAACTACGCTTCTGCTGTAATTCAAAACATTGGTACAGCAATCAATTCATTAGATACTTCTGAGAACTCAGATGGTTCTGCATTAAAGGAACACGAAAAGTACATAGATAGTATCGAAGGTAAAGTAAAACAATTTCAGGCACAGTGGCAGGAATTATCAACAACAACAGTATCAAGTGATATTGTTAAAGGTGTAGTTGATACTGGCTCTGGATTGTTAGGATTTTTAACACAAGCTAATGAATTGCTCTCTCATCTTGGAGCAAACATTGGTACTCTTTCCATATCTGGCGTTTTGTCTGGATTAATGGGAAGCGACAAGGGTAAACCCAAATTGACGGGTTTTAGGAGTATGCCTATCTATTTCGAGAAAGTGGCGTAATCGTGCTATAATCAAGAAATGGTGATGTATGTCGTTAAATGAGAGGTTAAACTGCAAACGGAATGATAGCCGTTCTGGGAAATGGTGATGAACAATATGCCATATGGAGACGAAAGTCAGAAACAAGTTGTTGTTCGGCGTATGTCAAAAGCTAACCGCCGTAATAAGCCATAATCAGCATCCAGCCGCATAAGCGGAGGTTCAGAGACTATAAGCCTCTTGAGGTGGTTTCAACGATATGAAATGACCTTAAATTGTATAGTCCACATCAACACTGAGACAACAGTGACTATCATATAAAAGAAAAGTTTTATAAACAAACAAAAAGAGCAGTATCATAAAACACTGCTCAAATTATTAATTAGAAGGTGGCTTTGCAATCATTACATTGATAGTTCTTACCTATCTTGTTGCTTGCTAAGCCGAGTGTGAGAGATGAAGCTACTCTACTACTTGTTGAAATTTTAGTAGTACGCAGAGAACCGCAGTACGGACATTTAACAGTTGGTCGAGAGGCTTGTTCGTCAAGTCGCTGCTTTAAGCACAAATCCCACTGCTTATTGTTTTGTAGGTGTTCTTTGAATAGATTGTTGTCATATTGAGGACAATCTTTAAAGAGTTTTTCATACCAATAACGGTAATCAAATTCATAAATACCTATTGACATATTTTCTTGTCTTTTTTTGGATCGTTCTCGAAGCATTTGGTCTGATACTTCAAAAAATAACCTACGAGGTCTTTTAAGAAAACCTATCCAAGAACACTGGCATGTTTTGTCAGATATAAGTGCTGGAAAACAGATTAGCCCACATACTGGGCATATTGATAATTCATACATATAAAAACCTTCTTTTAATATAGGTCTAAAGATAAGATACTCCAAACTTATTTAGACGAGAATCAAAATAAACATATTGGATGGTTTACTACTGCCAATAAAAAAAGGGTGCGGCAGGAGACTAAAACAGCTACTGACAAATATGAAGAATATAAAGCCTACGCCGAAAGCTTAGATGACAAGGTTTTAAGAAATAAAGTAACTGCCAATGAAGCAGATATACTCAAGCAGTCAAAATTTGCAGAAGCTACTAAAGATTTAAACCAAGAATTATTAAAAGGCATAAAATACAACACAGATTATGCCGAATCAGAGAATCTCTTAAGTAAAAACGCTCAATCAATGTCTGGTGCCTTTTCAGGCATTAAAGGCAAGCTATCTTCATTAGGCTCTTCGTTAAAGAATATTGCCGCAGGTATTGGTAATATGGTTATGATACAAATTGCAATGAGTGCAATTTCTTGGGCTTTTGGAGAACTTGATAACTATACCCACAGAGCTGAAAACAACCTATCAGACCTTGAAAAAATCGCAACAGAGATTAACGACAAAAAAGATGCCTATACATCTCATTCAACATCTGTAAACAAAATCAAAAATGAATACTACGAATTAGCTGATGGTATTAATTCTTATGGAGAAAATATCTCTTTAACCTCTACTCAGTATGAGAGATATATTGAACTTTCTAATGAGATTGCACAGATGTATCCAGACTTGGTGGAAAGTTATGATGCTCAGGGTAATGCTATTTTAAAATGCAAGGATAATGTTGAAGCTCTTAATAAGGCAATGACTGATGAAAAGAATGCTTATTACGAAACTGTTGTGTCTAAAGAGCAGGATACTTTCGGAAAAGCGTTAGAGAATATTGCTACGAATCAGGGAATATTTGGTGGGGATGATAAAACCTATATCACCCAGCTCAAGAATATTGACGAAATTGTAAAAAAAGTACAATCTAAAGAAGATATCTCTCTGATGTGGGCAGATATGCACAATTTGGACACTATTATTAAGGGCGCTGGTATTGAAGATATCCTCCGTTACGATAAAAGCAACGGAGAGTCAATTTATAAAATCGAAGATAAAGACATATCAACTGCCATCTCGTCAATTCAAAACTACAAGGCAGCTTTAAATCGTCAAATTAACGATTTGGTAAACAACAGCTTTAAGCCTGTGCTTGATGCATATATTCACTATACTGATGAACAGTTTAGCACATTGGACAGTAAAAGTCAAGCTCTTATTGAACAATATATAAATAGTGCTACATGGGATAACTTCTACAGTAAGATTATTGATCCTGAAGCGAGCACAGCAGACAATTTAGAATCAGTTAAGCAAACTGTATCGAGTATTGTTAAAGCATTTAAGAATCCAGAATTAACCAATACGCTGGACGAGGTACAAGCCCAAATAGATGATATTAAAAGCGGAAAAATAGATGTCTCAGGTTTTAAAGATCTTAATAATAAAGTTATCAATGCTTTGTCGGGCATTGATGGAATGAACGCCAATACAAGAGAACTTTTTGTAAAAATGTTGTTTTCTGATGTAGAAATTGCTGACGATGTAGATATTAATAAAGCAATTGCGAATATTACAAAGCGTGTAGCTGGCAGTCTACAAGGCGGGTTTATTCCGGGTACAAATATTAGAAAAGATTCTAAAGAGAAAATTCAGTTAAGCGAAGATGTTAATAAATATTTATCTACGCTTGATTTTAGTACCATTAAACAGATATACAACAGCGATGCTGCGTTAAACAGTTTAAAAGATGTTCAAAAATTAGTAGAGAAAATCAAAGCAGAAGCATCGAATGGGTTCTCGTTTAAGATTTCAACCGAAGATGCTAATAAATCCTTAGAGTCAACTTTTTCAGCTTTCAATACTGTTAAGTCGGCTATTTCTGAGTATAGCGAAAACGGAACACTCTCCTTTTCTACACTTCAATCTTTATTGTCATTAGATAATTCGTACATTGATATGCTTATCAATGAGCAAGGCGAATTAGATTTAACTTCTAATAAGTTCAGAGAATTGGCAAAAGCTCAGTTGGAAAAGCTTAAGGTTTCTTATTTGCAGGCGTCTTTGGACGAAGTAAACCAGTTAGAAAACGAAACCCAAGTGCTTGAGTATTTAAAGAAAAATCAACAGGGTGCAACTGAGTCGGCATTAAATTTAGCAGATGCTAAGTGGCAAGAAGCTTACGCAACAGCGGCGGTAAAAGATGCAGAGCAAGGCACAGGCGACCTATATCAACAAGCTGTAATTACAGCAGAAAGTGCTTGGCGTAAAAAGGCGGCTTTAATAGACTACTATGAGTCTTCACTAAGCGATTTATCAACTACTACTGATGAAGTCACATCCGCTACAGAAAAACATAAAAAGGCACTTGAAAACGAGGAAAAGGCTTTAGAAAAAACTAAAGAGGCTTTAGAAAACAAAAAGCAGGCATTAGAAGATAGTAAGGATGGTTATGAAGACGCTTTATCTGCAATTGAAGATTTAGTCGATTGGACAGAAAAATACATTAAGCAAACTAAGCAGGACGAAATAGATGCGTTACAAGAACGCAAAGATAAAATCGATGAGCTTATTGAAAAGAAACAGGAACTTCTTGACAAAGAAAAAGAAGAAGCTGATTTCAACAAACAGCTCAAAGAGAAAGAAAATGCTGTTGCTTCAAACGCATTGTCTGCTGCTATTACTGGACTGGACGATAGTTCCGCAGGTAAAAAAGCTCACAAAGAAAATGTTGATGATTTGGTTGAGTCCAGAGAAGACTTATATGATTATCTATCAGACTATCAGTACGATACTCGCGAAGAAGCTTTGGATAAACTGAAAGAAGAGACAGATAAGCATTATGATGATGAAATCCAAACTATTCAAGATTTCTTAAACAACGAGGTGTCTTTACACAGAGCTGCATGTAATATGATTGACAATGACAATGGCACATTGTATAACAACCTGTTGTGGTATTGTCAAAATTACACTACAACCACAGAGGCTGAGTTTAACCATATGTGGCAGTCGGCTCAAAGTGCTCTTTATGAATATGGCACTGCACAGCTCAATGTTATGGATTTAATGAATACACTACAATCTCGTATCTACGATGTAGACTCTACTATTGCTAATGTGACAGGAAGCATTGACAACTACACTTCTCGAATTGATAGTTTGAAACAAAAAATTGACGAGTTGGGCAATTCTGCGCAGACCACTAAAGCAAAGATTGATTCAGTTAAAATACAACCATCGAGTATAACAAGTCATGGGTATAAAATTACCTATAACGGCAAAGTGTATAAAACCAACCTAACGAACAAAGAGGATGCTGAAACATATTTCATAAGTCGGATCAGTAAAGACTGGTATGGCGGAAGAGCGCTACCGGCAGGTTCTTTATGGTCTAAAATGAAAGCGTATGCTTCTGGTACAAAATCAGCTAAAGGTGGTTTGTCTATTGTTGACGAAGAGGGTATCGGTTCAGAACTTATCCCCACATCTCTTGGTAATGGCAGATATACAATCTTACCACAAGGCAACCCTGTATTTAGCAAAGCGATGACAAATGAATTGTTTGAATTTGCATCAGCTCCAACTGATTATTTTGTACAAAAGTTTGGCTCTGAAATAACACCGAATGTCGTGAACAATAAATCAACTGTTGTTTCCCCTGCTATCAACATTAATGTGCAAGGTGATGCTACTCAGGCTACTGTTAATGCATTGCATAAAGAATCTGAGAGGATTATGGACAACACAATTAAAAAACTTATGTCTTATACGGTGAATAATAGATATTTGTAATTATGCATTATAAACAATTTTTGTTAACCTTCGTGTTGTGAAATATATATATCTTTCTTTGCTTTTTCAAGAAAGTCTTGACTTTGTATAAAAGCAAGGTATATAATAATACTGTAGCAAATGTTGCTGTAGTATAACACACGAGGGTTAACATATATTGGTAACATAGCTATAGTTATAAGAGGCATACTAACGATAGGAGGTTCGAGAAGTATGAACAAAACTATTACGCCAAATGCCATAAAAATTGAAGTCAACCAAGAATCGTTTAAAATATCATTTGCCGTAACTGGGAATAGTGACAGTATTGCTGATGAAGTAGATGTGATGATAGATCCAAGAAATATGCTTTCTGTTATCACACCTATGGTTAGTGCTGTAGTAGACTATCAAAAGCAATTTGGTGTTGACCTTGGAATAAAAACGCCAGATAGTAACCAAACGGAGGTGTGATTATGTTTAATTTAGTTAGCACCGACACAAGCAAAGTTGATAGATATAAGATATTAAAGCCTTACTCAACAACACAAGAGACTGATAATCTTATAATTAATATTTTGACCATAAATCAAGAACACGGTCAAAATAACCAAATAGACACAGCGTTTAGAAATTGGGAAACCCTACAACATCGTAAGGCTTGTAATCAAATTATTATTTCTTGGTCAAGTAAAAATTGGGCAAAACTATTTGCAAAATTGATTAAAGATATAGACGCATCGAATCTAACTGTAGGGTACAGATGGTTACATCAAACTTGTGAAGTTGAGTATTGGGTTATATGTAAAGAAAAAGATTATGAAATATTAAATCGTATATCAGAATTGCAAATAGATTATGAAACAATCTTGCCATTTACAGTAGATATTGTTTTTATTGGTGCAAAGCAATTTATTGGCAAAGATATGATAACATTTGAAGAAGTGATATAAGAATGAGCAACTCTACAAAAGCATATGACATTCATTACAATCAGTATTTGCATAACAAGCGGTTTATCAGTCATGGTATGAACAATAATCATGAGAAGTTTTATGACTGGGAAATTACTGTTACTTTTTATGCAATGATACATCTTGTAGAGGCGGTTTTGTACTCACAATGCGGTGTTTGCGAGATACATAATCATGAAGATAGAAGTAATTCTATTAAAGACAACCCTAAAATATTTTCTAAACGCTTTAGATTGTTATACGAATCTTTGCAATCTATGGCTCGAACTGCTCGGTATCAAGGTATAACAGAAGTTGAGGAGTCGGACAGTAAGAATGCTCAAAGATGTTTAGAAGATATTGAATTGGAATTAGGCTCATATCTTAATATTTCTTAAAAACAGAATAAAAACATGTAAGAGAAGATGAATTTCATCTTCTCTTTTTTTATTATCCAAAGGAGGTGCTGTTATTTGTTTAGAGATTGTTATTTTACTTATAATGGTATTTACTCAGGTGACTACAATCTAATTTTAGCATTTATTACTGATGATAATTTTGAGTTTAAGAGCGGAAGTGAGTACGAACCTACAACAGCCACTCTCCCCCACAATGCTCAACAGTTGTTATACAATCTTAATTACTCCGACAGTCCACTTGAGTTTACGATTGAAATTATTAGTCCTGAAGATAATATACCATTGGAAACAATGATAGAGATTAAGAATTGGCTCTTTGGACAGGACGGATGGAAAAGATTAACACTGCATAATGAAACTTCCGACTATTATCTTAATGCACTTTTTATTCCCGACAGTGATATTACCGATGCACGAGGCTATAGAGGTTTGCGTTGTAAGGTACAAAATGATAGTGGATTTTGGTATCAGGACAATGAAATTGAGTTTAAAGGGGTTGCAACTAAACCGTCAAATACAGGACAAACATTATCTTTTGAAACTACAATTGATATTGAAGGACAACCTATCAATAACAAAATTTGTCCTATTATTGATTTAAAGATCGGGCACAACTGGACAGAACATCAAATAGATTACACATTATCGAATTATAGAGTGTATGTTGGAAATAAACTTAATAAGTCTATGTTCGTTTTCGATGCGAATGTGAATTATCATACAGATAAAGATGCCGTATACGAACTGGATACTAAATATGGAATGGTAACAATGAAAGAACCTAATGAAAGAACTTTTCATTCACTCACTCCCCCATTCATTCAATACAACGGAGTTATTAAAGATAATCTCGATTATGTATCTTTATTTTGGCTTGGCAATGGTCAAAATCAGATTTATCTATACATTAAATCCGCAGATAAAACTGACGCTAAACATAACTATGCTTACGATGTTTTCGATCCCGATAAAAGCTTAGTTTTAAAGTATACTACAATGCATAGGTTGGGTGGTATTTGATGCAAACACGAAATTACGCACAAGAGACTCCCGACATGGTGTTGTATAGACAGAATAAAAAGACCTCACTTGGCTATGTCAAAAATATACACAATTGGACTGCTGATTATAATTTTGGGACAGCTTCGGAAATGAGTTTTGAAGTACCCAAAAAAGTTTATGACACTCGTACCAATAGTTGGATGGATAATCCTAATTATGATAATCTAAAGCCTGATATGCTTTTGTATCTCAATGATTCAACTGAGTATTTTAAATTTACAGGAGAAAGTTATTATGCAGATTATCTGTATAATTTAAAAGGCGGAGGTACACGAAAAGATTATGAGTTATCGTTTGATGTTAATACAGCAATTAACAATTTCAATATTAAAAACGAAACTATGCTTTTTGATATTGGCACTACATATGGTTACGAGTGGGTGTGGGGTGGCACTATTAATGATGGGGTATTTGAAGATTATTCAGAAAGCTTAGACTTGTACAAGCAAGGATGGTATACTTACCAGTATTTAGCCTGTAAAAGTTTTATACCTGTGCATAAAGGCGATGTTATTGCAACAAAATGTTTTAACGGTGACACTCTGCGGTACTCATTTAAAATTCATTACTATAAGGAAGCTAACGCAGATAGCTGGCTTAAATCTGATGATAATTATTATCATGAATCATCGAAACAACCATTCCGAAGATATGTAGATTTTACAGTAAAGGATAGCGATGGTAATGTTGAAAACAATACTGATACTATTGACGAAGGGTATATCCGAATAAGTCTTGTATGTAGTCAAGCAACATATAGCGACAATACTTATCGTACATATATTCCCAATGCCTCTTGGGTGCAAATCTTTTCAAGAGAAAGATTGTGTACACACTTTGAAACAAATAAAAATAAAAACTATGGCATACGAAATGTATGGTGGGTTATTACTAACACAGAAGAAATAAATGATAACGGAAGTAATGCTGTGCTAAAAGTAACAGCCCAGTCTTATGAGATGACTTTATCAAAAAGAGCGTTTTCTTTATCAAACAGTACATTACCACTATTTGTGCCTGATCATATTAACGACCTTGTTACCAGTGATAATTGGTATTACGATTGTTATGGCAACACAAGACATAAACAAAAGTTTGTCCGAGGATTGCTGAATCAAATACTTGACTATCTTCCACAATGGAAAATAGGATATGTTTCGCAAGCCGTGTGTGTTAGGTATAGAACACTTGACGATGTTGATAATGCAAATGTTTATACTTTTTTAAATAATGATATCGCTTCGTCATACCAATGCTATTTCATTTTTGATTCAGAAAATATGACAATTAATATAATAGATGGAAACATAGAGACAGAAGAGCGGCGGTATTATAATACTGATGAAAAATATTTAGGCACTCATTCCAAGGCAATATTAACATGGCAAAATGCAATCAAAAATACGAATGTTCACACAACTGATGATAGGTGCATTAGTGCATTAAGAGTGCATACATCTAACGATCAATACGGATTAGGGTTAATCAACCCTACGGGAAATAATATATTGTACAATTTTAGTAATATTGAAAATCAATTAGATTATGTGGCTGATGACACTAAAAATAGAACCTTAAAAGAAGCTCTTACGGTGTGGCAAACAAACATTGAAAAACAGTCTGTAAAATATGCTAATAACGGGGCATTATTGATTGAGTGCAATAAGAAGAAAATAGAGCAAGCTTCTAAAGTGTCAAAAGCTTTAACAACATACTTAACAGTCGCAGATACAATTAATACACATCTAATAGACAAATATGGGTTTAGTGACAAACCGCTCCCTAACTCTTCAAGTGGAGAGTTGCGTTATGCTTATCAAGTTCTTGTAGATGACCATGTGCGTATTCCGAGTGGAATGAGAAACCCACCATACGATTACATCAATTACGATTGCTATTACTCCAAATCTTTATATACAAAATTGTATTCGGCAGCAGAGACATATTGGGATACAAAAAATGATTATGATAACGCAGTAACCAAATATAACACATGTTATAACAAGATGCAAACAGTAGCTAAAAAGTTTACACTGAATTACAAAACGGCAATTCAGGCAAACAAAGACGGGATTGCAACAATCCTCTCCCCCGCTGAAATTTTAGAACTTCAAAATTACATTACTGAAGGAGATTGGATAAATGACAATGTTGTATTTAGTGATACCTATTCCGCTAATGATATTATAACAACATTGCAAGAAGTAATGGTTCAGGCTAAATCTGACCACGACAATTATCTCAGCAAGCAGTGCTATGAATTTGAGATTGAATCGGCGAACATATTGACGATTCCCGAAATGAAGGATAACATTGCAGATTTAACACTTGGTGCAGCGCTATCTCTTGAAGTAAAAGACGGTGATTGGCAGTATCCTATTTTGCTTTCAATCCATATAAATTATGACGATGTATCAGATTTTAGTTTGATATTTAATACAAACTATTCTGCCAAACCTCTCAAGAAGAGATTTATTGATTGTTTCAATACGATTTCACAAACAAGTGTTAAAAATACAACATTTAATTTTACAGAATAATAGGTGGTGATTATATGATTATTAGACATTTAAGCATTGACTGTGCTTATATTAATAAGGTTCTTGAACCAATCACACAAAGAGAACATGGTGTGACTGAGTTTGAGATTGAGATTAAAAATCACGGTGCTGATATCGACCTTTCAGAATGTACGCTTGCCACCTATTATGGATTAAAGCCAGACGAACATAAGGTAGGCGTTAAGTGCAGAGTAGATAAAGATAAAGGTTTGATTTATTTGCCTTTGTATTTACAGATGACAACGGCTGAAGGTGTATTAAAAGGTATTGTAGAATTACAGTTTCCTGAAGGTAATGTAAGATTTTCAGGCGTTAATTTTAAGGTTTCTTTTGCACCAGATGACACCAAGATTGAAAGCACTGATGATTTTAACATCTTAGAAAATTTTATCTCTAAACCGACTACAAACGGTGTTGTCGGACAAGTGTTGTCTATAGATAATGACGGTAACACTATTTGGCGAACACTTAAAGAGTTTGACGGTGATTATGCCCATTTGAGTAATAGACCTTCTATTAATGGCGTTGAACTTAACGGAGATAAGTCACTTGAAGATTTGAACATCAAACAAACCTATACTGCCGATGATATTCCGTTTGCAGATGGCGAAACTTTTCAACAGAAGTTCAACAACGGCGAACTAAAAGGACAAGATGGTGTTTCGGGCGCTGACGGAATTACTCCGCATATTGGTGATAACGGTAATTGGTTCATTGGAGAAACAGATACAAATAAACCGTCACAAGGTACAAACGGTGTTGATGGTAAAACCCCAATTAAAGGTGTTGATTATTTTACTGCCGAAGATAAATCGGAACTTACAACCGAAGTTACCGAAAATCTAATTTCTGATTTAGATAACAGAAAAGATGTTGACTTGTTTATTTCAGATAGTTATGGAAATGTGCTTGCCACATTCAAAGATGGCGAATTTATAACAAAAGAATTTAGCACAGTTAAGAGTATTGGAAACAACATATGTGACACGTTAGAAGAATGTGACCTTGCTATATCTGATGTGCAGGGAAATGTTATATTTTGTATTGTTAATGGTAATATCATAACACCAAAATATAATGCCAAAAATCATTATAAAACTTTTTCTATATTAGGCGATTCATATTCAACATTCAAAGACTATACAGACCCCTTAAATAATACACAGTGGTATCCACCATCAGATAGTGCAACACAAGGTTCTGAAAATGATGTTGAAGACGTGGAAAATACGTGGTGGCATTTATTTGCAAATGATTATAAATCTTTGTTAATTCAAAATAACTCGTATTCAGGTTCATGTATTTCATATGATTCTTATGGAACGGGAACAGTAGATGGTAAAAATTTTAGTTTTGTAAAGAGATGTGAAAATTTAAAGAAAGCGGAACTTATCATCATTGAGGGTGGAACAAATGATGCCTGGTCGAATGTGTCTTTAGGTGAGTATAAGTATTCTAATTGGGTTGAAAGTGATTTTGAGACATTCAGACCAGCTTGCTCGTATGTTTTGGATTATATTAAAAGAAATAACATAGGTGCAAAAATTATATTTGTTCTAAATGACGGACTTAAATCAAGTATTACAGAGTCAATAAAAAATATTTGTAATTATTACAACGTTGATGTACTTGAGTTGTCAAATATTAAAAAAAGCAACAACCACCCTAACATAGAGGGCATGAAACAGATAAAAGAACAACTTATCAATTTTTTATTAAGGGGTGACTTTAATGGGTAAAGTTTTAATTATAACTGGTGCGGATTTTAGCAAAAACAAAATTGAAAATATAAATGTAATTGGTGGAAAATCGATTGATATAACGGACATCAAAAAAAATACATACATCGCAGTGCAAAGTGGTAAAGCAATAGAAACTTCATTATCTGGATGGTCAACGTCAGGATTTATCAAGGTAGAAGATTATTTTACAAATATCAATGGATATTCCAATTTTTATGCCAATTCAGCTATAATTACTGGAATGATGTGCTTTTATGATGAAGATTATAATTTCCTTTCGTACAATAATGAAATGAAAAAAATAGACAAGGTAAAAGACGCTGTTACAAAAGGTTGGTTTAATTTTATAAAGCCGACAGGAACAAAGTATATTAAAATGTGCTGGCAAAGCGGTTCAGCCAATCCACTTGCAATAACTACACCGACTGTATATTTTCGCTAACTCAAGAGGGCGAAAAAATCAGGACACGGGTGCAGGGGATTTTTAAATGATTAATAGGAATGACAGTGAATTTGAAGAGTTTTAAAAGGAGGGTTTTAAAGCCAAATTATTCGTTATCATATACAAGTAATATTTCTATTTGTGAAAATACAATGTATATATTAACGAAGTGATAAGGAGGGAAATAATGAAAACCTACAATAAAATATATACAGTACACGCTTGGAAAGACAACAACAAGTTTTTTACTGTGACACAGGGCGAGGGCGGTATCAAATACCCTCGCCTTATGGTCGTGGATGATAAAGGAGCAATCGACTTAACTGGTTCGGCAGTTACATACACAATAACTCTCCCTCGTGGTTCTGAAGAAATTGTTGACGCAACAATTATAGATGCTAAACGAGGCGTTGTTGAATTTGAAGTTAAACCCTCTATGACTGTTTATGCAGGTGTGGGTGAAGGTGAACTTAATATCACCATTGATAACAAGGTTTTGAAAATTAGCGGTATTAATCTCACTATTAACAAGTCAACCAGTGGTCGTGTCATTGAAGCAAGTGAACAGTTTAGTGCATTGCTATCTTTGATATCTAAATATTCTAACATTAATCCTGAAAACAAGGATTTGAAGATTTTGGATAATTCTGATATTACGGACACGGCTAAGAATTATCCAAGCATTCAATATCTCCTAAATAATTTTTGGAGTAACAATAATTTGTCACTATTGAGTGCAACTGCGTATGGTGTTAGTCATTCAGGAGGGGTGACAAGTTTATCGAAAATACCGACAGCTTCGTTAAGCAAAAGATGTCTTTATTTTCCAGCAGGTACTTACAAGTGTAATGGTATTGCTTTGTCTAATATTAATGACTTAACCATTATTTGTGATAATGCTAATTTTGTATTTTACAATCAAGCTACTAATTCGACAGACGCTGCTGAAACGACTGTGCAAGGTTCGTTTTTTAAGTTCACTAATTGTAATAATTTAACAATTATCGGGGGTTGCTTCGATGGACAGCACAAAGTGTCTCAGTGCATTACATTAGTTGGTTGTCAAAACAGTAATATCACAAATGCAAACATTAAAGGTGCAGGAAACAAAGCATCTTCATTTGCTGCTGGCATTAATTTAATTAGAGATTGTTCTCAGTTTAATATCAATAATGTTATTGTATCTGACACTAAGGCTGGTACTGTATCTGAGGATACATTTATTCACGCAGTCGGTATAGGAGTGTCAAGTGTTAATGGTGAGTTTAGTCAGCACGGATATATCAGCAATTCTCAAATTAGCAACATTAATGGATACAAAGTTGGCAACAAAGAGCCTGATGGAGATGGTATTTATTTCATTCAAAGACCTTCTGCTGACTGTAGTGGTGATAGCTATATTACTGTATCCAACTGCACAATTACCGACTGTGCAAAAAGAGGCATTAAAGTAAGTACAAGATATACCAACATTGATAATTGTTACATTGATATTGATGGTTGGGGTGCGGCAATTGAAGCACAATACGGTAAGATGACACTTAGAGACTCAACAATACACAATAAGTATGCAAGTTGTGTAACTCTTGATTGGGATAACGGCACTAATTATATTGACAACTGTAAACTTTATGGAGCAGATAAAACTGAAACATCTACGCATGGAGACAAATACACTGGCAATGGCATTGTGCTTAATCAGAGACTGTCTGTAACGGGTACATATTATACCAATGAACCGTGCAGTATTATTGTACGAAATTGTACAATTGAAAATGTGACAAGTCCGTTAAGATCAGGGTATGCAGCAGGATTGACTTATCAATATCAGTCTATCATTTTTGATGATTGTCAAATAGGACATTATCGTGGTGCATCTGCAATTATGTTTGATGCAAGTATGATTTCGGCAATCAATAAATTATCTTTATCTGATGTTAATTATAAGTATGGTACAACTGAAAACGAGGTACAAACTGCAAATAATCAATACTTTGGTTTAACGAATAGTGGTAACACTCTCGATATTGGTTCAACGACATATATTAAGCCTAATCATATGCTGTACACCAATAATCTTACAGACGATTATAATAAATTGTTTAGAATGTATGACTTGTTAGATAGCGACTTTGGTGCGCCAAAAGCTAATATATCAGATGTGTTAGAGGATGCTCCAAATATTTTATCGTGTACTAATGGTACATACACAAGCAAAACCAATACTAACTTTAGTGTCGTAGCAACAGACAATACATTGAGTATTAAATGCGATACAGCATACACAAGTGGCAAATCTTTCGTCTATGTTAAGCTTGATTCATTGGAATTGAAAGGCGGTACATATAATTTCTATATAGATAATATTACACCAGTTTCATCAGATGTGACAATTACTTTCGCAGATTCGTCTTATAACATAATTGATACATCTCTGGAGTTAGCGTTAAACAAGACTTCCAAGTCACTGATTGTAGATGGTGTAACTAAACCTATTACATATTTACGAGTGAAGCTTGCAGCGAACAAAACAATTGATATGCAATGCACTGTATCTCTTGCTAATCGCAATAAAGTCTTAAAAGGCAATCTTGAGGCAAGAGTTGCAGCACTTGAAAAAATAATACAAACAAAGGAGTAATAATCAATGTGGTGATTGAATGAGTAATGAAATAATTGAAATCATTAAGACTATTAGTGTATGTTTTGGTTGTGCTACTGCTATATTAACAGTGTTGACTGCTATCGTCACTCCTCTACGCCGTAAAATAATCGGTTGGGTGCGAAATACAAACAACACTAATGACACAATAGAGAAACTGAACAAAATTGAAGAAATGTTAGAGTCTCACATTTCTCTTGATACAGAGAAGTGGGATATGTCGGTTAAGTTGGCTGAAGCAGTGAAGGCAGGTTTGAGAAATAGTATCTTAGAGTTGTGTGACAAGTGCATTGCAAAAAATAGTATCACCTCGATACAAAAGCTCAATTTGATTGACCTGTATAAAGAGTATCACAATCTCGGAGGAGACACATATTGTACTGATAGATATAAACTGGCATTACATTTGCCAGAAAAGAATATTTAAGGAGTTGGTTATATGATTAACTGGACAGTAAGATTTAAAAATAAAACATTTTGGCTTGCACTTATTCCTGCGGCACTTCTGTTTATTCAGGCAGTAGCTAAAGTATTTGGGTTTGAGCTTGATTTTGGTGAACTTGGCAACAACCTTACGGCGGTAGTGAATACCATATTTGCTTTGCTTGCAGTGCTTGGTGTTGTGGTCGATCCTACAACTAAGGGTACATCAGATAGTGAACAGGCTATGACTTATGGTGAGCCTAAGTAATTAAATACAATACATAAAATTAGCACTCATCTCTTAATTGAGGTGGGTGCTTTGTAATTTAAAACAGACGAAAGCGAGGAATAATTATGAGTAACTCAAGGCTTGTAAATTACACAAAATTAAGCCCAAACCACAGCGGTAAACGCACACACAGTATTGACCGCATTACTCCGCATTGTGTAGTCGGTCAGTGTTCAGTCGAAACCCTCGGTAATATCTTTATGAACACAGCTTGTGATGCAAGCTGTAACTACGGAATCGGCTATGACGGCAGAGTGTTGCTCTGCGTTGATGAAGGTAATCGTTCTTGGTGTAGTTCGTCAAATGCAAATGACCAGAGGGCGGTAACAATTGAATGTGCAAGTGACACAACCGCACCGTACACGATGAATAGCAAAGTATACAACAAACTTGTTGACTTATGTGTTGACATTTGCAAGCGAAACGGCAAAACTAAATTGCTTTGGTTTGGCAATGAGAGCAAGACGCTAAATTATTCGCCAAAGTCGAATGAAATGGTTTTAACTGTACATAGATGGTTTGCAAATAAATCCTGTCCGGGCGATTGGCTTTACAACCGTCTTGGCAATCTTGCAAAAACAGTAACTGCAAAACTTGGTGGTAAAACAACAGATACGGAGGAAGAAGAAATGATTAAATACGGTTTACATAACACAGCTATACTTGCGTTCAAAAAGCAGTTGATTACGCTCTATAATATGGGCATCATCAAGACAAAGGTTGACAACTCGGACGGTTTCGGAGATGGTACTCTGAAGGCGGTCAAAGAGGCACAGAAGGCAGGTAAGGTCACAGTTGATGGCATTGTAGGCGAAAAGACAATCAATGCTATCTATCATCTTATCAATGACGGTATTCGAGCAAAAGACAACAAAATTGCCAATGCTAAAAAAGCTCTTGGATAACATACCAAAAGATAACACATAAGTTTGTACTGTGACACTTTAGGGTACATAGTCTTGGTATTCCTGTAATGTTTTTCGAGCTTGTGGGACATAATATATTAGTGATCGCCCTGTGATAATCTGAGGACTCATAGGCAATTACGACATTTAGTGTCAGCCCATAATGCTATAATAATATTGTAGCGATGTTGTTTAAAGGGTTTCGAGGTTTACTTTGGAACTCGCTAATATAGTTTAAAGTGGACTTGGATTTATTCAAATCCTCGTTCTTGGGCAGATTTGTATAGTGGTAACATCTACCTTTAGATGTCAGGAATGCGAACGCAACTACCTTTCTGTAGAATACAGATAAAATGGCTTAGATTCTTGGTCGTAGCACGATGCCAGCGACTCAAAATAATTGGACAGCGAGCGAAGATAAGACTATGGTTGACCAACATAGAGGAAGATGAAGAGGTGGGTTGGTTTATGGCGTACCAATGGTCATAAACGCCAATTTTGTTTTTTAGAAAGGGTGTTAAAAATGTCAGTGCTTGCAGTACCGATAAGTCAGCCTTTTGAGGTAGATAAAAATAAAGTTAAGGATTTTGACAGTCAGTTTCATCATAAAAAGCAATGGATATTAGATAGGCTGTCTAAGTATAAAAAAGAAATCAAATGTAATTAAAATAATCCTTTTAAATGTTTTTCGCCCACCACTGGCGACTAATAAGTGACTGGCTCGATAAATATGTTTCGCATCCGACCAGCGAATAATAAATCGGTTGAATTTTAATCAAGTTAAAAATTGGTAACAAATGTACATTTGATGACTAAATATAGGTAGACTTTTAGTACGCTTAGGGAGTACTATGTAGGTACAAGGAAAGGTGTATATTGTCGTACACATTCACATATCATATTAGTACCATTATTAAGGTGTGTGTGTTATGTGTTTTTCCTTTAGAAAAAAGAATAAGAAAGGGAGTAACGATATGGCAGTTATGCAAAAACCAAGACAGGCATTCATCCTTGACAGCAAGAAAGCTAATGATTTTTTTAGCATTAAGTCATCTAAGGAGCATAATAAAATCATTGAGAAGAGAGCACAGTCGTTGCGAAAAATTCTTAAAGATGAAACTAAGAAGAAGTAAAAAGTTTGCCAAAGAAGAGTTGTTTAGTTTAAAAAGATTAAATGGTAAAACTTATGAGTATTGTAAAAATTTTAATTGTGGTAACGATTATTTAAACCAGTATGCAATAGATACTTCTACAGATATTACAGATGCTGTGAGCTTTATGTATGTCGATAACAAAACAAATAAAGCCGCATGTATTTATTCATTGTCTTGTTCAAGTATTATACATAACAGTGGTGACAACTTATCTCTTATTCCTGCTGTTGAAATAAAAATGTTCGCATTAGATGTGGCGTATCAACATAGGGATTACTCTGATGATCCAGAGGATGGAACTTATGGAGATGTATTTTTATCGTTTATAATTTCGACAATTAGAGATTTCAGCGAATCGCAATGTGGATGCGATTATGTGGTGTTGTACTCTATGCCACAAGCAGAAAGTTTTTACAAAAGGAACTTCTTTGAAAAGTTTGAAAGATATATGCAACCAGACAAATCAATTATTAATACAGACTGTGTTCCTATGTTTCATAGACTATAAGACAAAATAAGGTATCAAAAACCATTAGGTTTTGTATTGAGAGGGTTAATGACTTTCCCATAGTTTTTAAATTTTTAGGGGTAACTCGATTTGAGTTACCCCTATTTTTTTGCATTTTATTTCACAAAATCCAACGAACCAACTGCTTCAATTTTTTCCGCCTGAATAATATGAATGTAGGTGTTGTAGGTTATCGTAGTGTCTGCGTGTCCTAATAATTGACTAATTATTTCTATATCCACATGGTTACGAAATAACTGTGTGGCAAAGGTGTGACGCAATGAATGAACACTGTACGAGGTGCTTATACCCGCCCGTTTAAGCATATATTTTAAACTTCTGTTTAAATTAGATGAACTATTAGGATTTCCATTCTCGTTAGCACATACCAACTCGTATTTTTTATTGCAATCCCATAAACCTTTTAAAGCTCTTTGAGCTTCTTTGTTTAATGGAATAATTCTTGTACTGCGTGTTGTCTTTGGAGAATGTTGCAATACCATTGTAGTTGCATAAGGTTTTTTGGTTCGAGGATTGATATTATTTTTATCCCGATTTAATACTGTAACATAACTCTTATTAACAGTAATTGTGTGGTTTTGAAAGTCAACATCATCCCAAGTTAAAGCTGTTGCCTCTCCAAATCTTAAGCCAGTATTGAGCAAAAATACAATAAATTCTCCTCTGGAGTATATTTTTGTTCCATTAGGATGTGTTTTATACGCCAGCTCGGTTAATTTCTTTACTTCTTCCTCGCTTAATGCTGAAACCTGTTTAGTATCCACCTCAGCTTTCAATGATGCTGGCAATTTCACATTAAGTGCTGGGTTTATTGTTACTTCATTATTTTGCATCCCTAAGCGATATTTTTGTGCTATTGTTGTTTTTACTTTATCTATTTGGGATAAAGAATACCCCTGTTTCACCATTTTGTTTATAAGGGCTTGAACATCTTTAGATGTCAACTGGTTAATTTGTATATAACCAAAATTTGGAATAATAAATTTATTGATCGTTCTTTCTTTTGCATCAAAACTTTTCGGTTTTAAGGTATATTTCAATTCCTTGTACAACCATTCTGAAAACCAATCCTTAATTGATTTAGCTAATATGATATTGCCATCGTTTTTAACAAACTCTTCACTTTTCTCTCTTAGTTTTTTCTTTGCTTCTTGCTGTGTTTTTCCGTAGACGGTAATGCGCTTTGGTTTACCGTCAGCTTTATATCCGTACTGAATTGAACCCATCCATCTTCCGTCTTTTCGTAGGGTAATTGAACCTGCTCCGTTGTCTCTTCTGGTACGAACTGGTTGATTTGTGTTTTTGTCATTTTTTGTGTTTTTCATAAATTGACCTCCGATTTTGTGTTTTGAAAACTGTTGTCAGAGAATTTTGAAATTTTGACAACAGTTTTGACAACAGTTTATTTGGTATTACTTGGTACTACTTGGTAAAACAAGTAGGTTTTTGCCACGCTTGGAACGAGGCTATGTATAATGACAAAAACAAGAAAACCCTCAAAAAGCCACTATTTAAGCCACTTTTCAAGGGTTTCCTAATTTGTTAGGTTGGCGCGCCAAAAGGGACTCGAACCCCTGACCTACTGCTTAGAAGGCAGTTGCTCTATCCAGCTGAGCTATTGGCGCAT